GCACCCTTGTTCACAAGGCTTTACCAAACGACATAGGCAAGCCAATTATAAGAGTTACCTACAATACTGCTGTGCCCGACGTATACGAGGCAATGTGCTACGCGTTTAAGGACAAAGCATTTTTAGATTTCAAGCCTATTATGGACGAATCTGAAATGGAGATAAAAGCTGTTGACGACCCTATTAAAGTCGCCGTCAGCTCAGTAGACAGCATATTCTGCGAATCCGTAGCCTCATGTTTTCCAGACAAACACAGAGGTGTGTCAGACATTATAAGGATGTGGAGATCCTCTTCTGTAGACGAACTTAGAAAGGAAATATCTCTAATATCCGATGAAGTAAAACAGCAAGACAAACTCTAGGAGAACTTATGAAGATTGAAAGATTAAGGCTAAAAAACTTCTGTCAGCATCAAGAATTAGACTGGTCCATACCTAATGGCATAGTGGCAATAAGCGGCCCTAACGGCTCAGGAAAATCAAATGCTATCAAGGCCATATACTCGGCTCTGACGGGAGACTTCAGAAGAAACGAAGGGGTTATGCTTGATAACATAAGCAAAACTTGCTCAGAGAAAGACGATAGCTTTATAGAACTAACATTTTCAAATAATGGAGACGTCTCCACTATACTTAGATCGCTAAGGCCTAATAAAAAATCATTATCAATAAACGGCTCAAAACCTATAACTTCTGATAAAGAAATAAAAGTTGCCATAGAAGGCCTAATAGGTATTAGCCCGGACATTCTAAACGATTATATATTTGTTGATCAGTGGAAGATGTTCGAGGTGTTCACAGCCACAAAGTCTGACAGGCTGTCAGCCCTTCAATCCCTCTATGGGCTCAGCAAGGCTGAACTGTGCTATGACGAGATAGGTAAATCAATTACAAAAATAAATATACCAATCTTCTCAGAATCAATAAGCGATGTTGAAACGGGTATAAGAGAAAGAAAGCTGCTGCTGGATTCTCTTAACACAAAACTTGTAGGCCTAATGGCTTTAAAGAGAGACGATAGCGGCCTTGTAACAGAGCTAGCAATCGTTGACAAAGTCATAAAAAATAACACCTCTATTCAAGTTCTTATTAAAGGAATAAGCGACGCTGAGGCTTCTATAAAAGTACTCAATGATAATGCCAGCAAAGCTTTACAAGACCTAGGTATAGTTTTTGACGCCTCTACAGGCCCCAATATTGACGTACTGGTGGCAGAGTACGGGTCTTACTCTGCTCTTATAGATGTCATAAATAACAACATATCACTTGTATCAGAGTGGAAATTTTATGACGACGCTATAGCCAGGAAAAAAATAGTAGAGTCAAACATAGAAACTGCTATTAAGAATCTTGAATCCCTAGGCGAAGGACCTGCAAAGCCTTCCACCTATATCGAAGCAGTTGGAGCCAATTTTAATAACTACAATAGTAAACTAGGATCCCACGAGGCAAAGAAAGCCTGCATAAAAGAGTTATTAACCAATAAACAGTGCCCTGTATGTCAATCTACAGGAAACAGTCTTGATAAGGCTGTATCTCTTCTTCAGAGCTCTGTGGATGAGGAAAGCAAAGAGATTGACTTACTAAAGGCAGCTTTTGCCGATAGTAGAAAATTTGATAAAGAGTACGCTGACTACTTATCCTCAAAAACAAAACTAGACACTGTTATTGCCGGTTTAAATGCGTCATTGTCTGATATAAATTCAAAGCTAACCGACCCTCCGTCAGTATCAAGTGATGACTGCAAGGTGGCCTTGGATAAAGCCCAGTCTACAAAATCCAAGTACGATACTGCTTCTTTAATTATAAATGAACTAAATAAGACTATTAACTTTGAACGGGGCCGTCTTGATATATTCAGGCGTAATAAAGAAACAATTGAAAAGGATATTACTGATACCGGTCTAGAGGCTTCTAACGAGGAATTAATAAGTTTTAAAGAAGAGCTTACTAATTTGATTAATGTAGTGAGAAGCAATAACAACGAGATAATAAGAACTGAGGAGGCTATAAAAGGATGCTCAGATACAATAGAAATTCTTGAGACAAGAAGAACAAAAATAGCAGAAGGTCTTATGGAAGCTAAGACAAACATGGAGGTAAAAAATTACCTAGAATCACTTAAAGAGTTGATGCATAAATCTAACCTTCCTAAAAAGGTTGCCTTTAATTACCTTAAACAAACTGTTGCAAAAATGAACAGCTATCTTGAAGACTTTAATGCGCCGTTTAGGGTATACTCAGATAGTGAGCTTATGTTTTGGGCTAAGTTCAGTGACGGACGAGACCTGCCCGCAGCCAGGCTTTCAGGCGGTGAAAAAGTAGTGCTAGCTCTGGCCTTTAGGCTTGCAGTACAGTTTGGAATAGCATCAGGAGTAAATCTTTTGGTACTAGACGAACCAACTGTTGGCCTGGACGATGATAATATAGAATGCCTTGAGATGGCATTTAACAGGCTAAGAGCCATGTCACAATCGTCTGGCTTGCAGGTTCTTATAGTTAGTCATGAAAAAGCCATTGAAAGAATGTGCGATCATACTATATCACTATATAGGTGATTAATGGCAAAGATAATAGACAGCTCGTACTTAAAGATTACAGCCGATGAGGCCGGTAATGTTTGGGCTATTGATGGAGATAAACTTCCAAAAATAACCAGCGATAGTACGGGAGAATTCGTAGACGCTTTAAAATCGAGCGGCAGGTTTAAGCTGGTAAGAGTACTTGCCGCTCCGATTAACCATAAAATAATACCGTTACTGTACGATGCTAAAGCTGAAGGCTGTATAGACTCACTGCAGCTAGCGTCGCCTATCATGCATCAAAAGAGCAGGCCTGAAAGTTCTTTGATAAGAATGAGGCTGTGCACGCTGCCTCCTTCACTCGGAGGATGGCATGAAATGACATATGACGAGTCACTAGTCTATAAAATGTCAAACTTATCAGAGTCCGCTCTTAACATTGAACCTAAGTTTAAAAAGAATGGATGCCTGTCAGTCAGTACTTTAAAAAAGCTAAAAGATATTGATGACAGTATAGAAGCCCTTATTGTTAAGCATCCTATATTCAAATATATGTCATTCATCGATGACATAAGGCCACATATTCTTGGATCGTTAATCGGAAAAATATGCGACCCCAGATGGTTTGTAGACCCCAACAGGCCCGACAGGTTATCAAAACTTTTCTCGTGGGTAGGCCTATGTGGAAACGTAGGTACAGTCGATAAAGACAGAAGAAGAATAGAAGCCCTTATATGCTGGGCCGGAACCGAGATGTATGGCTTCAATAGTTACAAGAATAGTTCTGAGCTATTAAGTAATAAAATAGCTGACCCAGGTTGTTTTATACTTAAATACGCTTGTGATAAATGGGGAATGGACTTTAACAAGTGGCCAATTGAAACAATAACAAAGTATTTCATAAAGTTTCTTAGGCTAGCCTGGCTTGATTGTATTTATCCTTATCCAAACCCATGGATGGAAAGGCTTTTTGACTATTCTTATTTTTTCAAAAACAGAGAAGATCTTAAAGCATTTACTAGTTTTATAAAAAAGTAGTAAATGTAAAAGGTTTGGTTAAAACGGTTTAAAACTTTTATGAACAAATATTTTTAACCACGTTGACTAACGTTCTTAGTCGAAATAGAATGCTCAAACGAGATCAAAAAAATTCCCCAACCGACGGCAATCAGTTGGGGATATTTCACACCGCAGGTGGTGGCGGTGCAGCAATCGCTGCATTAAGTCTATAATTATTCCCACCTAAGTCAATAGATTGCCATTACCATTTCAATACTTATTATTGGAAGGATGCGACATGGAGGTAAACTTTACTATAGGCAACTCCTTGCTACAGGTATCTTCGCCAACCGGTGAGCTGCCATTAGACATAAAGAAAAGACTAGAAAGCAGGCTGTGCTATACTCATGTGTCATTTAACCATGCTGGGTTTAGAAAAAGCGGAAATTTTTCGTCCGAAGTTAGAACAGTATTTAAGTACGACCAAAAAAATAATCTTGTATGTCCAAGAGGTTTTACGCCAAGGCTAATTCACGAGTTTAAATCCTCCGGTATCTCTGTCAACGTTACAGACCTCGATAAGGATTACCACAACAGCGCAGCATTTGCTGTAGACATAGATAAGCTGACTTCTGTGATAACCCTTAGAGACGGACAGGACGACTGCCTGGCTGCAATAATGTCAAACAGGGACGGGCTTATAGTTGCCCCAACCGGATTTGGCAAATCATTCATGTTCTCTGCCATATGCCTGGCGTACCCAAACGCAAAAATACACATAGTAACCAGAAGAGTAGACGTCATGAAAAGACTCTACACTTCACTGGCAAAGGTTGTACCAACTATTGGCATGGTAGGTAGCGGCAGTAACAGATGGGGCAGGGTAACAGTTATAACTGCCGACAGCATGCATAAGATAAGCCACTCCGGGGATGGATGCGCTGATATACTTCTATACGATGAGGCGCATGAAGCTGTTGCACCTTCGTATCAAGCCGAAATAGGCAAGTACCTGAAGACTAGAAAGTTTGGTTTTACAGCGTCTCCAGACGGAAGAATGGACGGTGCTCATTTTTTGTTAGAAGCAATCTTTGGCCAAAGAATATTTGAAATGTCATACGGTACTGCGGTGGATTCTAACCTGGTTGTTCCAATAAGAGTCGAGTGGATACAGGTTGATTGTGTAAACCCTTGCGGAGATCTTTCAGGTGTTCCAAAAGAAAGATGGGGCATATGGCGCAATGAGGATAGGAATAACGCCATAGCGGCCAAGGCCAGAGAATTTGGCGACGATGAACAAGTCCTTATCATGGTCAAATCAGTTGAACACGCTGTATATCTTAAACAAGCCCTTCCAGAGTTTTCTTTGTGCTATGACACAATGGACACAGTTGACTATGAGCGGTACGTAAAGAAAGGGCTGATTGACCCAGCCACGGAACCATTAATGTCACCAGCCAGAAGGGAAGGTATGAGGCTTGGTTTTGAAAAAGGATCTATAAAAAAAGTAATAAGCACAGACGTGTGGAGCACAGGAGTAGACTTTGCCCAGTTATCGGTGCTTATAAGGGCAGACGCCAGATCAAGCAAGATTGTCGATATTCAGGCGCCAGGTAGAGTGGCCAGAAAACACGACGAATCCGGCAAGAACCACGGTCTTGTAATAGATTGCATGGACAACTTTGATTTCTCATTCTTAAACAGAAGTAGAAGTCGAAGAATGTCGTATAAAAAGATGGGCTGGAAAGAAGTACCTCCTACATCCAATAAAAAACCTCTTGAATCAATTGAAGGTATTGAAGTTATGGAAGAAGCGTTTGATGACTAATATAGAGATGCTATCAGCCGAATCCAGAAGAGTTTACTGTGCCTTTATGAACAGGTACAACAAACTTCACAATGGCTTTATTTGTGATTATGGCGCCAGGCATCTTCCGCACTACGACGGCACGTCAACGGAAAAGCCTAAATACGGTAAAGCCATAACACATAAAAGCGGTAAAGACTATAAGCCTGTATGGCCCAAAATAGCCAAGTCAGCTGAGTCTTCCGGGCTTTTAGTCATAGAACTTATAAGGGCACAGTTTGATGCCTCGATAGGAGGCCCTCCTTCTGCTAACTCTTGTCATGGGCCTAGAGCTATCAAGCTAGCCTTAGAAAGAAAAACCGACATAGTCCAGGAATACTCAAATCTATTTAACTCGTATAAAAAAATAATAGATATGAGCGTGACTAGTTACGGCAAATTCATAGACTCAAAACAAGCGTATGTAGACATAGTGCTTTTAAGCAAAGTACCAGACATATGCAAAGTAAACATACTTTTAATGATGCAGCTGGAAGATCTTATTCCAGACAACGTGATGATGGAGGCCATAGAAGAATATTCACTTAGGCCTGACATATATGACGCAGCCTGGGGCGGGGCTTTACACAGCACCTTTGTCATAAACGCGTCAATGAGAATAAAAACTAGCAGAGTACAGCTGGGCATATATACAGATAAATTAATTTTGTAACAAGGAGGTATCATGGCAGGGCGCATAAAAGACAACGAGCTGTCGAAGGCGGCAGCTTATAGACTGGACGCCGATTCAATAGATTTTATGGTCAAGCATTACATAAGCGACGACGAGCTTGTCACAGAGTGCTCAGGTCTGATAAAGGACAAGTATTTCTCCGAGGACGAGAAGCATTACATGCTTATCGTAAAATGCGTAAGAATGTACAGGGTAGACTTCGGCGATAGGCCTAATCAAGAAGCCCTAAAACTTATGGTAAACGATGATGATTATGTCAGAAATAATTATCAGATGTCTAATCAGATGAGCCTTAAAGACGCCTGCTATTCAATAATTAATTCCATGAATGAATATTCATTAGGAGAGGTAGAGAAGAACAGGAATCTTTGCAGGGATATTATAAAAAGATTTTTAATTGAAAGAGGGTTTCACGACGCCATATATAACAACATAGCAACAATAAATTCTTCTCAAAGTGTAATTAAAGAACCATCAAAGTTTGTAGAGGATATAACCAACGTATTAAGTGAAATACAAACCGTAGAGTCGTCAGCCGTATTCAGTGTCGTACCTGATGTATGGAAGCCAAATATAGTAATAGGTGATTCTATTGGAATACCTTATCTAGACATGTTTATGACTGGCGGCGTTAGAGCCGGGGACGTATACGGAGTTCTAGGCGGCTTTGGTACTGGTAAGACATGGATAGGCATCAGCATAGTGACCAGCTTCTGTAAGCAGGAAAACTACAGAAGAATAAAGTCCGCTACATCAGGAGAGGAGTATAAGCCAAAGATGGGCGTCTTGGTTCATTACGAGGACAGCCTTGACAGCATAAGGTTTAGACTTCTGGCTAGCATGGCGGAAATACCTGTAAAGCATATAATTGAGCACGTCACATCGAATGCGCCGCTCTCCACAAGAGACAGCTATAGGGACTACGAGATAAAGAAATATGAGTCTATAAGTGATTCTTTCCTAAAGAAACCAGAAGTTGAAAGATTTAATGAAGCCAAGGAGCTTCTGTCCAAGCACTGCAGAATAATATCCCTTAATGGCGAAAATCCAAGGCATAAAGGCAAGGGGTATATAGACGAGCTTTCGGCCCAGATTAATCATTGCATGAAGTCATCAAAGGCTGATCTTGGTGTCTTGGTTCTTGATTACGCCAAGCTTATGGCTGAAAGACACATGAACGGAACTGATTTTAATAACCTTAGGCACTATATTAGGGCTATTCCCGAAAAGATATCTCTAGAAATTTGTAACAAATACAAGTGCCACGCCTTCATACTACAGCAGCTCAGCGGAGCCGCTACAAAAATAAAACCTGGAGTCCCTATTCACCATTCTGAAGCCTCTGAGTGTAAAGACTTTGCCGAAAACTGTCACAGGGTATTCTGCCTTGGCAGCAAACATCCAACCAGCGGTGTGCAAAGATTTGATGCCTCAAAGCTTAGAAATGATGAGTTTAAATCCAAAAACCATGCGGTCATAAGGTTTGACAGCCATACCTGTAACTTTGAAATAGATAATAGCTGGGTAATAGACGACCACGACGGGTTTGCTCCGGCTGGAATAGCTGGCGCCTCCATTGGAGTGGCCCCTACCAGAAAAAGCAGTCATAGTCTTTCATCATTTGACGACGAATAAGAAAGGTTAGTTATGTACATGTCAGTTAACAAAGATGACGTATTATGCCCTGAACTATACTTTAAATTAAAAAAATTATTTAAAAGTGTTCTAGTAGCCAATAGAGGAGTTCAAATGGTTACCAGAGTTGACAGCTCTGGAAGAGAAACTCCAGTCGTAAGCGGAGAGCATTATAGAGTCTGCTGCCCGTGGTGCAATGACACTAGGCATAGGCTTTATATAAATCATAGATGGTTTGAAAACAGGTTTATGGCAAATTGCTTTAACGAGACAGCCTGCACAAAAGGCGACGTAGGTAAGAGCAGACTAGATCAGCTTCACGTTTGGCTTTTTGGAACTACGGCCAGGCTGTCTTTGCCGGTTAAAAAAGTTAGAGCGGGCGAAGCGGATGCTATTGAAAATAGAGAGTTCGTTACTCCGCTAGCCTGCGTTAACTTAAGTTCTTTGCCTGAATCTCACGATGCCATACAATATTTAAAATCAAGAGGATACAACCCGTCTGTTTTAGAGAAGTACCTAGGAGTTGGTTGGATAACTGACCAGGGCATACCTATATTAAAAGAACGCCTGTATATACCAATATATCAGGCTGGAAAGTTAATGGGTTACCAGGCCAGAATAATAAAATCCGACCCTGATAAGTCTAAACAGAAGTATATAAACCCTTCTGGAATGAGAAAGTCTACCCTGCTGTATAACATAGATAACGCCGTTAATCATGGCGTTCTTGTCGTATGCGAAGGCCCAGCAGATGTTTGGTCAATAGGCCCGGCAGGAGTTGCCATATTTGGCAGTGACTGCAGCCACAGCCAGCTATCAACAATAGGTAAATTCTTTAACGGAAAGCCAATAGCAGTGGCCTTGGACGCCGATGCCAGCGAAAAAGCTGATAGCCTAGTTGTAAAAATACAACAGGTTGCCCCTAGGTCATTTGTTACTAAGATTAAAATGACTGGAGACGAGGATCCAGGCTCTCTTAAAAAAGAATTGTGGAGTCGTCTCCACTATAACCTTGAATCAGCAGGAATAAAAACCACATCAGATTATCTTACGGAGTGGCCAGATGCATGATCTTACTTTTAATAATTTCATACTTAAGATAGAAAAGGCCGGACCATTAAAGGACTGGCCTTTTATTTATACAAGTGAACATAAAGGCCTGTTCCCTAAAACAGGACCTGATTTTAGCCAAATGGCTGAGCTATTAGCAAATCCGTCTAGATCCGGCGAAAGAGACGAGATGATGGTTGATGCCTATCTTGACTTCCTATATTTTCGCACCCTATATGACAACACTTTTATGCTTCCTGTGATGTTTAATGGAAACATACTGGAAGCAAGAATGGTGCCTGGCGCGTGCTGGCTTACAAATTCCAAGCCTGGGCCGTTTAGAAAGTTTAAATACATGGTCATAGGAAAAGCCCCTATCGACCAGGATATAAATGCCGGACGTATAAATTACGGTATTAATGGAGATTACTTGTGGAGCCTGCTTGAACAGCACGGCTTTGATAAGGCAGACTTCTACCTTACAAATGTAATAAAGCATAAGACCCTTGACCCGTCTTCAAACGGACTAAAATCGGTATGGGTAAATAATTGCTCTCCAATACTAAAACTAGAGCTTATGCTAGCTAAGCCTGACTTCATTCTACTGACAGGGGATGAAGCTCTTAAAGCTGTTGCCGGCAGGGATAAAAAACTATCAGACGCCGTCGGTAAAGTATTTGATATAGAGATTCCTTGTATCGACGGAACAACCCATGTGGCTAAAGCAGTAGCTGCTGTTAACCCGTCATATGTTCTTAGATATCCTGAACACTCTGACAGGTTGTCCTCCTCAATAGAGCACTTTGCAGCGCTTTGCAACGGAAGAGAGTTTCTATCTAACGAAACAGACATATCTCACATGGATATAAGGTCAGACGCCGAGCTAGCCTTAATAGCCGAAGAAATACTAAATGAACCTAACCCTGTAATAGCAATAGATTTAGAATGGAATGGAGAATGGCCTACAGAAAAAAATGCCTACGTCAGAACTCTTCAACTTTCTTGGAAGCCAAAGGTAGCCTGCAGTATTGTTGTTAATAAAGCTGGAGGCGGAGTAGTGTTTGGTGGCGGCATGGATAGGCTTAAGGAAATACTTAATCAGATATTCTTTCCAAAAGATGGAAGAAAGGTAAGGGTAGTAGGACACTATCTAACAGCAGATTTACCATGGATGAAGTCGCTTGGAGTGGATCTTACTTCAATATTTGAAGCTCCAAATGACGATGACTTCTCTACTGTTATTTCTGATGACGATATGGCGGCGTTTAAATTTGGTTTTGAAAAGACCAAGTTTGAGGGCGGCTTCGACACTCTGCTTGCGGCGCATGCTGTAAACGAGACCGATGTGTTCAACCTAGAAGAACAGGCTGTACGTTACTGCAACGTGCCAAGATGGGAAGGCCCTGTAACCGAATGGCGTAAAAAGCACTGCAAAGAGAAAGGAATTAAAGACTCTGCTCTTGAAGGTTATGGAGAATGCCCTGACGAGGTTATTATACCTTACGGCTGCTATGATGCCGATGTGACTAGAAGATTATATGACTTTTACAACGGCATAGGAGATCAGCCAGGCAAGCTGGACAAAGATAAGTACGGAAATAACTGTAGACTTCCTTTCTGGTTATCTATGAGAGCGTACCCAGCGTTCATAGAGATGAGACAGAAGGGAATACTAATAGACCAAGCCAGAGTAAGCGAACTAACAGAGCTTTATGATACTTTGCATGAAAGCTTGTTAGATAAGCTCAGAGCTATGATAAAATGGCCGGACTTCAACGCGTCTAGCACATTTCATAAAAGAGAGTTGCTGTTTGGTGAAAAGTATTCAGGTAAAAGAGACGCCTCTGGGGCGTCTATCAGACTAAGACCTGAAGAGGCTGTTTCCCTGAATATACAGCCGTATAAAAGCACTGGAACAGGCTCAAAGGGAAAGCTCTGGTCTGAGCTTGTAGGCAGAGGAATAGATCATTTATATTCCCCAGCCACCGATAAAGAATCTCTAACCATACTGTCTGACGGAAACCCAGTTGTGTCAGCCCTAAGGGATGTCAGGGCACTGCACTACCTTAAGACAACCGTGCTTAGGCCGCCTGAGTGCGATAAAGACGGGATGGAGATGGTCGATGACGACGGCGACCTTGTATACGAAAAAGGTCTGCTGTCCTATATACATTCTGATAACAGAGTCAGGTCAATGTTCTCGCAGACCAAAGAAACTGGAAGGGCGTCTTCTTCCAGGCCCAATATGCAGAACCTTGGCAAGACTATAGAAGACAGATACAAGGCTATATTTTCTGCTCACGGTCCAAGTTTGTCCCTTGAATACTCTTATCCTCTCAGATCTGCTATAAGCGCAAGACCTGGGCATGTTCTTGTCGAGGCTGATTATACAGGTGCAGAACTGGCTATTATGGCCTGGCAATCAGGCGATAAGAACATGATTAACCATGTCATGAGAGCCAATCTTCCAGAGTCTGATCCTGACTATTACGACATCCATAGCAATGTTGCTGTTAATACCTTTAAGCTCTCCTGCCCGCCAACCAAGAAAGGATTAAAAGAGGCAGGCAAGTCCGGCTTGAGAACAGCAGCCAAGGCTGTGGTATTTGGATACGCTTACGGCCAAGGAGCGGAGTCTACAGCCAGAAAAGCAAAACAAGAAGGCGTTGAGATATCTGTCAATGAAGCTCAAGATTTAATAAATGGTCTAGTCGCCATGTATCCTGCGCTACCAGTATATTTTCAAGAATGTAAATCAAGGGTAAAGACCCCAGGCTGGGTATGTAATGCGTTTGGAAGATACAGGAGGTTTGCTCCTACTACGGATAGGTCGGTAATTGCTGAGTATGAAAGACAAAGCATGAACTTCCCTATTCAGTCCTGCGTTGCTGACGCAATGTCTAGGGCTCTTGACCATATTTACGAGTATAGAAAATCTGCTCCATCAGGTATGTGGTATGACATAATATTGCAGGTACACGACGCTGTAATATTAGAAGTACCTTATGAGTGCGTGTCTTGGGTGGTAGAAAACGTATTACCCTCTTGCATGAGCAATAAAGTTGATATATATTCATGCCACTTGGACGGTACACGTAGGAGTGGAGATAGCGGTCCTTACAATCTTGGAATAGCCACTGAAGTTTTTACAAAGTGGTCAATCCCATTGACTAAAGAAGACTGCAAATCCATGGGTATACCTGAAAAGTTTGCGCAGCATTAATATCTTTTCACTTAAGGCACCGGAGGCCATCATGAAACATTGGGTTCAAGTCGTAAAGAAAGACAAAAAATTTAATATAAGAACTAGGAACATGCCTCCAGTAGAGTATTTGGAAGAATGCTTTATTTACGACAAAACATCGCCTTCGTGCCTTAGGTGGAAAAAAAGACCAAGTCATCATTTCTCTAATAGCAAAACGTCTCAGGCTTGGAACACAGAAAATGCCGGTAAGCCGGCTGGAAGTCTTAGAACTTCTGGTGAAAGCGCCACAATTGACAGGTACTGCTACCAAGTTTATTTAACCGTAAACAAGGTACCTATGCGGCTTTTTTCAAGCAGAATAGTTTACATGTTGCATAACAGTAAAGCTGACATAGCGAATAAATTTATAGACCATAAAGACAATAACTCACTAAACGATAATATAGAAAACCTAAGACCTGTAGATCCTTGGCAAAACGCATTAAATAGAAAGTTCTATAAACACTACTATCCAGGCATAAAGATTGAAAAATTAAAAAGTTCAAGAAGCCGCTACAGGGCCAGCATTCAGTTTCGTACTAACGATGACGATGTTGTCGACACTAGATTTAAAAGCAGCTTAAAGATCGAAGAAGCTTACTTAGAGCGTTGGAAGTTTATTTTAAGCAATAAAGATTTTAGAGAAAGCGCCCTTGAGTATCTTTCAGATAAAGAAAGATCTGGGGGATATGCTAAAGAGGCTTTAAAGGCTCTTGGCTCAGACATCGATCCTTTTCTAATATCTTTATAATTTACGTTGACCCGTTAGCTGAATGCCATATCATAATCAATGATTCTAAGCCTTGCTGCCCGTCACTCGTTGTGGCGGGCTTTTTATTTATACATGCTTGCCGAGAGGCGCGTGTATAAGTATCTTATTACTGACTATAGTTTTGCGTGCGGCCCGTCACTTGTTGTGGCGGGCTTTTGTTTTCAAAGGGTATGATTACCTTGAAGCAAAGCAGAAAGGAATACAATGAGTAAGAAATCCGTTAGTGTTGGGGTAATTAAGGCGCAAGAAAGCGAATGTAGCAAAGATTCAATGATTATAGCTGGCTCCGTGTGTAAGTTCTTTACACATCCAAACGATGACAGTGAATACAGCGCTGCCTGTTGCAGGTACCTGGATTGTAGAGATTTGGTAAGAGTCAAAATTAATGATGGGTACGAGTTGGTATTTGCCAGCAGTGCTCATAAGGAGCTAGAGCGTGATGAGCATGGAGATTATGTAGTCGATGAGTCTAATTTGAACATGGTGGCAATGTTCATCTTAAAACATCAAATACCACAAGACATGCATGACCAATTATTAATTCCAGCTGTATTTGGCGATGTAATCGTAATGCGTAAAGACTCTTATGGTGCTTACGTGGATGCCTGCATGGATGATTTTGTTTCCAAAGTTAGTGTCATTGGTGACGATGTGGTTTCGTTGGATAAGCTTACGATTAACGAGTCCTGCCGTGATAAGTTTGATGACACACTATATAAGATGCATAAACTTCCAAAGTTTTCGAATAACTGATGAAAACTCCTAATACTAAAAAGCCTCGTCATCCTAACTTTGACGAGGCTTGGATAAAGTATCAGCGCATTCTATACTGGGCCGCCATAAAGGTATCTAAGTTGTTTGGTGGAGACGCTGAAGACTATTGGGCAATCTTGTTAATAAGATTTAACACTGCGTTATGGGGCTGGAATAAAAACAAAGGTGAGTTTAGCACTTATTTTATGACTAGGGTGTTTAGTTATGTGTTTAGGATAATAAAGACCGACTCAGATCGTTTGAGCGCAAAGTATAGAAAGTCGGGGGTACGTGACGACAACTTTAAAGCCAAGGTACTTTACCGACTAAGGCTAAACAACATAGCCCATAAAGACCGTAGAGACTACTACAGCTGGCCTACGGATTTTTTACTGGAGCTTGGAGAAGCAAGCAGTCTTAGTAATTACATGTTGTCCAAGCTTGATGGTAGACAGCAGTACATAGTGAAAAAGAGAATCTACGAAAAGCTATCCTTGGAAGCTATTGGAAACATTTTAGAACTCACCAGAGAAAGGATAAGGCAGCTGGAAAGCCTGGCTATTGAGCGAATAAGAAGGGTTATGTTTTACGACAAAAAGTTTAGAAAGTTGATGAACGAACACGGTGTTCGTTTACCGGAGTACTGCTACAGGCTATATGACGGCGTGTATGGAAGTAAATTAGACTAAGGAGGACTACTATGACCAAAAAAAGGACCCAAAAAAGACACGTAAACCTCTCATTCCCGGGCGGAAAAAAGATTTGTCTTAGAGACAAGGATCTTAAGAACATAGGGTTAGACCCTGACTTAGTAGACGACGGTAATTTTGAGCTAATAAAAAGGGAACTGCAAAGAGTAATAGTCGGCAAGTTTCACAAGCTCGTAAAGAAGGCTGTAAAAAGGGCGCTAAAAGGCGATTACTATTCTTGTGAATATGAAGGAGATTAATAATGTTTACATGGGACTACAGGGTGTTTGAAGTTGGAAAGGTGTATAACGGTGGAGATCCGTGGTACACAATAGAAGAAGTTGTGCACAAAGAAGGCGACATAAAGGCACCTTCCCACATAGGAGTGACAGCTAGGTTAGGGAGTGAGTCGCTGGAAGGCTTAAAGCAGCAGCTTCAAAGGATGATGGACGCCCTCGACCATCCCGTAATTGAGCTGGTTAATCCAACGGCGACTAAACCCCGACGGTAAAGGAGTAGCATGGTAGATTATCAGGAAAAGGAAATGGTGAATTTGATTGTTGCTATGTATCAGCTTTCTGGTGAAAGCCGCGGAGAGCTGTTTAAAAGATTAACAGAAAAACAACAGACCGTCCTAAGGTCTATTGTGTTTTCAAAGCTGTTTTTTAACATAGACGATCACACCTTTTGTAAGAGTTAAAGGAGAATACGCATGGATCATACTGAAGAACAAGCTATGAGATTAAGACATGAAAAAGATGTGGCATTCTTCATGAATGCTCGTTGGAGCATCTCCATCAAGCAGGACTTGGTTCCTACGGACAGCATCTTTATGTTCGCTGACCCTAAATTTGTAGGCAAAAATTTCATTCACGAAGATCGCATTAATGAAAACCCCTAATACTAAAAAGCCTCGTCATCCTAACTTTGACGAGGCTTGTAAAGAAAGCTGCAAAAAGAGCGTTAGGAGACGAGTACCATTCTTTTGAGTTTTAAGGAGACAAATTTTGTATGGAGAAAAAAGTATCAGTAAAAGAACTATATGTTAGCGAGAAAGAAGTTGATTCTGAACTTTTAAATCACATGACTCTGGCACATCCTAAAGCCAGGGTATCTATAATTAAAGCAAACACGCATGCTTACAATCCAAAATATGGAAATGTAAGCGCAGAATACAAAGACCATTTCAGAGAAAAAGGCACCAAAGCCGCCTTGCTACACAGAGCAGCTAAGTGGAAGCCTGATCCTAATGGCAATTCTACGGATTTTCTGCCGGGCCTTATGATGACGCAAGGGTGCGCTTTCGGCTGCACCTATTGCTACACAGAGCGTCATTATTTGAATAACTACCCAAAACTATATGGCGATGTTTATGAAGTTGTAAACATGGTGCAACACACCATGGACAACTTAGAGTTTTACAGAGAAAAAATGATATCTCTAACTCATAGGGACTTTGAAAAATACAGAGACCCTAAGCATGGCGATTGGATTACTTTTGATCTAGGCTGTGATAGCGACTGTACACTGGACAACCAGCTCACAGCTCATGATAATTTTCCAGGTCATGTTGTTGATATTATGAATAAGATATCCGCCATACCTAACGCAAAAACGTCTTTTGCTACTAAGTCTGCAAGTTTTGATTCATTTATAAAGAACTGCGTAAGGCCTAGTCATCACAGGATTAGGCTATCAGTGATGCCAGAGCATCATCGTAAAATTTTAGAGATGAATACTGCTCCAATAATAGACAGGTTAAATGCCGCTAATAAGCTGTTCTTGGCTGGGTTTGAGGTGCATTTAAACTTGTCACCTATCGTAGTCACAGATAACTACGAAAAAGAATATAGCGATTTACTTAAACTAATAGACGACGTGCTTGTCTTAGGTGTAAAAAAGCAACTTGCTTATGAGATAATATTTCTCACTCATTCAGAGAAGCAATTTGAAATGGTAAACGCCTATGCCCCCAAGGCACATAGCATGATGGTTGGAGGGCCTTTCGGCCTGACACCAAAACCTAATAAGCCCAACGTTCTCTCATACTCAAGACCAGATAAGACAGTACTTAAAGGTAAACTTAAAAATATGATTGAACAAATAACGCCTTATTCAAGAGTTCGGTATTGTTACTAACTTAAACAACGGAGGATTTATGAAAAAGACTAAAGTTAAAGAAGAAATAAGCGAACCAACCTATTCTTTCGCATGGTGCTACGGCCTAGTAAATATGGGTACAAAGAAAGACCCTTGGTATGCTCTCAGAGAGATAACACATAAAGATAACAAAGTTATAGGGCACACGGAGGCAACCTTAGGGGCTGAAAGCCCAGAAGAAGTGGCCAGGTTATTAAGAAGAATGCTTAGAGATATTAAGGCTATGAAACCAATTAAGGATTCTAAGAAGTAATAATGTGGAGACGTTTCCACTAATTAATTTGCTGTTAGGCTTGACAAATTTAAAAAATGAATAGAATAGGGTGACCTGCTAGCTGAAAGGTCAAATATGATAGCTTTTTGCGGCCATGGAAGATCTGGAAAAGATACCGCAGCGTTTATGTTTTCCAAATTAACAGGCCTTAAATATGCAGGAAGTGCTTCATGGGTATGCAAAGGCATAGTTGCGGATGCCCTTGAAATACCTGAGCAAACTGCCTGGGAAACTCGTCATAAAAGGCGAATGGAGTGGTATAATATACTTAATGATTTTAGAAAAGACGACCCCACTAAATTAGTAAGGATGTGTCTTGAAAAAGCTAAAGTTATTACAGGTATAAGGGATAAAATAGAATTAAAGTCTTGTATAGAAAGGGGTTATATTAGTTACGCGGTATGGGTTGAAAGACCTGGAATTAGTGCAGATCCAACGTTGACTTACAAGGCAGAAGACTGTACTCATATCTTAGAAAATTCTGGTGATTTAAATTTATTAAATCTTCAAGTTTCCCTATTGGCGGAAAAACTCCAGCTAATAAAAAAGTCTTAGTGTTACTTATTTTTTTGTGGCCAGACCGTTTTTACGGTCGAAATTTTTCGGAGGTTTCAATGACTGGTTTTCAAGGTTTTAAAATGCCTAGCGAAAATGCTGCTAGGGAGTCTAACAGAGGGGATCATATTCTTAAGCCAGGCTCTGGCATGATTAAGCGGCCTTCATGGTCAAAATCGGACCCTACTGTCATCAGAGTTTTTCCCTGTATCCAGGGTAATAATTTCCAACCATCAAGATACACGGAGAACGACTTCTCGGGTTGGTTCTACGCTGCTTCTATGGTACTTGGATTTGGTAACCCACAGAAGTCATGGATAGCTTACGACCCCGAAGACAGACATTATGATACCCGCAATAACCCTGCGGTTATTATTTATGATCTGGTAAAGCAGGTAGAGAACGGCAAGATGAGAGGCCCTCAGGAATGGGCGCTTATGCTTAAAGGCGGCCAGGGAAGGTCGGCTCTTATCTCAAGGCCGGATACAGCTCTTCTTGTAAGGTGCGCCATTTATGAATATAAAGGCCAACCTAATACTCCTCCAGACGGCTTGGCTCCTACTCACCAAACAGTATTCATGCTTCTTAAAAAATCAGCATGGACTGCTATGAATAGGGAAATCAACAGCCCTAGCGGAGTAACGTCTGAAGATCCAAATCTCAGATTCAAACATGGTGACTTTGTGAGCCTTACCGAAGGCTCGTTCATGATGTTCTTTGAAATGGGATTCGTGCCTAGAGGCTACGAGGCCATGAAGCCTCAGCAGCCTATGTCTTCATACAACTCAAAGATGAAGCCTATTGGTTATGACTGCATTCTTACCAAATCCCACAGGGGAGTTCCTGCTACTTTCAACAATGAAGAAATTGCCATGATCGCCAAGAGAGTGGCAACTCCAATCAGGGACTCACTGTCCTTCCCTTCAGATGAAGAGCAGGTAAGGTTTATTATAGACAGCATGCGCGATAACCCAGCAAGTGCTGGATTAGTTGTTCATGCACTCAGGGATAGATACGAAAGACTGCTGCCCGCAGATTTTGTTTCCTTTGGAAGCGAGTTCTTAAGGCAGGTAGGGCTTATGGCAACTACAGTAGCCAATCCAGGATTGCAGTGGCAACCGGCTCAGCAGCCTGTTCCTCAGCCTATGGCTCAGCCTTATGCCTATCAGCAACCTGCTGTCCCGTATCAAGTTCCTGCGGTACCTGCACCTGTTCAACAGGTTCCACAGGTTCCAGAGCTTCCTACTTATCCTTTCCCAGCATCGCCTGCTGTTCAAGGACGTCCTCCTTTCCCAGTGGCCCCTACTCCTCTTCAAGAGCAGGTGGCTCCACTTATAAATAACATGTCTGATTTGTCCAGCATTATCAGCCATAGTATCTCTGAGTCGTCTGAAGGAGCTGAAAAGATCCGAGATGACATCAAAGAAAAACTAAGGCGAGCTAGACAGAACAACAACGTATCTGGTCAGTAATAACTATTTAAAACTCCCCGGTTTTAAGCCGGGGAGTTTTACCTAATCTCATAACTATTCATAATTTTTCATAGAGGTAATCATGGCTAAAAAGAAAGCTGAAATTGCACAAGGTACTTTAACTGACTTCTTCTCTTCACAGATGAGCTCATCACAGAACAGCCTGGGTAGAAATGATGTGTACATAGGGGACGAGTCACAGGAAGTCGTTATAGGTCTTCCATTAAAAGCCTTTAGTCTAAGGTACTTTTTTCAAAATGACTGTTTCCCTTTATCAAGAATGACAGAGCTGTACGGCCCTAGTGGTTCGTGCAAAACGGCTTTCTTGTTTGAAATGTTTAAATGGCACGTAGATAACAGCGGTGGTTATGTCTACAACCTTACTGAAGCAAGAGATACCCCTGACCTTAGGGCTAGCATAATTGGCCATAGTAGAGATAAAAACTTTCCTACCAACTTATGCGGGTCTATAGAGGAATGGCAGAAGAGCATTACCTCTTGGATGAAAAAAGGAAGGGACATGTATCCTGTACTAGGCGGGTGCCCGTTCCCCGTAGCTATTGGAGTTGATTCGCTTACAGGCGTTACAACCGACTCTGATATCAGCGACATATGGGAGCAAGGTCACGCCTCCATAGGATTTGCCAAAGGTGCCAATCTTATAAATACCTACTGTAAGTTTATGTTCAATGAGCTGAGAATATGGCCATTTAGCTTCATAGGCGTAAATCACGTAAAGATATCTAAGGATACCAGGGGGTTCAACATAAAGAGAATTCCCGGCGGAGAGGCCCTAACCTATCACGCCACCATGAAGATATACACGTCTTTGAAAGAAAAGATTGAAAAGCTTAATGAATCCATAAGGATCGTCGAGCTTGTCATGGAGAAGAACTCACTAAGTAACGCTGGTGAGAACAGAGAGATAACTGTGTCTATGAAGTGGACCCATGATGAGAATGGGCTACAGCATACAGTATGGGATTGGCATGAAGCCTCTATAGCGGTCATCAACGCCATGTCCCCTACAAGAAAAGGTAGAGTGTGTTCGTTCTTAGGCCTTGAAAACATAGACAAGGCCAGAAAGACAGCAGATTGTTCTCTCTTAGGGCTTAACAAGACCAGCTGGACTGAAATCGGGCAAGCTATAGAGGACAACGAAGAAGTAAGGCTTAGCCTGGACAAGATGCATGGTATAAGAAAAAGGACTCCATTTAAGATCAATGTCCCGTACTGTGACCAGATGTCTGGCGAGTGCAGCTAAGGAGTTCCAATGTTTGACGACAGAGACAGCTTTTTTAAAGACAGGCCTGTTGGTATAGACTCTGAATCCTCTTCAGCCGAGGCAGCAGTAAAAGTCCTTGTTAACAGGTTTCCGTCTGTAGGAACAATGTCCGAATTGAAGTCTGCGTGTAAAGCGCAGACTTCTTCAGCCAGAGTGACGCTGGCCTGGTTTTCTGAGGAGTTCTCAGGATTTCCTGTCAGGCTTGTTTATAAGAAAGTCCCATGGGTCAGAGACATGTGGGACGGCCTGTACAAAAAGTTTAAAAAGACAGACCTATATTTATCATGGAAGGAGGAAGAAGCCAACTGGAAGTCGGCACCTGACTTTATGACTAAGCCTTTGGTAGTTGTTTTTAACTGGCCAAAATGGAAGCTATGCTGCCTGCATAACTGTGAATCTAGCAGGTTTGGAGGAAAGCTTGGCAGCTCTGTTAGTGATTCTATGAAGATTGTAAGGACACTGAGCAAAGAGGAATCTTTTGTGATCGAGCCGTTCGATCAGTTCCTTGAATCAGTTAGTTGGTCTAGATGATTGGAGTAATCAATGAGCAATAAAAGTAATTTGTATGTAAGGCTTTGGAAATCTATGAACATTCCAGGAACTTGCCAGACAACTGGCGAACCTACTCCTGGAAACGGAGACAGATTTATCAATGTCGAAGTGGCATATTCTCCCAGCCCTAAGCATATGACCGAGGAAGATAAGCAGAACAGGGAAAACTTTGATAGGGACTGGATGAGCGTCCTTATCGGATCAAATCCCACAATTGACAACCTCGGTGCAGCTGTTAGCTCTGCAGCCAAGTCCCTTATTGATATGGTCAAGCCAGCCAACGTTTCTATGTCAGTAACCATTTCTGGTAGCTCAGATAAGAATGGATTCTGTGAAAAGACCGTTGAGTATTATTGGGACGAAAAAGAAAATGGCTAATTACAACTCCAGTAATCCTGAGTCACTGGCCGTACACGTTGACGGCATGATGTTCACTGCCAGCCAGTACAACAAGCTTGTTGACTACTTGTCTGACCAGGAGAGGATTACTGAGATTGTAATGATAGATGACGAAACCCAGCTGGCTTTAAGCCGAAAGGCTAAAACCATTTCGGGTGAAAAGATGTCGTGGTTAGCTTTACGCCAGGTCTGCAAGGCTCTGTCTTCAGGCTTGGCTTCTTCTTTATCTGATCTTGTAGGTCTTAGAAGACTTCCAGACGACCCAGACAAGATGTCTAGAATGAAAGCTGACCCTGACGAAGATTTTACGGTAGGCGAAGCGGCCGCTCTATACAACCTCGCGCTCAAGAAAAGATTTGGCAGACTATTTGGCTTCCAAGCTGTCATTAATACGCAATCAAGCGTTATTGAGGCTGTAGTAGGTGCAAAGTATAGAAGGATTTCAAATAACGACTTCCTTACGGCGGTATCGTCGATAGTAGAAGCTACTGGTATTAAGTTCAGTTTTAGGTCCGCACTCATATACGATAGAAAAATATCAATCGTATATTCTGTCGATGGATACGACGACTGTGACCTAACTCCAGGCCTGTTAGTAAGTAATAGCGAAATAGGAGACGCCGCAATCAAGGCAACAATAGTACTGATCGATAGTACAGATTCCATGATGTCGGCACCCTATGGTAAACTTGGTCGAGTGGCCCATTCAGGTCGAGATTTAATAGGTAAACTTTCTAATCTTATAACCGGGGTATCTTCTAGACTTAGTAACGCTACCTTCACGCAGGCTAGCCTACAAAAAAGAATAGAAGCCAATAGAGCCCTATCGCTTGGATTTACAGGCGACGGAGAAGATGACGAAAGATTTAAGCAGCTTATAGAGTTTCTTACCGATAGGGCTGGTATGACTTACTTGATGGCCAAGAAGTGTCTTTCAAAGACGCTTGCTGGCTCAGACGCTGATGGAGGATCTTTCTCCATATTTGAAAGATCAAAGACATGGCCGACTAAGTCGGTCATGTGTTTGATTGATGTGATTATTAAGGAATGCAGGGAACAGCTCCTTTTGAACTACTTTTCAAAAGACAGGCTAGAAAGGATTGCCTGGGCTCTTTTCTTTAATAAATTATCGTTACCGGACGTTGCCGGAGAGTAATTTTTTTAAACCTGAGGTGCCATATGAGCATGAGTGAAAAATTTGAACAACTTGAGAAAACAACCAAAGCCGCTGTAAATGAGCATAATGTGGACGCAGACGAAGCCATTAGCGATGATGTCTCCAAGCTGTCTACTGCGGAAATTGAGCTTAGAAAGAAAGCAATAGAAGGAATGGACGAAGGTCTTCGTCAAATCTATGAAAAAGAAAAGGAAGCCTATAAAGACCATAGGGGCGATATCGTGACTTTCAACTACGACAGGGGCTCAGTAGCAGCTGAGATTAATAGAAATCCAAAATACGGTGAGGCTGCCGTTAATCTAATGGCGACAGCGCTTGGAGTTGATAGGTCAACCATGTATAAGACCATCAAATTCAGCAATATGTACGTTAATAAGAAAGAGCTTGAGACCGTTCTTGACGGAGCAGAAAACAAAGGCATGACCCTGACTTGGTCGCACTTTGTAAATGTTCTTCACATTCCAGAGTCTTCGTCCTCTACCGATCCTCACGAGGATAGGCGAAAGATGATCAATCTTGCCGTAGAGAACAAGTTATCAGTAAGGGCTTTGGCTGCAGAAGTTAAGCTCGTATATGGTAATAAGAAGGCAAAGAAGGTAAATAACGTTAGGGCTAATGTTAAGTCTCTATTTAAACAGATAATAACCGGCAGCTGTAGGTACGGCCTTAAGCTTAAGACAAAAGTCGATGAGCTTCTATCTGACGTAAATGAGGCTATTGAAACAGGCTCTGATGAGGACTTAAAGCTTTTTGCTCAACAGGCCGCCTCTGTAAATGAGGGCCTTGAGAATCTTGCGGAGCTTATTGATAGAGTTACGGAGTATACAGGAAAAATTCCTGGCACCATCATCAAGAACAGCTCTGAAAGAAAGAAGACCTCGGAGAAGAGAGACGATTCTTCATCAAGGTCTGGAAAGAGCAAAATAGCCCGTTAACATGACTAGTGAATTACGACCATCTAGATGGTCTACCACTGTATGCTGTCTTCTATACGGAGACTATCCTGAGCTCGCTTATAGGTGCTTAAAGCCTATAAGCGAGCTTTATAATAATGGCACGCCTGTGAGAATATCCTGTAACGAGATATCCGACAGGACTAGAAGCGTAATAAAAAAATTATTTGAAAAGCCCGAAAGACTTATAACCTTAGAAAATAATCCACAGATCTATAAGTATCCAGCGATGAGAGAGCTACTCTGGAAAACAGATCCAATAACTACAGATTATGTAATGTGGTTTGATGACGATAGCTATATAAAAGATCCTAGTCCAGTCAAGTGGCTCACAGAAGTTGAGAACTTCATGGTAGAGACAATGGCAGACATGATAGGGTCCCTGTATCAGGTAATATCTTTTCCAAAACAAAATGAGTGGAGACGTCTCCACTGTTCGTGGTTCAAGCCTAGCATGGTGTCTAATAGGACGCTTTTTGCAACAGGCGGTTGGTGGTCTATAAAGTCAAGCTTACTAAGTAAATACGACTGGCCACATAAAGATCTAAAGCATAGGGGCGGTGATGTATTGCTTGGAGAGCTTATAAAGCATGAAGGACTTAGACTTAAAAAATTTAACAAAGGTATAGCTATAAACGCAGACGAGAACGGAAAAGAATCAGCCTCAAAGAGAAGGGGCTACGATGAGCCGCCCATAGGGCTATGATTGGAGGCCACATGTCAAAAAAGGATTTTAAGCATGAAGAAGTTAAGATTTCTATCTTCAAAATACAGGACGTCAGGAAAAGAGTTTCTGATTCTCTTAACCCTTTTTCTGGTAACGTCCTTGCCGATAATAATTTTGATAGGGCTACTAATGCTTTGGCGTTTTGTATTCCGAAGTCCTGTATAAACCTTACATGCGCCCAGGACTTGCTTATCAAATATGTAAGACAGCCTCTTACAGCTAAAGACATAAAGACAATAGCGACCAGGATAGCCGGCAACTTTGATTATGTTATGTCCGGCAACCCTATATACGACAATGACTGGAGATCCAGGTCTGACTGGGGTCTTATTCAAATAATAGGTGTAGAAAGGGCCATAAGAACTTTTAAGGACGGCACTACTCAGCGCGGTGCTTGGCTTGACTTAGACATCCACAGCGGACCAGCCAGCGGAATTAGAATAAAGAAGTTCTGGTCGACAGATATGTTTAATTTTGCCAGATACAGAATGGGCTTTAGCAGACCTGTGTCTTCTCCTACATCAAGAGCAGTCTCTAGCTATCCTTTTCTAGATGAATCGTATATGTTCGGCCTGTACTTTTTTGGCTACTTTGACCATTTGTCTGTAAAAGGCGATAAGCCTGATTACACAAAGTTCTTTTGTTCAGACTATCTGGTAAATCAAAATAGATCCTTATTAAAGAAAAGATTTAGAAACATTCATCCTAGTGACGATTTTACGTGCCCGCTTAGTATGCCAAAGAGCCTGCACTGCCACAGGTGCCCGGCCGGAGCAGATCAATGTGAGGCTGCTGTTAAAAGAAAATCTTATATTTCTGGGGAATGTAAAAAATGCAATCATCTTGAATGGATGGACGCGGATAAATCAGGCTATTGCATAAATTGTGCAGCCTCGTTAAGCTTAGACCTTATTAAGTCGAACAACGACTAGAAAGCGCTATTATGATTGAGGTTATGGATCCTTTAGGCGACGGAATTTCAAAGCTGCAGTTAGTATCCTATTCTGGTTCTGACTTGGATGTAGTTAACTGTGCTAGGGTCAGCTACGCCAAGGAGTCAGAAACACTAACAGAGCAGGACAGCAAATTAATAAAGTACCTTATAAAGAATAATCACGGTTCTCCATTTGAACATACTTTCCTTAAGTTTTTTGTAAAAGCCCCTATATTTGTGCTAAGAGAGTGGCACAGACACAGAGCGGGCTGGAGTTACAACGAATGGAGTATGCGCTATTTAAAAATGAATGAGACAGTGCCCTTGGAGTTCTATAAGCCCGTTAACTGGAGATACCAGTCAAAGACTAACAAACAAGCGTCCGAAGGAGAATTTAAAGACGTAGCTTTAGACAAATTGTATGTAGAGCAGAATGAAAAGGCTGCCGAGACATACAACAGTCTAATAGAGGCGGGAGTAGCCAGAGAGATTGCCAGAGGAGTTCTGCCGGTATGCACTTATACCGCTATGTTCGCTTCGTGTAATCTTAGGTCTTTGATGCATTTCTTATCACTTAGAAATAGTACGGCTGCCCAATACGAGATAAGAAAATACGCCGAATGCATGTCCAGTATAGCTGAAAGAGCGTTTCCTGATAGTTTTAAACATTGGAATAGCGAGGACTAAATACTATGGCCACCAATATCCTAGGGCACGTAGACAAGAGAAGGTACAACCCCAGCAGGGATATAGCGTACTGCTGGCCCTGGATAATGCGAGCAGCCATGGACAGAATAGCTAGCGGAACAGGCGAGGCCTGGGCGCTGTCTTTTATAGACAAGAACAAGATAAGCGACGAAGAACTTCTTAAAACGGCTAAGGCCTTGGCCACTTTTATGGCCATGTGCAATAAGCCTGAAGAATGCCCAAATAATCCCAAGGAAGCGGCCCAGGCCAGTGGCTTATTTGATTGCAGCCCTGACGCAAGGACACTGGCTTACGCTGCCATGGGAGAAACTATGCTGGCTGCCTTTTATCTTGGCATAAGAGACGTACTTGTTGAAGATGAGCCGTCTCCGCTCAATGACAAGAGATTTGAGGAGCAGGCCGTCAAGGCAGCCAATAATTTATGTTTAGGGAATAAATCTTTCTTGGGACGGATTCTTAGAAAGATAAGTTCCTGGTTCTAGTGCGATCGGATAGTCATGGATGACGGCAGTATATGGTTACTGCAGACAGTGTCCAAGCTTGGACCTCTGCCAGTAAACTATTTGGTTTTTGATATTGAAACAACAGGCCTGGACTTCAATAACGACCTAGTGGTTCAACTAGGATACGCCGTTGTAGTCAACAAAGAGCTTATTGAGTGCTCCAACTATACTCCAGACTGGACACATAACAAAGATAAGCATTTTTGCGACTGGCTTGAAAACAGAATGGCTACAACCCGAGCCAACATGCAGGCTCGTAGCAATAACCAAGAGCTGGCATACAAGCATAGTATTGAAAGAATGAAAAAGGACGGTGTCCCTGTTCATGAGGCTTTTACAAATTTTTTGGATATTATAAAAATCTGTAAGTCCCATAACTTCAGCCTGATAGCACATAACGGGCTAAGATTCGACCAGCCAATGTTGAATAATAATATAAAACAAGTACTGGGCGATCACGAGAACTTTGAGTTTGATAAAATGGGTATAAATTACTTTGACACCATGGCCATAGAAAGAGGCCTGCAGAGTAAAATAACTCCGTTTCAAGACGATAACTGGCTTAGTTTTACATCTAGACTTGTTAACGAGGGAGGCCGAATATACTCATCGTTAGACAGGCATTGTGCCAAGAAGTACGACCTAGTCAACAAGTACAACATGACTGGGTCAGCCCACGAGGCTGATTACGACTGCAGACTTACGCATTACTTGTTTGAGGAATACAGAAAACTTTGTGAGTCAGCAAAAAATTCAATTATGAAAGCTGTTAAATGAAACTAAACGTAGAAAGATATCCCGACGAACTGGCCGAAAAAGTTGCTTTAAACAAAGTAACTGGAATGGCGACAGTGCTAGGCTTAGACCTTGGAACGAACTGCGGCTACTCGTATTGCTTCGTAGACGACAGAATAAACAAGTCCAGAATTTATGCCGGTCAGTTAGACTTGTCGGCTGGGCCGTATGATTCCGGCGCTATAAGGTTTATTAGGTTGAGGCATTTCTTGTCAGCTATAAAACCTGATCTTATTGCGTATGAAGACGTAAGATATACACCTCCTAGCGGAACAGGCTTTATGAGTGCCGGAGCTTTACTGGCAAGAGCCGCTCCTGCCTGCGAATGGTTTGGAGCCCTCAAAGCCACAGTAAGCACTTGGGCCGAAGAAAACAGTGTACCCTGCACTGGAATGCCTATAGGTACTATAAAGAAAAGAGCAACTGGAAAAGGTAATGCCAACAAGGTAGATATAATCAAAGCTTGTAATAACGAGTTTGGATTTGACTTTGACCCTGAAGGATATGAAAGTTCTGGAGTTGATAACATAGCCGATTCCGTATATGTTTGCGCTCTAGCAGTTGAGCAATATGGAATGGGATTTGATAAAAGAAAGGATAACGGCAATGAGAGTAAGTAACAGGAAAATAACTGAGGCTACAAAGGACTCTTTCAAAAGTCTTTTACTTGAGACAGGAGACAACACCAGCAGCCTGTATTTTATGGACGCCTTAAGGCTGTCTAGAATGCTGGAAAAAGCGGCGCTTGACGATATTAAGTCAAAAGCAGTAGCCATGGGCGCTGACGAGGCGTCCGTTGAAAAGCTGAAAAAAGATGTAATCCATATAGCCAAGGCTACGCCTATAGAATCGTTTAGAATCTCAAAGGCATGCGGAAAGGCCTCCAAGTACCTTTCTGACAATGTAGTTAAGATCAAGCAGGCAGCGTCCACTAAAGCTATGCCGTCTCTTAAACCTGTGTACAACAGGGAAAAGTATATGCAAAGGTTTGACGCTGGGTTTGATAATGACGACATTATCAATTCCAACGTGCCTAATATTTTCCTCGGTAAACGCGAAGACCTAGACGCAGTAATAGCTCATGTCCTAGATAGGTGTGAAATTAATGAAAATTGCTGCCTGCATCTAAGCCTTAAAACCTTTAACAAAAAGCTCAATAAAAACTATAAAAGAGTCAAACCTGAAGACTGGCAGGGTAGATTAAAATGCCGCAGTAGTGGCGGTATTAAAGATTTAATGGCCGAGGGCAGCAAACTTAAAACTCTTGAAGTCATGGTTGTAGACGAGCTGAGCGCCGGGTACGGTTATTCTGAAAAGAACTATACCAGCCTTAAAAAGGCCCATATGTGCTTTAACAATTGCACACTAAGTACGTGCGCCAGAGGCGTAGTCTTTCTAGCTTTCCAGGAAGCCGACTCTGACGATAAAGTAAAAGACTCTGAGGCTTTATCAATAATGGTTGACAAGTCTAACTATTACGAATGCTTCTCAGACGAGACCAGTGTTTTTGTAAGGGATAAACACTCAAATATAGTGCTAACCATACCTAGGAAATAATAATGAGCGGCAAGAGATTATCACAAGAAGTTGTAGAAGACTACATGAAGTCCATACCGGAGTATGAGCTAATAGGAAAAGTTCCGGTAGAGGAAGGCATTGTTGACGGCAGAATAGATACCCCGTCAGCCGAAGAGCTCAAAAAGATGCCCCCTCTTAAAAGGGCTGATGTGTCTAGCTCGCTATCTGACTTGTCCTCGGACTTCGTATTCTTTAACCATACGTCCCTGTTCTCAAAGGGAGGATTAGACTTTGACCCCCTTGCCGAATATCAGGCCTGGTGTGGCAAAGACGATGTTGTAAACATTCTTACTTTTAACCGAAAGTTATTCAGTAACTTTGACTTTATTGACAACAGCGGCGGCCATGACAGGATGTTGGCTTTTACTTCAATTGAGCACTGGCCACATATAGAAAAAGCTATTGGAAAGATGACTATTCTAAATAGGGCCAAAAATTACATGTTTCTTTGTGAGGCTGTAAAGGTTAAGATACCTGACCCGAAGATGCCAGGAAAGTTCATAGAACCTTATGTTTGGGATCTAAAAGGATCTGCCTGCAGCTGGATATGCACAGGTTACCCTGTACCACAGCTAGTTAAAAAACCGGCAGATAGGGAAGCTATAAGGTTAATGAGGGCTATTAATAATGAACCACTCGACCAATGAGTCCAGGCTTTTAAAGACTAAAACTTTCGTGGAAGAAAGAATATACGAGCGACCAGCAGGAGCAGCGCCTGATGACTGGAGACTGGTTAAAGTAACTGAGCCTCTGGACGAGTCTATTAACTATTGGGTTGCTACTAACAGGGTTACAATTGTGTCTACGTCTCCACCAGGAATTAGCAGCCGGTGGCTCGACAAGGATATGACTAGCCGAGCAGTATTAATTGCCTTGACGATTATTTATGAAGGCGGACCAGATGCACAATGGCCAGAGCGAACCTGAAACAGGCCATGCTGAAGATAGCAACCCTGACAAGTTCTATCTGATAGTGGTGCCTGATTTTGGAAAGCCCGAGTGCAAGGAGTTTACTGCCAAGGACGACCTTGTAGTTGAGCTTAGAAAACTAGTCAAGAAAAGAGTATCTTGCTTTATAGTCAAAGGCGAGAGATGGCACATTTCACTTCCTCCAAGAAAGCTTATATCAAGTAACAACATTATCGAAGCCGATCTTACCCATGTCGATGACTCCGTCGAGATAGACGTAGACGGCTTTCTTTTTGATGATCCAGATGTGATCGACGACGACGAAGAGTTCAATTCCTAGCCCTAAATTCAGGGCAAAAACGCGTCATAATATTATGTTGCCATGTGTTATTGGCGACAAGAAAGGACACCCAATGGAAGCATTATTTGCCATATCCATCATAGGGTTCCTTGTTTGGGCTTTTAGTAAAGGCTCAAACAAGGGGAATAAGAGGCTTCCCTTGAAGCCGCATGTCCTAATAGATGGCGAGTACATAGAAGTTACTCGCCGCCACTCTAAGGGGAACAGACTTATCTGCACCCTTAAAGGTGGCGATAGAGGTGCAAGGCGCACCAAGGTAGCTGTCCCTTTTGACAGCGTTAAATGGCTGCCCAGAAGGTAGCCCATGAAAGGAGTCAGTCATGGATGTAGTAGCGTCTGAGGTTTCTATGGATCAGGTCGCCGAACTAGGAGTAAAAAGGATATTTGGTGGGAAGTTCGACGACAAAGCGTGGATGTGTTGGCTTCCAGAGAAGCCAAAGACAGTGCTGCTCAACAAAATATTACCTATTGAAAAGGTAATATGTCTGTCCAGATATGGTAACCGTTCGGTTACCATATGGCAGTGGCGCGATGGCAAGCGCCAGGCAGTCTGCTCGTTCATACCAGCCCTTCACGGGCTGGGAAAAAACCCGTATGTGGCGGCAGCTGCTTGCCTAGCGGAGGCTAGGCTGTCGACGCAGGAATGCGTTCACATGAGACAACCAAAACTGGTGACCGGCTTTTTAGAAAGTCAGGTACCAGACTTAGACGTGTTGGATATAGGTGGGTTGTCCAGGTTTGCGGGCTCTAACGAGCCTAAAAAGCTGGACGCTCTTTACCAAACCTTAATAAAAAATAAAATGGGGGATTTTACTTTCATCCCCAACGAACTCCTCCCAGAGGGGTTCGTTCTGGGGGATGATAACCCGCAGTGTTATGATTTTGAGGGCCTACTGGGTGATGAAGGAAACTTCATAACCCAATACGGCTTTCAGCACCAGCTTAATAAGCTGGGAATGGGCTATAACCTTGCTAAGAAAAGCAAGGTAATAAAAAAATCGGAGGAGTAATCCTTCGTATCGGAGCTGAGCAATTAGTTCCGGTGGCCGGAGAATCTGACGTCTCCAGTCTGAGTACGTAGCTGGCTCATTGCTGCCTTACCCTGCGGAGAGTATAAAACACATACCTCTCTTACCGGGTTTCGTGCGACTCGCAAGTAGCGCCAACGCAGTAATAAGTTTGCCTACCTACTTCCAGGTCGATCAGAGCTAAGATAAGGCTTAGGCCGTTTCGAATACCTCATTCTGACCTTTAAGGGCGCAAGCCTTTAATAACTAGTCTGACTCGTTTCGATATACCCTTAGTTCCAGAGCGCCTAGTCAGAATGCTGCCTAAACCGTGAAGTAGCATTATCTAACGGGGAGAAGGTGTTCGGCTAGTATAGAGGTTTGTCGATTAGCGTCGGCGGATTACTATACCTAACAGCTGGTGTTGTTGGCCTTGGGTTACTGCTATAAGCTTTCAACCCTGCTAGTCAACTAAAGCCAGGTCTGAGCGATCTTCTCAAAAACGCCGTTCGGCCTCAGGGAATAAAAGACTTCGGTCTTGTAACTATTCTGTCTGGGCGGGCGTCATACCAGGCCGGGTCTATCAAACTAAATCATTCGTTTTGATAGACCCGGTTCATTTTTTAACACGGAGGTTACGTTACTATGATTCTTCAGGCTGAAGTTTGTAACAACTGGTCTTTGGATACTGTATTGGAAAGACAGATAGTCCATAAAGCGTTAAAATTTGCCGATGAAAACAACTTCATTGGCGACGTTAGGATAGAGACGGTTTCGAATAACACTGTTGAAGTTTATGTTGTTAAGGTTTATCCCTTTTATAAGGAGATAGTACAATAGAAGAAAAAGATGAAACAAGCTACGCAGTAATAGCGTGGCTTTACCCCTGCCCATCCAGGACTGTACTCCCAGGCGGAGGGCAGTATAGAACCATGGTCAAAGCAGAATCAATGCTTGACCTGACCAAGAAGCTAGAAAACTTTCTTGGTAACGACTGCTACCGGTTAGAGGTCGTAGAGATGATCTACGAAGACTAACCAAAAATCACAGGAGTTCGCTCCTGTGATTTTTTTTAGCTATTAGCCATCAAAAGGATCACTGCCTAATAAGTAGTCTATAATAAGCGGGGCGTTAATCGTAAGATATACGGCAGACAAGGCAAAAACATAATGGAACCAAGTGCTAGTCTCAATAAATAATTGGACTTCTTCAAGAAAACTTATAATCCTTTCTATTGATATCATGTTGCTTATTCAGACGTAAAACAGTAAAAAGTTAGATTATAAACTAACATTGTTAGGTAAACGAAAGGAATAACAGATGAATGATCATAATGGCCTGGCTTCTATAACCAATGGATCAAACATAGATTCAAACAAAAACGTAACAAAAATAGTAGTAGACCCCCATGAACTAGACTCATTCACTATAGACCTTAATGCTATGAAGTCTCTAGGCGGCAACCCGTACGCTGTCAAACAAGACAAGGTAAATGAGCTAAGGTCTTTAAGCGAGACTGACAGATCAAAGGTAATAGCTGAAAACTTGAAGAAATTTAGAAGCGATCTTACCGGGTCTCCGCCTCCTAATCTTGGCACAGTGTCTCCTACCTTAGACGGCGGTAATCATGTCCACCCGTCAGCACCTTTACCAGACTCTGCCGTAATTCCGCCATCTGTAAGAGTTTATTTTGATATGCCTGGATTGGCAACTTTGAACTACAAATATCATGGGGTAACAGTAGTTCCTGGTTATCTGGTTTTAACAACTGACTTAAGGTATGCTGGCTCAGGAGAGTTTTATCCGTTTACAAGCAAGCTGGCTAATGAGTCTGCTGCTTTTATAGGCGTTATGGTTGACGGCATAGATAGCTTGTTCCTTATCAAGCCGCCAGCAATACACCATAAGTTCGGCCCATACGAGCATTGCCTGGTTCCAATAAGCCAGGAAAAGGATCTTCCAGACGAAGTTAAGGACAATATTGATAAGGATAAAGAAGTGGAGGCGTCTCCACAAAGCGGTTATGATTATATTGATGAGAAACCCAAGGAATTTAAACCAGGCAATGGTGTTCTTTAATCTTACAAAACAATTGTTTCTAGTGGGCCTTAGGAGGCTTGTTGTATGTCAGATTACTCAGAAGGCGCGCTAGGACGGGGCTGGGCTTTAAATAGTAGGGGCGACGAGCCTTTTCCAGATCCGTTCATGGATTATGCATCAACAGTAATGCCTGAGAATATCAGGGATGCTTTGAGGTATTGCGAATTCATATTTCACTCAAACTCAATGATTCGTGAAGCGGCTCGTAGAGTTCTTAGCTATTTTATCACTGACATTGAGATTAGAGGCCTGAACGATAAAGATATAGGCGACGACGAGAAGCAGAAGTACCTATCATTTCTAAATGATACTCTAGACATAAGGACCATACTGCATTCGGTAGGCCTTGATTTTCTATGCTACGGTAACAGCTTCACAACCCTAGTAATTCCATTTAGGCGCTATCTTTACTGCCCACAGTGCAGTCTAGACGTTCCATTAAAGCAGGTAATTAATAACCCAGCTTTTTCTTTTAAATGGAAAATGCCCGATTTCCACGCAAATTGCCCAAGGTGTAAATACAGCGGCCACTGGAAAAGAGTAGACAGAAGAACTAATGAGCCAGAGGAAGTAAGAGTAAGAAGGTGGCCGGCTTTTGAGATGGAAGTAAGGTACGACCCTGTCAGGGATAACAGAGACTATCTCTGGAGAATACCAGAAGACTATAGGATGCAGGTAAGAAGGGGAGATCCTCAAGTTTTAGAGACTGCTCCATGGGAAATAGTAGAAGCCATAGCAGCTAACGGTTTTTTGCTATTTGATAGGAAAGCCGTGCACCATATGTACGAACCTACCCTGTCAGGAGTTAGGTCAAGAGGATGGGGTATTTCTAGAACGCTAGTTAATTTCAGACATGCCTGGTATTGCCAAGTCCTTCACAGATATAACGAAGCCATAGCTCTAGACTATGTAATACCGTTCAGAGTGCTTACTCCTGCGCCCCAATCAAGCTCGCTGCCAGAGGCTGGAGATCCTTTGATGAATATGGATCTTGGCGGGTTACGAGGTCAGGTTCAGGCTATGTTAAGAAAGAGACGCAGAGACCCAGCGTCATGGCACTTCTTAAGCACACCTGTTCAATACCAAATGCTTGGCGGAGAAGCCAGAAACCTGGCTCCTACCGATCTGCTTGAATCAGGTATAAATATGCTGTTAAACGGCTTTGGTATGCCAGCAGAATTGTACAGAGGCACTCTAAGCCTACAGGCGGCTCTTCCAGCTATAAGGCTATTTGAGTCTAGCTGGCAGTACCTAATACACTGCCTTAACGGATTTCTTACAGAGACTACCAAATCCATCGGCGACGCTTTTGGATGGGAGCCGGCTACTTGCCGCCTTATCAAGCCTACCATTCTTGATGATGTACAGCTCATTATGTCCAAGATGCAGCTTATGCAGGCACAGCAGGTTAGCCAAACAGGCGTGCTTCGCAGTCTTGGAATGGACTTCAAAGAAGAGCAGAGACAGATTCTTGACGAGCAAAGGTTTGTTCAAGAAGAGCAGGCCAAAATGCAAAAGAATATGGAGGATTCTGCCCTTATGGAGCAGATGGCCCCGTCTGTCACAACTCAGTTTATGCAATCTCAAGCTCAAGGAGATCAAGGCGGAGGGCAGGCTCCTGCTGGTGCTCAGCCTCCTCCAGGCCCAGCTCAAAGCGCCCCTCCGTCAGGGGCAGCTGGTATGGCAGCCCAAGGTATGTCTATTGCCACACCTACTGCTCCAAACCAAAAGATCACGCCACAGGATCTACAGGACAAAGCAAACGCTCTAGCAAATCAAATGCTTGCTATGCCAGAGTCGCAGAGACAGTCTGAGATGACAAAGCTTAAATCACAGGATCCAGTGATACATAGCTTGGTTAAACAGACCATAAATAATATTAGGCAGCAGGCCCAGACCCAGGGCGCAAGGATGGTATTACAGCAACAATATGGCACAATGTAGAAGGCTGGTAAATACTTTGATGAATGCTATAAGCAGCTTCCTTAGGATGATCATGGACGTTAGGCCCACAAGGCCATCCGTCAAGGATGACAACATGATAACCAATACCGAGGCAGTTGAAATACTAGAGCTGCACAACAAAACTAGGGAAGTATATGAACTGCCTCCGCTAGTAATGGACTCTGATTGTGCCTTGGTAGCCCAGTCACATGCGACATGGATGTCTAATTCACAAAGCGTTTCACATATGGGATTTAGCTTCTTTGGACCAGTCCAAAGAATGGCAATAGTAGGCAGGGAACCAGAGCTTCTTGGCGAATGTATATCATTTTCTGTAAACGGAGACGCTAAAGGGCTAATGAAGTCATGGTTTACGTCAGAGTCCCATAAGGCCATAATTCTTGGAAAGTACGACAGATTTGGTATAGGTAAGTCGATTGGATACAAAGATAAGAATTTTTATTGGTGCGCAATTTATTCAAGCCTTAAGAAAGCCCATAACGTGCCCAAAGTTAAAATGTCCGAGAACCTTGTAGATATTTAGAAAGATAAAAATGTCTAAAATAATGGCCTGCACTGTAGCGGCACCTACAGAAAGAAACAAAGTATGGGCCCGCCTTCAATCTAGTTATCTTGATAAAACCAAGCACGTAGAGATTATAAAAAAAGTAGCCATAAACGGAGCCGCCGAGTTACCGTGGGTAAATAGTGGTTACTCAATAGTAAAGTCTTGGAACTACAATAAAGGCCATCTAAGCGGCCTACTGGCTTTGACAGAAGCATTTAAGAGCTCTGACTGTGATTGGTTTTTGACTCTAGACAGCGACGCCTGGCCTATAACTGATGACTGGTTTATAGTGTGCGAAAGACTTATGTCAGAAAAGGGAAAGCTAGGAGTTGCCATAGTAAGGTGTGAAAACTTTGACACCTTTCCTCATCCCTGCGCTCTTATGGCCCACAGAACTCTCATAGAAAAAGGCATAAATTTTAACATGAGACCCCAGATTAACATGCTGGGGGACCTATTTACCGAACTGTCAACAAACTACGTTGATTTTGACAGAGACTTTCTTCCAATGGTTAGAACAAACAAAATTAACTTTCATCCGCTATTTGGCGGCATATATGGCCACATGTTTTACCATCACGGAGCCGGCAGTAGGTCGGCCGCCCAGACAAGGCTATCAGCCTCTGGAATGTATGACCACTTTATAAAAAAAGAATCACACGCAATTACAGAAGAAGCTCTGTTCAAGGCTCTTTCAGAAGACCATGACATCCTTATAAGAAAGATGATGGACGGTATAAGTCTATGAGATTCAAATTATCTCCATTCTTTCACTGGATAAGGTCTTATGCGTCTGACAAGCCGTGGCTGGTGGCAGGAAAAGGACCTTCGTTTGAAAGAATAAAAGAGCTGAATCTTAATGAATATAATGTTGTAGCTCTAAACCACGTGATGTTTGAAATACCATGTCTTTTGGGTCACGCCATAGACCTTGATGTTCACACCGAGGCAAGTGACTTTAAGTGTAAATATCTGGTAAGCCCGTGGGAACCGCATATAAATTTTAAACCAGGGGGTAAATCCTTGGTGGATATTATGATGCAGGGCGGATTAAAGTTCGATAACGTACTCTACTACAACAGCAGCAGGACTAATAAAAAAAGCCTTAAAACAATGGGTCCTACAGTAAGAGTAAGGCTATTTGGCTCTGTTGCCGTAATGAACTTGTTAGCCATAGCCGGCATTAAAAAGATATACACAATAGGCATAGACGGCGGATCAACCTATAGCAAGCACTTTAACAAAGAGGATTTACTAGCAAATGGCCGAAGTTCATTTGACGGCCAGTTCTCGGAGTTCAAGCTTACCAAGAAACAGTATGGCACTGATATAGCCCCCATTTTTCAAAATCAGTAGTGAAATTTAAAAAGGATATCGCTATAGTAGCGCAATATTAAAGGAGAACGTTATGTCTGAAGGCCCTATAAGAATATTCGTCGGCACAGAAATTAAAACCAAAGTGCCAATGGACGTTTTAGCTCACTCTATAAAGAGGCATACTTCACGTGAGATTAAAATAACTCCAATGATAGGAGCTAACTGGGAAGTTCCATCAGGGCTTCACCAGGGTACAGGGTTTAGCCTCAGAAGGTTTATGATTCCTCATGCCTGTAACTATGAAGGGCACGCCATCTATTTAGACGCCGACCAGCTCGTGTTTGGCGACATAGCAGAACTATTTAATTATAAAAACAGCATGGGCGACAAGTCTGTTGCCTGTACTTATCAACCAGATAAGTTTAATAAAAACCCGTGGCCTCAGACTTCTGTAATGGTTATAGACTGCGCCAGGGTAGGGTGGAATCCTGTAGATCTATGGGACATGCTACGAAGGGGCTATAACTACGCAAACTTTATGCACCTTACTTTCATGGATAAGAAACCATTGCAGATACCTACATTTTGGAATCACTTTAACGTATACGAAGAGATGACAACCAGGCTTCTGCACTATACAAAGGAACCTGAGCAGCCTTGGTATAAGCCCAATCATCCTCTGGCTCATTTATGGGAATCCGAACTTCTCAAAGCTATAACTGCTGGAGCGGTTTCAAAGGCTGATTTTAATTTTGCGTTAGACCTTTGGAGCAAGCCTAAACTTGATAAAAGACTAACACAGGGGCTTCATCCACATTACAAAAAGTACTTGGAAAAGTTCAAATGCTAATAGATAAACTCTACGGAAAACATAGAGGCGCAGATATCTATATAGTCGGAACAGGCCCAACAGCCAGGCTTATACCCAAAGACCTTTTGGGTGGAAGAGTATCTATAGGCCTCAATCAAGCTTATAAGAACTTTAAAGTTACTTATTCAATAACAGTTCACCCTGAGCTGGAAGTTGAATATAGAGAAGTAGTTAAGTCAAATCCTGACGTAGAAACCCAATGGATAGTAAAACAAAAACCACCTACAAATCTACCCTTTGACGACCCTAACAGATACGTTTTTAAAACTAACCCTGAATGGTCTGGGTTTTTGGGAAAAGACAAAAATACTTTATTCATAGGCAGAGGAGTTCAGCAGACCGCCATAGATATGGCCTGCAGAATGGGAGCCAGAGCTATATTTCTAATCGGAGTTGACATGTCAGGCCTAGGCGGAGACCACCATTCTCACAACCAACATGTGAGATTTCACGGTCTTGATCCAGCTGATGTTTATGCTGAATACAGAGAATGGACCTATGTTGCTAGAAAATTAGCTCGAGAAAAGGCTAAAATTCCGGTATTATCATTATCACCGCTATTGGGTTGCGGCGGTAAGGTCCACGACTCTGACTACGTAAAGCTCAGAACTGAATTAGGACTTGATAAGTTACCAGAACCTAAGGATACTTCTGGGTACACTAGAAGCAAAACTGATAAACCCTTGTAGGAGTTAATTATGGCTAGTAGGTACGATAATTTAAATGAAGCTATTTCTAGCACAGCTAACGATAGCAAAAAGAACAAGCCCTTCCGAATTGTAGAGATTGGCGTACATCATGGCGTAAGGGCAACTGCCATGATTAAGTTTGCCAAGAAAGTTGGAAGAACCAACATTGAATACTACGGGTTTGATCTGTTTGAAGACATGACCGTAGAGGTAAATGCAAACGAATTCGGCAAACCTGCCTTGGCCATGAACAGAGAAGAGATTAGGCAAAAGCTTATAGCCGCAGGTGCCAGCAAGGTGCAACTGGTAAAAGGCGACACCAGAGTAACTTTGGAGCAAGCCGTTACCGGCATTCCTACAGCAAACGTAGTTTTTGTTGATGGAGGGCATAGCCTTGAAACTATTACCAGCGACCTCGAAGGCGTTCTACATGTATGCGGTGCAAACACCCATATCTTATTAGATGACTGCTACCCCGGCATTTTTGATAAAGGCTGTGCCTTTTTGCTAAAGTGTACAGACGTTCTTAAGAAGCACGGCATCACTCTTACCGAACTTGATCCAGTAGACACTTTTGATAAGAACCCTTATGGCCAGGGTCCTCTACAGATAAAAGTTCTTCGTATGAGGTGTACTGCCCAGCTTACTCCTAATACTTTAAAAGGATTTGGAAATCTCTTGATGTCTCAAGTTAGCCCCTGCTACGGGGAGCCTGAGCCTAAAGAATTTTTCCCAGAGAAGTCATTTTTGCCTGAAGGAGCTATTGGATGTACCGGGCCTACAGGACCGCAAGGGGTCGAAGGAACAGAAGAAGCTGCTCCGGCTTGTACGAGCAAGGAGGCCAGCGTACCTGCTGGAGGCTCATTTCAAGACGCCCCAGCCTACAATAGCTGTGGTAATTCCGACGTACAACCAGTTCGATTATGCGAAAATAGCTGTGGAAAGCTTCCTGGCGAACACTGCGAACGGGATAGTGATTCTTGTGGACGACGGGAGCCCGCAGTGGAACCCGGAAATGTGGTCGAAGTATCCCAAGACGCGACTGCAGACGTTCAGATTCCCCCGGAACGACAAGAATTTGACACGGTCATGGAACAAGGGAATCAGCCTGGCCTTGGAGCACCATGCCCAAGTGATAATAGCGGGGAACTCCGATCTGAAGTTCCCCCGCCTGTGGAGTCAGGGAATCGTAGAGTCTCTAGGCGCAGGCGCAGGCGTGGTGGGGCCGATGACGAATGCACCGGGCCACAGGCCTAGGCAGCACGTCAAAAGGTTTATAAGTGACTATGCTGTAAATGATTCTGACGAATATATAGCCGGCGTATCTACCCGGCTATATGATTCGTGCAAAGGAATTATAGAAAAGGGCCCGCTAAATGGCTTTTGTCTGGCATCCAAGGCAGAGACATGGAAAGCTGGCGCCTATAATTTGTCTGAAGGCCAATTCTTTAATCCAAAATATAAAATGGTAAAAAACGAAGACGAACTTATGGGTCGTTGGAAAAAACTAGGCATATCAAACTCAATAGCCTGTTCAAGCTTTGTTTTTCACTACAGAGGCGTTACTAGACACCCGTCAGGAAGGAACGCCGGTAAAGGCTCTTTAAGGATAAAGTGATGAGATACTGGAAGCGTAGAAAGATACCTACCTCAAACGAGGTAGGACTCGCTGTAGTAACCTACAATCAAACAAATTGCCTATCATCTCTTATATACGCCCTAAAATGCCAAACATTCGGAAATTTCACAGCATGTATTATGCATGATGGCCCATGGACTCCTGAAGCAGAGGAAGCCTGCGTCTCTGCCATAGGTAAGGATAAGAGGTTTATTAAATACAGCACTGATACCAGAGCCAATAAGTTTGGACACAATATGCGCCAGGCCGGCTTTGATATATGCAAGGGGCTTGGCTGTAACTGGATAGGAACTATGAATGCTGACTGCTGGTACGCTCCTGTGTATCTAGAGTGGATGGTAAGCACCGCCCTGGATAACAAAGCAAACTTTGCATACTGTAACATGGTTCATAGCCATAAGTTATGGAAACCACTAAAGACAGAACTTAAAAGAGGAGCTATAGACGCAGGAGGCTGGATAGCTCATACTGACTTAGTAGGAAGCTCTAAATGGAACAGTGACAGCTTTGCAGCGGACTGGGAGTATGTTAACAAACTTAAAGAGAATCCATCATTCAAGCCCAGTAAGGTTGATGGGTACTTATTTACGCATAACTAATTATGAAAATAGGCTTCGATGTCCAGTATAAACCACACGATGCCGTATACGCGGCCTTGAGATTAGCAGATTCGTTTAAAATAATAGGATACGAAACAACTCTATTCAGCAATAAGATTCCCAAGCACCATTACGGCTGTAACTGGGATAGCATAGTAAAAACTCCAAAAGACATGTCATACGAGGAATGGCTCAGCGATATAAGCCATATCATATGGCCTGTACCACCTAGTAGAGAAGTTGTTCAAAAAGTAGGCAAATCAATAGTAACAATAGCCTTGGCGCCATGGGACTGCCTGCCAGGTTATATAAGGTCGTCATTTAAGATATGTGCCCATGTCGTGTCGCCTTGCCTTGATAATACTAATACTCTGCAGAAGGAAGTAAATATTAGAGACGCCTCCACTATTCAGTGGGACAGCCCTATTCCAATAACTAAAAAAGAAGCATCTGATATAAACTTGGATGCCCCTAGAATACTAGTTCCGTTGCATTCAAGCCAAGGCCTAAGATGTGACCTGGATTCACTTTATGAAATACTGACAGGTATTCAGGCTAAGCTTCCAAACGTGGTTATAACTATATCGCACAGCCCCAAGAGTATGCCTTGGTCTTGTAAGAAATCCTTAGCTAAATTTATTACAAAACATAAGTCTATTAAGTTGGTTATTGATGAAACAACTTGTACCAGCTCACTTATTCTTTACAGCAAGCATGATCTTGTATTGTGGCCAGCTGAAATAGAAGGATTCGGCTTGGTTGGCATAGAGTCTCTTTATATGGGTACGCCGGTTATAGCCTACGATGTGCCGCCTATATCAAACATAATTACAGACGGTGTTAACGGAAGACTAGTGCCCTGTAATTGTGGCGGCTCAAAGGGCGGCGTAATGTATGCAGAACCTAATCCAGAGGCATTCATAGAGGTAGTTGTAAACGCTATTAAAGACGGCCTGTTGTCGATAAGTAAAAATACAGCGTCAGGTAGAAGGGCTGCCCGAAGCCAGTTTCTTTCACAATGGAAAAGACTTATAGAAGGATGATGATAAAATAAGATATAATTAAGTTGTAGCCAGGCCTAGGTGCAATATGGACAAGAACATACAGATAATAAAAATTAGGCAGGAAGAAAAGCTATGGGGCATGAATTATATCATGCACATAGACAACGTATTCCAGGCTTGCCATATAACCATAAAGAAAGGCGGGTTCTGCTCAAATCACAGGCATACTCATAAGTGGAACCAGTTTTACATCATATCGGGTAAGTTGGCCGTCGAGCTATTTAAAGAGGGAGATAAAACTCCTTACTCAATTCTATACCTTGGACCCAACGACTCTATCAAAGTAATGCCAGGCGTTAACCATAAGTTTCATGCCATGGAAGACACCGAGGCCATAGAGATCTACTCCGTCAATGTTTCCGAAGAGGATATCCTCAGAGAAGACACTGGCGGCATGTCTTAGTTTAAATCATTTTGTTTCAACGTGTCATAAATCTAAAACGTTCCACAACTTTTATCGAACTTGGAACAGCGGGTTTATGGAACAGACTATATAAGCATAAGTCTTTTAAATTTAATAATTTATCCGAATCTCTCATAAGAGCATACGACAGGCCTAATAGCCATAAGCTAGGAAAGCCCATAGTTAGCTCTTGGTTAGCTAGTCAGGCCCTAAGGACCTCATGGGACCTAGAGGATACCAATAAGGTAAACGAGCTTCTCGATTACCATGGTCTCCAATACAGGATAAACCACGAGAATGTTATCAAGGACCTTCAGGACCATAGGAACCTATGGGTCAAGAAGTACCTTAATCACAATCCTTAGTAGGGCCAGCGGGAGCTTAGGGATTAGATGGTCCCTTATAGGGGAACTCTAATCAGTTACTAGCACCTAGGGTGAAGAAAGTGACAAGAGTTTTATCGAACAACATATATTTATGTAAGTACTTTAAGAATAACAAGTTACATGCGATTGTTCCACGCGTTCCACAGCTTTTATTGAACTTGGAACAACATGTATTAATATAACTGCTTTAAACATAACAAGTTACATAAAGTCGTTCCACGCGTTCCACGCGTTCCACAACTCACAAGACATGGAACAACAGGCTTATGGAACAACTTAATCCAATCAATAATTGCGTCATAATTAAATGATATGTTGGCTATTCGCAAGCCCCGAGCGAATATTGAGCGACCATCATATTGCATTATGGCGACGGCCATAATGCGTGGGGATTACCGATCAACGCTAGTGCAGTCTGTCGCTGGCGTTGATCTAGATGTTTTTAGGCATCACTTACCAGGCCTTAATTCGGGCCATAAACGTGTCATATATACATGAAAGAGACATAACCATTAGAGGCGGCTTACAGTCTGCTCGTTTGAGCAGACGCTGACCTCGTTATACTGAAAGGAGTATAACAATGGACATGGAGTACATCATTGGATGTATCCTTTGTTTCGGGCTTGGCCTTTTGGCGGCCGAGCTGCATAGCCGAATCTTCTTAAGTCGTCGCCTTGACGACTTAATGAAGAAGAGGCATGCGCAAGCAACCCTCCAACAGGAGGTATTGCTTGCCATTACCCGTCTCGACAACGAGCGGGAAGCCAAGCGGGCTGCTCGCCTAATCCGGCGGGCTAAGCTTCTGAAGAAGAAGCGAAAGCCCAAAAATAAAAAGAATGACGCCTCACCGGCGTCAGACTACTAAGTAGTCAACCCGGCCGAAAGGCCGGGTTCTTTTTTTTTAGCTATTACTGGACCACTTAATTCAACCCGTTACCGTGTCATATATACATGAAGGGACGGGTTATCTGCCACATGCGATGTGGCCCTGATCCCAGCTTGATAGTGTTATAGGAGGTAACATGCAGTCAAGCACACAGTTTTTCTTGCTTCTGTCAAAAGCAAGACGGATTGTATGGGCTCATCCGAAAGAAGAGTCCATTAGAGAAGAATCTAAGACCGGCGTTGTTGCCAGGTCAAAGATCTTCTCGTCAGGCCACAAAGCGTTACCAGTTAACGCTGTGGCCGCCAAGTCCTTCTCCTAAGGGGGACTTGGTCATACAGAAAGGAGGTAATCATGTTTGAAATCATGATTACCCTGGGTCTAATGCTTAGCTTTGGATTTAACTCCAGCCCAACCGAAAGACTGGTTGGTCTGGTTATGCTAGGGATATCTTCCCTGGCACTAATAAAAATCTCCCAGCCCACTGAATAGTGGGTTGGGTTATTTTTTTAGCTATCACCCATGCCCTTAATTCAAGGCACAAATGTGTCATAGATATATGAAGGGATAGGTTAATCATTCAGACGTGAATGATTCTTAATCTCATATAGGGCAGGCATGCCCTCTTTTATGAAAGGAGAAAATGCCATGGTGGAGACTGTAATGGCTTTTATAGCAGGGGTTGTTAATATATTTAACAAACTTCTGTTGGCGGCGTTTACATGTCTGTTGATAGCGGTTGGCGTTTCCGCTTACGACCTGTCACAGTACAGCGGACTACCGTCCGCTGACAAATGTGCAGGTTACCAAGAAGCGTCTCTCCCACAGAAGATAGGACTTAAAGCCTTCGTGTTTTCACGAAGTTGGACAGTCACGAATGTGGGATTCACCAGAGTAGCCACATCTGGTGAGGGCGCTGACAAGGTAACCCTTGTCCAGCTGCCCTTCACGGGCGGTACATGGTATCGCGATGGCGATACCAACTAAATAAAACCACCTCCATCCCTTAGGGGATTGGAGGTGATTTTTTTAGCTATCAGGTGCTGCCAATAATAATGTACAATCAAAAGTGGAGACGTCTCCACAATCAATCACTACTACAACGGAGGGCCTATGGCTTACCTAATTCTGTTTATGGTAGTACTAGTTTATAGCACCTCTTTAGTTTTCTCTTACACAGATAGCATACGTGAGTCCAAGTATTATTATGCAATGTCTTTGTGCTGCAGTTTCCTTATAGGATCTCTATGGGTCAGTGGAGTAAGGATATGCCAGACCACTGACAGGATATTTTTCTTTAGCCTTTGCTGGGAATTTGCGGTTATACTAACAGATTATGTAATCCCTCTTGTGTTTTTTGGTCTAAACGCTAATAAATATGTAACACTGGGTTCCCTTATAGTTGCCATAGGGCTAACTATAATGAAACTAAACATGAAGTAGTACTAGAAAGGCTTTCATATGTCAGCTATGTCTCAGTATCTTAAAAACACGGTCGGGTTCAATGTGTATACCCAGGATGATCCTGATTTACTTACCTGGCTATATACGAATTGGAAGGATAAGAGCAATCCAGACGACGCAACAAATAAAGTAGTGATTGATTTTATCAAATCGTCAAAGGAACTTATCAGCCAAAAACCTGTTGTAGCCATGGAGTATATTGATACAGGCATAGCTGTCATATTATCCACAGGCGAGAAGATTCCTTTTAATAAGTCCAGCACTATTACGTCACCATCTGTATCTATCAATGTCATGGGTCCAACTGAGATGCTGGCCTCACCTAGGACAGAGAATCAAATTGATACATCAGCACCTATTACAGGGGGTAAGTAATGTCTATGTCAAAGCGACCCAATCTTAGGTTGTTTACAGGTGATCAGTATGAATCTTTTGTAGAGACTCTTGTTGATGACTTTATATCAGCAAGGATCAAGGCTGACACAAGCCTGTCTGACATGGATATTATCAATATTAAGAATCACTTCGAGTCATTCTTAGACTTTTGCGCTGAACACGCCTCTGATAAAGTTGTATTGGATAACGGCAAAATGACCCCATTTGTATCATCAAGGTAGAATCATGGCTAATAACGATAAATTAGAAGCTGTTAAAAAAATATTAACCCTACTGACAGGTTATGACTTCTGTAACTGTACTAAAGGCGGTCCAGCTGTTAAGTCAGCCATGGGTAATCTGGGCTATGTTGGTTCTAATAATAAAAAAATGAAACCATCTATTCTCAATTATAAGAATATATCACCTAACCCTATGACACAGAAGCAGTTAGGTGATAAAGAAGATAATCCTTTTTTAGCTAAAAATAAGTTGCAACCCCCTACTGCTTAAGGTAAACTTCCTTTACCTTAAACCCCGACTCGACGTAAGTCCTTATTACGTTTCTACTTACGTAAAATTTACAAATTTACGACCCGTTTCTTAAAAGTGAGAATAGATTCTTAAAAATAAGAATAACTGCAGTATACTTTTATTAGACAAAATAGTGGATTAGCTTCCACTTATGGTTGATTTAGCAGCCGGTAAGTAATACAACTTAATCAAGATAATTACACTTCATAATTTGTGGTGACATTATGTTTGAAAGCAATAAAAAACTTACGGCCGAAGAGTTAAAAGGCCTTTATCCAAAGATATCTCTTATAGAAGGATACGACAGAGCCCTAGTAGGTGTTGTAACGGCGCCTAACGACGAGTTCCTGCCTGTCTACGACACCTTCATAATGATAGACATCATTGCCGAAATGGGGTTTGAGTCAAAAGAGGCTCTTAACGAATACTTTACTAAACTAGTAGAGAAGTCAAAGTCAGGTGGATTTGGTCCGTTGTTTATGCACACGGTAAAAGTTAGAGAACCCAAGGTAAATAAAGAAAGCGAAGAAGTAAGCGACGACATATTTGCTGACGAGGAGAAGCCCTGGGGTACATGGGAGAGCGAGTCTGACTCAGATTCATCCTCTGACTCAGACGAAAACTTTGAAGCCAGCTTTGAGGCTTTGGGTTACGAGTCATCTTATGACAGTGACAGCGATAGCGATAGTGATAGCGAAGACGCCGTAATATACGAAGATAACTCTGACGAATATGAGGACGACTACGACGGCGAAAAGCCACCATTTCTTCAAATAACCATGCACATAGCCGATAACGACCCGGATATGTGCCAGATAACGCCTAATCCAAGTAAAGTCAGAGACGCTTTGTTTATGTTGTTTCCGTCTTTAAACCGCCTGGATATCATAAAAGAGATAAAGATATACTTTGCCAGTACAGACGAGATAGAAGACGAAAACGAAGAATAGTATAGACAAAGACAGCCAATACTATAGAATACCGCCGTTGACCTGAAGTTTAGCTGAGAGTGTCAGCTGGTTAGGAGCGGCGTGGCAGGATGCCTTTATCGTCGCTAAGGTACCCGCATCATGGCGAAAGCTTCGAGATGCGGCAGGCGGAGTGGGCAGTTTACACTCATATTACTTGCCCTGAGCTCACAGTAGCCGTAGGTCCTCGGGGAGGGGATCCGAGGGAACTTCAGGTTAACACTCTTATGAACAATGATCCTGATAAACTTAAGTCGTTAATTGATAAGATCTTGGAAGTAAACAGGTGTGACGTCGAATGGGATCAGGCTGAGGATTTTCATATGACCTTACCGTTTGAAAGGGCAAGAAGTATAAACTTTGCTAGAACGCTTCTTACCAATCTTCTTATAAATGATCGATCAGAAGATGTAATAACGGACGAAACTAAAGAACTAATAAGGTCAGCCCTCAGACACTACCCTACTGAATACGACGTAATGATGCTTTCCGAGAAGTGCCCTGAGATATTGTTCACGTCGGATGACATGGATTAGTAAATATTGCTTTAATTACTAAGGCTCTGCGTGTAAAATTACCGCAGGGCCTTTATTTTTGGAGACGTCTCCACAATTTTATATGGGGTAATTTAAAAATGGCTTTTATATATGAAGGAATAGACGTCGACAAACCAGCAGCAGGGTTCTCAGGCGCCCCGACTACCGTAATCAGAGCAAACAATATTATCGTAATAGCCAACGAAAGAATAAAGTACTATACATCAATAGCCACGTCTTATAACAACGCTTACAAGGCTTTGGCGGACTTTAAAGTAGCTAACCCTGACCAAAGAGCGCCTGGTTATAGCTTTGCTACTTATACAAAACTTCAATTAGAGGTAGATAAGTGGAAAGCCATAGTGATAAGAAACGGCGGAAAGCTAAAATCTGCTGGATCTGCGGGCGGCTATATTGGCGACCCAGGGCAGGCAGAAGCTGATTTCAACGCCAAGATAACAAAATACAATAAGGACATATTCAACTCCCAGTCTACTATTAACAACTACAAAAGCCCTAACAATCCAAATCAATCTCCACTTCCATCTCCTGACCAAGTAATGGGTTCAATAGTAGCTGATGCCAGGGCGGCCAACGACGTGGCCGTAGCTGGCGCCAGACAAGAAGCACAAGCAGCCTTTAACTATCAGAATTCTTTAAAAGACTTGACCAATCCAAACAAAGTAAACAAAGACTCATTTACTCCGGGCAATATAACCAACGTATTGAATAATGGATTGGCGTCTAAGCAATTGGTTTGGAATCTAACCACTCTTGGCCTGGCAGCTACCCTTGTGCCTGATGGAAACAAGCTATCAAATACAGACCTGTCTAAAATAGCAAGAGAGCTGCCTAAAGAAGCCACCCTCGATCAAGTCAAAGGGGCTCTCGCGATAGCGGCTAAGTCTTTGAAGAGCAGGCCTATTCCAAAACCGGCTCCTACAAAGAATGCCGCTTTAAAGCCGTCATCTGCAGTAATAGCTCAGACTAATCCTCCAAAGCCAGCTAAACCTGACCCCATTTCAAACAATGTAAAAAATCTAACTAACCCAGCAAGAAGATAGTTGATTTGACCTATATCATAAGCGCTAAGCGCAAGGAGCTAAGATGGCCGCTATTCCTTATTCCCCTACTATGACTGCCTTACAGGGACTTGACTCGTACAAGTTCATGAAAGGCCGTATTGGCAATAAGACCGTAAGTCAGGTTGAAGCCGCAGCCAGGGATTTGGATAATTTGTTATTTCTCAAGTTTAATTACGAGAACTCAGTATCGACTTACAACCTTATATATAAAGCAACCTTGGACAAGTACGCTGCAGCCGGAGTTACTGACATTAAAAAGGTGCTAGCGGACCCTGCTGTAAAAGGCGCGGTTGAGCTGGTTCAGTCGTTTGAAAAGCAGTACAGGCCACGTAAAGACCAACTTAACTCCGTATCAAAGAAGTACACCGACATTTTAGTAGTCCTCAACAAAGAATATAATGCCGCCAAGAACAGTGCGTCTTCTGGCGGCGGAGGTTCCTCAGGGGTGCCTGCAGATATAGCGGCCCTTCAATCTGAATTGGCTAATATCAAAAAGCAAATCCCAGCTACAGAAGCGCAAATTAATCAAATGGATAGAGCCATCAACGGCAGGGCCACAAGGAACCTTAGCAAGAAAGAAATAGATTCACTTAACAATCAACTAAAGGATCTTAAAGCTACGCTTGCCAAGATGAAGGCAAGACAGGCCGAAATTTTGAGTAAGTTAAATGCTTATGGAGCTACTATACCCAAGCCACAAGTGGTTGCATCGGCTCAATCTTCAGGCGATACTGCTCCTATATCCCAGGCTGTTATAAATTCTACTAACCCAGGACCCGCCCCAGCTCCTGATCCTATTTCTAGAAACACTCTAAACCTAACTAACCCAGGGAGATAACTATGAGTTTTGAAATAGCCCTGTCAGCAGTTAGCATCATCATAGGCGCCATCGGCTCAATCGCTGGCGCCGTATCTATGATTTACATAAATAAGTTAAAGACATCAAAGACTGCGGAGGTTGAGCTGCAAAAGCTCAATCTTCAGCAGCAAAGAATGGAGCATAAGGAGCACGACACCATATTTGAAGAGTATCGAATGATAGTTGAAACTACCAAGTCCATGCACGATTTTATTAGAAACGAGATAGTGGACTTGAAAAAAGACATGGAAGAACTGCAGAATGACAGACGTAACTGTAGAAAAGAGAATGATGAACTTAGAAAGAGAGTCATTCAGCTGGAAGAAGAGATTATAGGACTTAAAAGAAAGTTGTTTGAACAGGAAGTTAACGGCATACAACCAAGAATTCATGACGCTGCTTAGGGAAACAAATGAAGTTATACGCCCATATATTTGCAGTCATACTACTATTAGCCGGAATCTACGGAATTTGCTGGCCGTTACCGGCTTTCTTTATTAGTCCAAGCAGAGCAGAAGCCTATTTTGCAGCCATATGGAATTTACCAGCCAACGACAAATCAGCTGGGGCGGCATTGCCTTTTTTATGGTTTTTCTTCACAGCCCCCATAGGCCTGTTGTTAATAGTGGTATCCTTTATTACTTACGTTTTTACTAGGAATGAGTAATTATGAATAGATTTCAAAAAGCGGCAAGCTTTGGAGCAAGAATGGGAAAAGCCGCAGGCGCTCCATTAGAGTTAGCAGGCCCGCCATATATGCCTAGATATACTCCAGAAACTCTACCAAGGCCTAAGCCAGAAGATGGAAAGGCTTATACCTGGAGAGAAAACGACATATATAAAACTAGGCAGGAACTATATAGAAAAGGTCAAGCAGCCAGGGCGGCAGCAGGTGCTACTGGTCCGGGTACTACCAAGGCCATAATGAAAGACGGCGTAATCCAGCCAGGGGCTACGTTTACTCCGCAAGGTAGTATGGCGCCAAAGGATATAGATTGGTCTAATATAAAGTTACCCCAGGAACAGCCTTTACCGGCTAAGTCTCCTGTTATTGAAAGTAAAACTCCTAAGAAGTTGTTTTAAGGTATAGGCAAATGAACAAAGGTCACAACAAGTCCGCTGCGCCTCTTCCTAAACTAATAGCCCCCATAGTAGGGTTGGCTCACAGGTTTGGGGATTTAAATATGGACGAAAGCCCTCTTAGAGGGGCAGGCATAGGTGCCTCTATCGGTGGGCCTGTTGGCGCTTTGTATGGAGCCTTGTTTCCTAGATCTGAATATGTTCAGAAGAAGGATAAAAAAGGCAAGCCAATGTATGACAAGGATGGTGATCCTGTCTACGAAATGAAAGATAAGTCAAGACTTCGAGAAGCACTTAGTCGAGGTCTTACAGGCGCCGGTATAGGCGGAGCTGTAGGAGTCGTGCCTTCGTTGCGTAAATCTTTACTTTCTTTAGGGCAGGCCAGAGGCGGCAGCACTCCCCAACAACCAAACAGAAATCCTGGCGAAACTACATATCAGCCACCATCAAAAGACAAAAGGCAAGTGGCTAGCACTAGCCTGATTAACGAACTAAATAGATTCAAGTTTCCAGATGAGACTTCGGCCAAGGCCTCTTTAAGAGAAGTGGTAAGTCCTTTTTACAAAGACACAGAGGGCGGATTTGACAAGGCCGTTGAAAATGCCGAAAAGTACAGAGACGATGCTAAAAAGCTAGGCCTAGTTACTTTTAATCAAAAAGACCTCGACGCCCCTATTAACATAAGCAGTAAAGGTAGCGACATCGACAAGATGATAAAGATAGTCAATTCTGGCCGATCAACCTATGGAGGTAAAGTTAGCAGAGAGAACCTAGGAGGAGCCGCTCCTAGACGACCATTCAGTAGTTATGGGGACGTTGTATTAAATCCTGACGCAAAAGACAGGTACTCTATACTGGGGCACGAGATGACCCACGCTGCGTTTGGGCCTGCCGATTCGACAAATATGACTCAGATCATAAGCGAACCTCAAATCGAAGTAATGAAAAAATTTTTAAAAAAGATAAATATGTCTCCAAGCGAGTTTGATACTACCGCAAAATATGTTGGAAATCCTTCTGAATGGGGTGCCCACCTTAGCGAAGCCAAACGCTATTACTCTAAAGATCTTGGAAAACCAGTAGCTACTCCAGCTGACGCACAGAAGGTATTAGATTACTATATGAGTGACAGGTATCCTAGAAAGACAGACGCTCTAAGGCGGATTATGCCCATGTTACTTAATAGTGATGACTTAAAAAAGAAAGCCATCATGCAGATATTATCAATCGTCAAGGGAGACCAGGCTGCACCAGGAATTGGAATGGCCTAATTTTAACCGGAGATAACCATGGATAGGTTTAACGAGGCAGCCGAGTTCGCAAGGTATCTTGGAAAAGCAGCTGCGGAAGAAGTTAAAAAAGACGAAGAGGAAGACGACAAGGAAGAAGGGCAGCATGAGTCCAAAAAACCAGTCAGGATGCCCAAAAACCTTAGAAAGTCAGATCTTGCCAGGCGCACCCATGTCAGCGCTGCAGGCTATAAGCCGTTTAACTTGTCTTATAAATGGGCAAGCGCTTACGGTATAAAGAACCTGGCCGTCCAAGAAAACATGCCAGTAGCCGAGCGAAGGGACATTACTGAAGAAGATAAAAAGAAAATGCAGGAGGGGGAATCTAGATGGTTTCCGCGTATTTTCTCGTCTTACGGCACTCCAGCCCAGGAACTTCTTTCCAGCCCAGCTAAAGGCGCCTTACTTCACGGCCTAGGTGGCGCTCTCGCAGGATCTTTAGGCGGAGCCGCACTGGGCTCACAGCTTCAAGATACTAATCTTAATAAAATTCTTGGGGCCTCTCTTATAGGCGGGTTAGGTCTTGGCGGGCTAACAGGTATAGGCGGTTACTTCTCTAGAAAAGCCCAGAACGAAGGAATAAAAGATTTAATGCTAAGGCTTCCTCAGGGGGCTACCAAGCGAGACCTTTTGTCTGACCCTGTATATAACAGGGACGAGTCTATGAGAAAGCTAAGAGCAATAAGCAGACTAAACGACATTCATCACATGAATGCCTATAACGACCTGTATTCAAACGGCTTCTCTTTGAATAGTCCGTTTGCTCCTAGCTTTAATAAAAGAGCTGGTTTGTTTTATAGGGATATAACACCAAAACAGCTTATGATGGCTGTCGACCTGCCTTTAAAAATTAACGGCATAGGCGGCGATTCAAGCAAAATATGGCCAACTGGTATAGTTAGAAATAAGGAACCAAGGTTTCTAACAAGGTTATTCGTTGACGACCCGGCTGAAGTTCCAGGAAATTATTTAAATTATGCCGCTAGTTCAGTCTTTGACAACTTAGGCGGCTCCCTTGATCACGTTAGAGGCGGTCGCAAGTTTGATAAGCAATACAACTTTGGCGACTATGCAGCCCTATTAGCGGCTAATTTGTTAAATAAACATGTCTCAGAAGACTCGTACACTGGGCTCAAAGCCACTCACCTGCACCCAGAATGGGGCGGCCCATTTTTAACTAGCAGGCCGACTAAGGATCTTATAAACCTTGGAATAGCTAAAAAAGAAATTTACGACATGGACCCCTCTGATATTGAGGGAGTTAACAAACTTGTCGATAAAAAGTTTGGTAAGAAAAGAAGAGTGGAGGAGAGCGCCTAAAATGACAAATGTACAAGACATGATAAAAAAAGCCATAGACGCTTATCAGCACTATAAGATGCCTGTCTACGATCCAGCCTGGCCTACAGGTAGCGGAGCTAATGAAGGCGGCACTATTAATCTTAAACAAGTTAAGGCTATCGGAAAAGCTATGGAGGCTGCCGCCACCCATAATGCGCTCAATAACGTTAGAATAGGCCTGCATGGTTCACGTCTTGATGACTTAGAAAAGCGCGTCAAAATGAACCCAAGGGTGTCTGACGAAGATAAAGCCTCGTTTCAAAACCCGTTCATAGATGAAAAAGCTAAAAACAAATACTTTCCTAAAGAGCAGTTTCACACCCAGGAGCTTGGCGACGCTTACTGGAGCACTCCCGACGAGGTATGGCTTCCTTCTGGAAACCCAGGCGTATTGATGCACGAGCTGGGCCATGCTACTGACTTTAATGAATACGATCCTGAGGATAAAGTAAGAAGCGCACTCGCTGGCCTATATCAGCGATTTGCGCCTACTTTATGGATGGAACATGCGGCCTGGAACAAAGGCAAAGATAGACTACTAAGCGGCGCGGCCAAGACAAAGCTTGACCCAGATCTTTTAGTAAAGACCCTGGAGCAATCGGCTAGAACCAAACCTATGGGGCTTGGCAGTTATTGGGGCCATAGTTTAGGCGGCGCTCTTGGAACAGTTGGAGGCGGTATATTGGGCGCCATGAAGGGCTCAGCAATCGGCGGAGGATCACCGGCTGGGCCACTAGGCTACGGCATACTAGGAGCCTTAACTGGTAACGTTGTAGGAAAAGGTATTGGAACTCCGCTGGGTTATTCTATAGGCTCGGCATTGGGCAGTAGAAAATCTCTTGGAGATGAAAAGGCCTTACAAAGTTACTTGGACGAGTACGCCGACGCTTATTCAAAAGAGTACAATATTCCCAAAGAACTAGCCCTTACAAAGCTTACTAGGCTTAGGGACGCTATTAGGGAAAAAGAAAAGGCAAAGAAGAAAAAGCCAAAAGCTAAAAAGCCAATGGCCAAAGCTGCGGATACTTTAAATAAGGAAACAATCATGTCCAATAACAGGTACCTTAATGCGGCTAAGTTTGGAGCAAATCTGGCTAAGACAGCGGCCTTTAGGGACTTAGGCTCTGTTGCTAGAGGTACTGGCCCGCAGCAGATGTCCAACGCTTTGTCCATGTTCCATCAAGCCAGGGCCTTGGTTGACCCTACTGATACCTTGGAATCAGCCGGTCTTTCCAGAGGAACATTTAACGACATGATCAAGCAGTTGGCTGATAAGAAAGACGAAGGCTATGAGTTCTCAGAAATGAAGAGAAGCCCAAAGGCTGAGTCTATCATTAAAGGACTTGTAGGAGCTGCTGCAGGCGGGGTAGCCGGTAAGTACACAGGGCAGGGGCTAGGTAAGTCGTTAGGCCTTGCAGCTATGGGCGGCTTGACAGGGGCCGGTATGGGCCACTTAGGCGCTTCACGCTACAATAGAAACTTATTGGCTACTGCTAAAGTATTAAAAGAGTATGGTTTACTGAAGCCTGAATATCTTAGAGAAGCGCTTCCGCTACTCCATTCAGACGAAGAAAAACCTTGGTATGAAAAAGCCCTCGGAACAATAGGAATTTAATGCAATGAACATTAAACAAGCAGAAGAGTTTGGAAGAATGATGGGTAAAAGGGCAGTAGCTTTAAGCCCTACAATGTTATCATCCTTGGCAGGGGCAGCTATAGGTGGCGGAGGCACCGCTATCTATGACTGGCTTAAAGGAACCAAAGAGAATAAGTTGAGAAGAGCTATGATTGGGGCAGGATTAGGTGGTTTGGCTGGAGCCGGATTGGGCCACTTGGCTGGTAAGCTAATTCCTGCTAGTAAGCCTTCAGACGACGAGTATAGACAGGCTGAACAGAGAGTGCTAGAAAGGGAAGTTAAAAAGCACTTGCAAGGTTCACCTTCTAGCCTCCCTAAATCAGATGATTCCTCATCTAATTTCTGGAGTAGGCATAGGTTTAGAGAGCCTACAAAAGCAGAGATGGATGACTACTATCGTAAAAAATATAAAAATTATTACCCAGATGAACCTTACCCGATTGATTTAAACCGCATACCTGAGTTCGAAGGTCTCCGTTATCAAAGTGACCTTGATGACGCAACTACAAAACAAAACAGAGCTGACTTTGAGCACCAAAGAGCTCGGGCTGACCTTGCAAGAGAGTTGAGACAAAAACCTCCGTACTATTCAGAGCCACTCATCATAAAGGCTAGAGAAAACATTGCTAGAACAGACGCCGAGAGGAGCTACTACGGACATCTTGTGAATCAGATACTCGATACTAGTAAATACCCTAACACTTATAGTAGACAAAAAGCAGGTCCATATATGAATTGGGGCGGAGAAATAGCCCTACCTCCAAGCTCTGATGGAGGGAGTCGTAGAGTTATCGGCAAGGTAACTTATAAGGATTTCCTAGAGTAATTGGCAAGGTAACTTATAAGGATTAAAAATGACCATACCTCCACTATCATTGGGTTTATCAAATGAGTATTAAACAAGCAGAAGAGTTTGGAAGAATGATGGGCAGAATGGCCAAGCGTCCTAGAAATGATATCTTTAACCCCCAGCACGATAATGTCCCTAAAGGCAACGGCATCAGTACAATCGTTAATAGTCCGGGCGAGGCTGAAAGAAGAAGTCTTAGTACAGGCGACGCAAGAAGCCAGCTGTGGGGATTAAAAGACCCCAGTGGATTTGTTAATCCTAACAGTTGGTTAAATACTAATAGAGATAACAGAAACCAACTATCTGTCGCTAAAGATCCCAAGCGCAGCGATTCACCAGCGGCAAGTCCGTGGAGATCAGCTAACGTATCTGATAAAGTAAGAGAACTATCTAACGCTAAGCACTATAACGAACTAGCCAATATGAACAGGGCAAATCCACCTAGAGATATTAATGGTATAGCAGCTTCTCGTATGAGAGTTAACAACGAATACAATAGCAATGCCGCCAGTGCATTACCTTACCTTTTTAATCCTAAAGGGCTTATACCTGGTTCAGTCAAATGACCATACCGCCGCTATCGTTGGGTTTATCTAAAGGAATCGAAAGAGCAAAGCTCATCGACTCCGAGTTCTTTTCATTAGGTCAGGCTCACGGGCATCTATGCAAAGCAGGGTCACATACGGCTGTGCATGCTTTATCCGGTAGGCTTCAAGCAGGCCCTAACGGCGGCATAGAACTTACTGTCCCAGCTTCCCTAATCAAAGGAGTATTCGATGCCCTACATGAGCCTGGCGCTGAGTTTGTTGTGCGTAATAATCGTACTGAGGCTGCTATTAAAGTAATGACCAAAGCCGAAGTAGATAAGATTGGCGGCCCTGACAAAGTAACTGAAAGAGGGCACGCTTATAACTATACTTTAGGCCCAATAGTAGAGCTCCCAGCTAACGGTGAGTACGAAAAGCTATGGGCAATTTCAATAGAAAGTGATAATCTTGAGGATATACGCCGGAGCTATGGTTTGGAGACGTCTCCACAATTAGGATTCTATATTCCGGTTGGCTGCAAAAAGAAAAACGTAACTGGTGAAAACAACGTAAGTAAGCTAACGGCTGACTCATGAGTAAAATAATGAATAGATTTACCAAAGCGGCTAGATTTGGCCAGATTATGGGAAAGATAGCAGCTGACAATCTTTCCGCCAATTCTGCCGACCCTTTATCAGTAACACCAGTTCCTGGCAAACTGGGGGCTCCTGTTAAAAGCGTAAACCTTAAAGAAACAAAACAACCTTTAGGATTTGAACAACAAAATAAGATGTGGAACCAGGCTAATAATGCGGCTCCAAGTTTATCAGGCTCTCCCCCCAAAAAGTACAATGCAAGTTATGAGATGTCTGACACTGCAAGAGCAAAAGACCAAGCAGCCGGAAAGTATTTTCCTACCGATAAAAGCAGGTGGGCCGCAGCCAGTCCAGAGCAAAGAGAGGCATGGGAAGCTGAAAACAAAGCTAAACACCAAGCAATGATTGATTACAATCTACAAAGAGGACATGGGTTAATAGGTTCAAGTGGTGATTTGGCGCTGGCATACAAAGGCCCAAGCGTACTTAAAGCCCTATTTACTCCTGCAGGATCTTGGGGTAATTACGCTAGAAACGTAGCAGGCAGTTCAATTAAACTAACAGATCCAATAAGTGCTCAAAAAGCAGTTAATAATGCAGTGAGTAAAAGCCTAGAACGCTAGAATTATACAATACTTACAGGTGATACATGATTAATATTCGAAGAGCGGAAAACTTTGGCAAGCTTATGGGAAAAATTGCCGCAGGCAATCAACCGGTAGCGCCAGGCGGCCAATCCCCTCAGCCGTATAATAGCCCTGACCGTATAAGACCTTTAGACGGTAGAGGTCGACCGCTTCCTGTTCCTCCAGATCGCTCCTTTAGTCCATCTAAAAACCCTACGCTAAATGAGCTGTGGGCGTCCAGGCAAGCTCCTACTATGCAGCAGCAAGCCAGTGACTATCTTAGCCATAAAGGCCTGACTACTAAGCAGCAAGACCTGGAAAGGCTTAAAGAAACTGCAAGGCTTGGGGAGCAAAAAAGCTTCCCTACTAAAGGGCTAGAGGCCGAAAAATTTAGGCAAAAAAGCGAGCAAGACCAGCACGCTTTTAATACGATGGCGTCAACTTTAGGAATATCAGGGGCTAGCCGCACAGCAGGTTATTATGGAGGCAAGATTCTCGCACCTGCGGCACAGGCAGCTCAGCCTCATCTTGCCAGTACCGTAGGCCATACAGCTTCAAATCTAGCAGTTCAGCATGCTCCTAAAGCTTTGGGGCACTTAGCCGGTCACACCACCGCCGATGCTATAGCTCACGGCGCTGGAATGCACCCAGCGCCGGCCGCCCCTGTTTTGCCGTACCACCTGTATAATTTATATAGAAGCGGCGTTTTAAGCCCTAACTACCAACCACCCAAATAACTGTGCAATACATACCTACTAGCGTAAAAATAATTACGATGGAGTAGAATCGTATGTGCGGTATTCATGGATTTTGTTGGAAAGATGACACCGGCGCCATGCCGGCCATGGTTAAAAAAGCAAGACACAGAGGCCCAGACGGCGAAGGTATATGGGGCGACGACTTTATAACCTTGGGGCATAATCTTTTATCAATAGTGGATACGCCTCCACAATCAAGCCAGCCATGGCACACTGAATCAAGTGTCATGGTATACAACGGCGAAATCTATAACTACAAATCCCTTAGAGCTAAGATAGGCGGCGACTTCGTGTCTGATACAGACACCGAAGTTTTAATCAAAGGGTATGAAAAGTTTGGAAAAGACTTTTTATACGAGTGCGACGGTATGTTTGCCGTGGCTATTTATAATAAGAAATCAAAGAAGCTGCTACTGGCAAGGGATAGTAACGGAGCCAAGCCTTTATTCTATGGATATCTAAAAAATAAACTCGCATTCTCGTCAGAGGTGGCAAGCTTACTTGAGCTTGGGTTTGAGAGAAAAGTGTCCATAGACGGGTTCAAGCACTTCTATTATTCAGGCCTGACGGCCGGGCCAATAACGTGCTTCAAGAATATAAGCAGGCTTGTACCCGGTGAAATTATAGAGCTGGATATAAGAACAGGAGTCAAATATAGCAGTAATATTAATAACAGGCCGATAGACCCATTTACTTCGAACGAAGAAGACATTCCGCTTCTACTTCACGATAAGCTTAAACAAGCCGTAAGTATGACACTTATGGGGCGCAGGCAGGTAGGCTTGTTTCTTAGCGGCGGCATGGACAGCTCGTCTGTTCTTTACGAAATGTCAAAATCACTTGGTATAAGCGCCCATACCTTTTCCACAAAATTTGATATTCCGCATAAAAAGTGCAACCATAACGAGGATGCCGTCTTAGCCAAGCAGCTTGCAGAGCTTTATGGCTCTGACCATAAAGAAATAAAAATAAACGAACAGGCTTGGCTGGACAATCTTGAGTCTGCGGTTCTGGCCCTTGAAGAGCCTAGGCAGGGTAAAAGTTACTCGGCTTATTACGCCACTAATAAGTTTCTGCGCGACAACGGCGTAATAGTCACATTGAGCGGTGACGGAGGAGACGAACTGCTAGCCGGGTACAAGCACTACTTTAATCATGCCACTTTTAATGACAGGCTTGACAGCCTTAGGCTACACCACAGAAAACTATTAGATCCAGCAAAGGCGCTTACAAACAAAGATCAGCACGAGTATCTTATGTCGTGGATTCCAAAAGGCGGCCTGACTGGTAATAATCTTAATGACATAATGTACATAGAGAGCCTCCACACTTTAAGTGAGGATTTTTTAGTAAGAAACGACAAGTTGGGAATGGCCTTTGGAATGGAAGCCAGGTTTCCAATGATGTGTAATGTTTTTAAAAACTTTGCTAGAAGTATACCTGGAAACCTAAAAGCCGCTCCAAAGCATTCCAAGCTAAGATGGGATCAGTGCAATAAAAACTTACTAAGGCTTGCTTACAACTCAAAGCTCCCAGAGTTTATAACAACTAAAAACAAGACAGGCTGGAGGGCTCCTACTGACGATTGGGTAATCGGCACTCAGGCCTACCCGGCCAAGAAGAATTCACCTATAAGGGCTTATTTCAGAGATATTCTTAGTGACCGGGAAATAATGGAAATATTCGAAATAAACTCCGCAGATATAGACAACAAATATTTAAATAATGTAAACCATATCGGTCCTAAAAAGGCAAGCGGCAAGCCGTCAGCCGGACCTGGGCTAAATGCCCAAAAAGAGCTATTCACTATAGTTATGTTCGCCGTATGGTATAAAAAATTTCGTATGAAAATGTAAAGGAATGAGTCATGGGGCTAGGTGACGACCTTATGGTTACTGGTGAGGTAAAAATACTCGCCAAGACCATTAATCGTAAAATTGCCGTAAAAATGGATAAAAACCGCCAGAGATGGTCGGAAGTATTTTTCAATAATCCTAATATGGCAACCATTGAAGAAGTCAAAAGGGGCGCACTTGTACACTGGATAGGCGCAAACGCAGGAAGAAGATATAGGGCCAGTGAGACAAAAGAAAAAAGGACGTGGACCAACGTCGGTCCTTCTGTTGGAGAGTTTTTCTTTACAGACGAGGAGATTAAGTACGGTATTGATAATGCAGGCAAGATAGGTAGAGACGCTGTAATAATAGAGCCAAACTTAAAACAAATAGCCACTGTAAACAAAGATTGGGGCTGGCCTAACTGGGAAAAGCTAGTAAGCCTGGCGCCAGATGTCAATTGGGTACAGATCTCAAAACCAGAATACAAAAAGATAAAAGGTATAAATGTAATACAGCCACCGAGCTTTAGGCATGCCGCCTCCTTGATATCAAATATAGCGCTATGCGTTCTACCGGAAGGAGGGCTGCACCATGCGGCTGCTGCTGTAAATAAGAAAGCGGTGGTAATATTTGGCGGCTACATATCCCCAGTTCAGACTGGATACCCAATCCACGTAAACATATTCACAGGTGGTACGCCCTGTGGAATGAAGATAAAGTGTTCGCACTGTACGGCGGCAATGAACAGAATAACTCCTGAAATCATAAGAGATTGGGTATACGCCCTGAAAGCCGGTAAGGTATAATCAGAAAACTCAAGAGGCCACATAAATGCTAAAAAAAGAAGTTATTTTAAAAGACGGCTGGTACTGGCCCTCTAAAGACATGAAATGCTGGCCTTGGCTTCAAAGAGAAAAAGACTTACCGTCAATAATCTCGTCACACTGCAAAAATAAAAATGTAGCTGTACAAGCCGGCGGTAACTGCGGCTTTTATCCTAAGCTTTACGGAAACATATTTAAGTCCGTTTATACATTTGAGCCCGACAATCTTAATTTTTATTGCCTTACCTTAAACGCCTCTGCTGCTAATGTTTTTAAGCAGCAGGCGTGCATAGGAGACTGCAGGCAGCTCGTAGCCCTGACCAACAGCAAAAAGAACATCGGATGTTATTCAATAATACCTGAGACTACCGGTCTTATACCCACTCTAATGGTAGACGACCTGGGGCTTGAAGGCTGCGACTTAATCCATTTCGATATAGAAGGCTGGGAGCTTCCTGCTCTAAGAGGCTCGGCTGTTACCATAGAGAAATATAGACCAGTAATTGCCTTGGAATGGATGAGCCACGGTGAAAGGTTTGGGTTTAAAGACGCAGACATAGAGTCTTGGCTTGCTCAAAGAAACTACACAAAATATGAATCAATAATGCACGAGAGGATTTATATCCCTTCATGATATTTCACACTGCAGCAGAGCAGGTATATTTTGATTTGTTTTTTCTAAATTGGCACACTTCTATAAAGAAGTTTTGGCCAAACGCCAGATTTTCTTTAAGGTTTGTAGGCCCTAAGAATAAATCTGTAGACAAGTACTGCTCAGACAATGACATACTTATTACCCACGACCCAATAACTTTTGAAGAAATAAACGCAAACTTCTCACAGATAGAGCTGCCAGAAAAGGATAAAAGACCTAAAGCTTGCTACGGCTACTACGCGCTAAGCAGGTGGCTTTCAATGCCTGTCGTAGATGACCACGTCGGGCTGACTGACGTAGACGTTGTTGCTATAAAAAAGCCAGACATTAAAAGAATAAACGACATCTTTAGTAAGTATCACCAGTACAGGCTGCCAAGGGTCTTTGTAGATAAGACCAGGCCTAAAAACATGATGGTAAATTTCTTTAGAAAAGATGTCGTAAGCACGGTAAATCAAGTTGCAAGCGACTTATTAAAACCATCTAAGCTTATGTGGTGCTTAGACTTAGAAGTTATGAACTACTGCAATAAGAACTTTGCAATATTAGATGAGGGCCTGCTGGCAAAGTTTAAATCAAACATAGTGCCAAAAAACAATTTGTTTGGGTATTATCCAGCTACGGACTTCACCGACAAAGGAGTAACTTACACTGGAACCCAGGCTAAGGCCGCTAGATATCGAAAGTTTTTCAATCTAAATAACCTATAGCGCCTGCCTCTGCAGTTTGCTAGAATTTTTAATGCAATAAATTTTAGGAGTCGAGCAATGCCGTTTAAATCAGAAGCACAACGTAGACTATGCTATGCTTTGAAAGAGAAAGGAGAGGCTGGCTCTTGGAATTGTGACGAGTGGGCCAAAGAAACAAAAGACGAAAAGCTTCCAGAGCACGTAGCAGACGGCAAATCAAAAGATTCAAAGCCAGCAGATAAGGCAGCAAACGCCATAAGCAAGCTTGCTGAAGCTATGAGTGAGGCTACCAAAGCTTTAAAAAAAAAGTTAAACCCCGAAAGCACTGACCAAAGTAGCTCAGGTAGCTGCCTGGATGGTAGCGACACTGAGAATAGCAAGCCTAAAGCTAGATCTAGCCAGGATATAGTTCCTGGCGGCGCAGCTGACGATAAGAGGCCGTGCGACTTCCCGGCTAAGTCGCTTCAGATGGGGGCCGATCACGAAAGAGAGCACACTGTTAATAAAGACCTGGCTAAAGAAATAGCCATGGATCATTTAACTGACGACAAAGACTATTACAAAAAACTAGAAAAAATGGAAGAAAACGGAGAAAAGAAAGCCATGAGCAGGCTTATTAGCTTATGGTCTAAAGATGCCAATCTGCAAAAACTAGCCGAAGTAGTAACCAGTCCTAATAGGGGTGCAGGTGATTCTAAAGATGGCGTAGTTAACTTCGATCCATCTGATGGATTGCCTAGAGCTAGAAAGTCATCTCCTGGAGCCGGTGTCATGCCTCTTAGCAAGAAGCTACGGGCCTCGTCAGCCAGAAAGGCTCTAATAGGCGCAACTAGAAGCACGTTTGGCGTGAACCCTACCGGCGGATCTATGTTTGGAAAAAGATCAGAGCTTTTAAACCTTCTAAAATCAGCGGCTGACACTTCTGCTAGGCCTAACTTTGACTTTAGCTCTCTAGGCCAGCCTTTTGACAAAGACAAGCTAAAAGCCATACAAGACGTCGCCGCTCAGGGAGCCGGTAAGCCGTCTAACCCACTAGATGCGGCAAAATCTATTTGGCAAGGAGCCAATTCGATAGGCAAGGGTATTGTAGATAATGCAAGTAAGCGCCGATATTCACCAAGCGCTATTGCGGCTTATCGTAAGTACAAACCACTGCAAAAACAGTTATCTAATGCAGCGGGGCCTATGTCTGATGCTTTTAAGCAAACTTACACAGGGGCCAAGAATGTTCTAGGCGCCACAGCCGACTCGCTTTCAGGCCCTGCAGGCTCTGCAGGCACTGCGGCATTCGGTCCAATAGTTGGAGGCTTAACGTCTTCGTCTAATAGTGGCGCAGCCCAGCCGCAAAAACCTAGTTTTGTTGATACCGTAAGAAGCCCAGCAACTACTAATGCTTTAAGAGGGGCAGGGGCTGGCGTATATGACGCCGCTAGAGGATTGTTTGGCAACGAAGAAGCAATGAACAGAGTAAGGGAGGACGTTAATAGGCCTAATTTTACTAACATGCGCCAAGGCTTTAACAATTTTGTAGACAGAACCTCAAAAAGCTTTGACGCAGCAAAAGTTCAATGGGCTAAGGAGAATCCATTAGAAGCTGTACAATACGCAACTGGTTTGAAGACCTCTCCTTTGAGCTCGTTATACGAAACTTCAAAAGCAGTAGCCGATCGATTCAAAGGCCCCGTAACGCCGTTAGTTAAAGGGCTAGGCAATTATGGCTCGTCGCTAGCGGCTCAAAGTGAAGGCCGTAGAATGGCTGCAGGATACACGCTTCCAGCATTAGAATTTTTTCAAAATAACCCATGGGCCAAATGGGCTCTATTAGCAGGCGGAGGCTTGCTAGGCGGAGCCGCTATTAGTCGATTGATGGGCGGAGGCGCCTCAAGCGCCCAGCAGCAAGGTAATCCAGTCACTGCCGCCATGAACCAGGGTTATATGAGTCAAACTGGGCCCTATAGGAACAGCCTTAACTATATGTAAGTTGTTGTAAATTAATAACTTACGTCATTTTTTACCATAATTCTTTAATCCGTACTACTAATCGGGTAGGATATTAGTAGTTCGTTATTACATCTTAAACCTTAACTTGCAGGGAGCCCACCATGATAAGGACTCTGCGAGGAAATAGAATACCCCTACCAGACATAAGGCAGCAGCGCAGCCATACCTGTGGTCCAGCTGTCTTAAGCTCCGTGTTTAACTACTGGGGCTGTATTGAAAGCGAGTTTAATCTAGCTGAGGAGCTTAATTCCGATCCAATAGGCGGTACAAGCCCGGATAAGCTTCAACAAGCGGCCATGTCACGTGGCTTTGAGACGATATGGCATGAAGACATGTCTGACTCTGAACTTATAAGTTATCTAGACTCAGGTCGACCAGTAATAATAACAGTGCAGGCGTGGGCTTCCACTCAAGCAGAGCTTGAAGGTGACAGTGGACACTACGTAATAGCCATAGATTACGACTCTAACAACGTGTACTTCGAGGACCCAGCCTTGGATGACTGTCGAGGCTATATACCGTGGGCGGAGCTTGAATCCAGGTGGCACGATAAAGATAAAACAGGAAAGAAATATGACAGGTTTGGATTAGTCATATGGAAGAACACAAAACCTGTTTACGAGTCTGTCATACAAAATGTTGCCCTAATCCGTATAGACGACGCTCCTTTTATGAAGGAGGTCAAGCAGCGTTAGATAGTGGAGACGTTTCCATAATTACTAAATGCCGGGCCTTTCCCGGTTGGAGATAAAATGGCAAAAATGCCAAAGGACCTTAACCCAGTACTTTTACCCATTAACGAGGCGCAGAGAGAGTCAGAGTCTATATTTCCAAAAAAAGACGTTCTTTTCTTTATAGGGCCTGCCGGAACAGGCAAGACCCATCAAGCTGTAAAACTTGCCATAACATCATTTCTAAACAACAAATGCCATAGAATAATACTCACAAGGCCTACCGTAGAGTGCGGCGAAAAGCTTGGATTTCTTCCAGGCGATGTAAACAGAAAGATGGGGCCGTGGATAGCTCCAGTAGAGGACGTGCTCAGGCGCATAACTACTGTCTCGCCTCAAGAGATAATAAAGACCATGGAGATCGTCCCTCTGGCTATGATCAGAGGTAGGACCTTCGATGATTGCGTAGCCATTCTTGATGAAGCCCAGAACTGCACATGGGAGCAGTTGAAAGCTTTTATCACTAGACTAGGCAAGGGCGGAAAGCTTATTATTTGTGGCGACCCTGACCAAAGCGATCTTAGAAACAATAACGCTCTGGCCAGGTTTGCAAAGTCTCTTGAAGAATTAGACTGTATAGGTTATGTAACATTTACTGATGGCATGATAGTAAGGCACCCGTCTCTGGCGTCAATAATGGATGCCCTTAAAAAGGCGGAGTCAAAAGGAAAGGGCTGATCGTGTTAAAACAAGTTATGGAGATGCTTGAGTCAAAAGAATGGCCTGAAGCTTTACCGCAAGAAGTAGTCGACGCAGAAGGAAGCGATGCCAGTCATAAAGCTAATGCAGAGCTGTTCTTACGAGAGGTGGTAAAGAAAGACGTAAAGAACAAGAAAGTATTAGATTACGGCTGCGGAACAGGCCATCTAGTTAAGCTCTGCCGCGAGCTTGGGGCCGAGTCAGTAGGCTTTGATGCTGTATTTTATGAGAATGATTTCTGGAAAGAAAACCCAGCTACCATGACAACAAGATGGAATAAGGTCATGACCTACGGGCCTTATGACTTTGTTTTCATGAACGATGTGTTTGATCACTCTCACGACCCCGTGTTCGATCTGTATAAGATAAGGACTATGCTAAAAGAAGACGGCATGGCCTATATCAGGTTTCACCCCATCTGTGCAAGACATGGCGGGCATATCTATAAAAGAATAAACAAAGCGTTCGCGCACATGGTTTTAAGCGATAAAGAGCATAGGGAGCTTGGCAACATACTCCCAGTTCAAAGGGCAATTTATCCTCTTTATACCTACGACGCCTACATGACTAGGTCAGGCCTTATGCCAATATATAAGCAGCCGGTTTATACGCCTGTTGAGACTTTTTTTGAAAAGAACAAGATATTAGTTGATAGACTTAACGCTTTTTACGGAAAGCACAGCAATAACGAGATAAGCTCATTTCAGATGTCTATCTCTTATGTTTATGCACATGCCGTTAGGCGTAAGTGATACTAGACTTTTATCTTTCCCTCATCTATCAAGTCCTTTCTAGTAAGCCTTGTCCACTGACCTACTGTAACAACTTTATTACTAAAGTTTGTAAAAGTAGCGTCAGCATGGGCTGCGTAATATACCTGTTCTTCTGAAAGGTTATTACTGTCTTCGTACCATGGCAGGTGCCTCATTACATAAGGCCTGTCGGTCAAAAGACAGTTACCTAGAAAGTGTTCTTTTCCTGCTACGTTATCAATGTCGTACATGGCAAACGTTGTATCAACGTGGCTTATAAAGCAAGTCTTTAGCCTATTGTGGCAGTAATGCTTAGTAAGCTCTAAGACATCTTTCTTGTACTTATAATGATCAGGCAAATCTGTGGTCTCAAGCATTATTCCTATCTTGTTGCTAAAGAAGTGCTCATGTTTAAGGTACATCAAGTACGGTATTATGTTTTTAGGACAGGTTTCAGTAGGCAGCAGATCTGGGTCTGTATAGATGAAGTTTTTACTCTTAAAGTTATGATGCCCATTCCAGCTGTATAAAGCCGTATGTCCAAGGTTCTTGCCAAGCTTAACCACCTGGCAATCCAATGTTTTATAGTAATCAAGAAGCGGCTCATACGTGGAGTCGTTGTCTAATATTATTATCTCAGCCATTCGATCAGGTTTAAACCAGTCAATCATGGCTTTAAGATATGTAAACCTGTTTCTATTGTTTATAACCAGCGGTATTTTTATCATATTGTCTCTGCCTGTATGCCATAATATGTATGAGCCCAGACCACGGGCTGGTAGAATAATGCCATACTTGCTGTTTTAAGACAACTGGAGTTCTTATGCCGGGATTTGTAGATAAAATGACGTTTGCTCCCAAGACATGGGGCACAGAAGTATGGGTAGCAAACAGCGACAAATACTGCGGTAAGCTACTGACTCTTAATAAAGACGGATACTGTAGTTATCATTATCACAAGATAAAAGACGAAGTCTTACTAGTTACTGAGGGCAAAGTCCTATTTGTATATTCTGTAAGCCCTGTAGTTGGAGACAACGTTCCTAGCTTTAAGCAGATCATGCTATCCGCAGGGCAGGCTTGGCACGTCGAGCCTGGGGTAGTTCATCAGTTCTATGGTGTGACCGACGCCAAAATAACAGAGTTCTCAACTCAACACTTTGATGACGATTCCTACAGGATAACTCGTAAGTTTATAGGCGATTTAAATCTTGATAAGTAAGCCTAAGACAGTCTTAGCTTGGTAAACTTGCTCATTATTGTAAGACCGTGCCTAAACGGTAGATCATCCTCAGAGCATCGGCTTATGTCCATATTAAGGCATAAAGGGCTGTAGCCCATGTCGGCAAATATGTTAACCATCTCTCTTTCAACCGGCTGGTGTATAAACTCTCCGGGCCCTATCTGCGTGTATACAACGGCAGTATGGAGCTTGCCTGGGTGAGTCCCGGTATCATGCAGGGCTAAAATAGTTTTATCAGTAATTATTCCGGCCTCTTTAAGCTTATGAAAACATTTCATCTGCGCTATAAGGTTGTGGCAGTCAAAGAACACCAAGTCTAACGGTAGACCATCTACGTCTTGGGCTGTTAATTCTCCAACGTCTTTGCTTATTGGCTTATGGTTTTCTTCCAGGGCCGTAATCTTATTTATATCGCAGCTATAGACAGTTCCCTTTTTGCCAACTGCCGCTAGAAAGTTAGTGGCTGAATAGCCTTTGAAAAACCCTACCTCAAGAATTCTTTTAAGTCTAAGAACCCTAACTAGCGAGAATAAAAACAGAGCTTCATCATCCTGTATCGGTCCAAACACTATTTGAGGATCGTATTGAATTAGATGAGAAAGGTTGTACATAACCATAATTTTTTCCTGCCCAGTATTGAAGCTACGAATTATAGTCAATACATTATTTCAGTGTATAGGCTATTTACCCAGGTTATTTAAGTTTACGTCCATTAATTATGGAATTTACTTTTTGAACTCGATAATATAACCTAATCCCGAGGCTCCTCCTAGCCTTAAGCGGCTGCCAGCATCACGGCTGCATGGGGGCGTAAGCCGAGAGTGCGCAGGCCTTACCCTTTCAGCCTAACCTCGGCCGAAGATGCCGGACGGACCCTCCTTCCTGAAGCCGGCATCTTCTCTTTATTGACTTTATGTACCGTAGTGATGTTTAATACACCTAACAAAAGGAGTCTAAGATGCGATCAATGTGGCAAATGTGGAAAAATTACATGCCTGATAGCCAGTGCGACAAGGTTGTCAAGCAAGCGCTTGAGATTGCACCTGTGCAGGCAACTACATATGGTAATGTCCCTGATTTGAGAAGATCAAAAATAAGGTGGATACAAAGATCTGACTCAGATTGGGACTGGCTGTTTAGGGACATAGAATACGTGTGCAAAAGAGCCAATACAGCATTTGGCTTCGACATAAATCTATTTCATGAAATACAGTTCACAGAGTATGACGCTGCCTACACAGGTTATTACGGTTGGCATGAGGATCTTCGATGGATTCCACAGTCAGGCAGTAACTCTCAAAGAAAACTATCGTTTGTGCTGCAGCTTAGTGACCCGTCAACTTACACTGGCGGAGATCTCGAGTTCCAGATGAATGAGCAGTCTCCTATGCCGGCAGATCTAAGGATAAAAGGAACAACCATCGTATTCCCATCTTTTATTAAGCACCGGGTTGTTCCAGTTACCTCAGGTACCAGGTACAGCCTGGTCACCTGGTACGAAGGTCCGCCGTTTAAATAGGGTTGTAAATTAAGCCTGAAATTGAGTCATAATTAGATGATAAGCCCTTATCAACAAGGAGGATTTATGATCAGGCTTGTTTTATTGTCTTTGGTATGTCTAGGGTTAGGATGTAGGTCGACTGAAAAGACGTCCTACTCAGTCGAGACGACTTCTAGGACTGCAGTCAATCCGTATGACTGCAGACTCGTCGACAAAATAGACATAACTGTTACCCTGCGTAAGCAGTGGTAATAATAACTAATTAGCCAGGCAGCCTTAAGGCTGCTTGGCTTTTTTTTAGATATTGGGGGCCCAATGCCAAATTATTCATTCACAAATTTAGACGTGGCTGGCGCATCAATGCCAGGAAGACGGTTTTATAAAGAGTACAAAACATGGCAAAGAATAATAAGTAAGTGTCACAATCCAAGACACGCAAGATATGAGAACTACGGCGGAAGAGGATTTGTATTTGATGACTTTTACAGGTACAGCTTTTTAAACTTTCTTAATGAAGTTGGAGAATGCCCTTTACCCAAGGATAAATTTACGATTGAAAGGATAGATAATGATAAAGGTTACGTGACAAATAACATGAAATGGATAGTCTCTGAAATGCAGGCTATAAACAAGTCAACCAACAGAATAATAGAATATAAAGGCAAAAAGCAACCACTTGCAGTTTGGTGTAAAGATCTCGGTCTGTGTTACAACACTATAAATACCAGGCTAAGGAGAGGGTTGACTTTTGAGGAGGCCATAATGGAAGAGCCTCCAAAGGTATGCGGAGATGTGGTTTATAAGGGCGAGATACTCAGCCTAAGCGCGTTTTGTAAGCAGCTTAGACTTAATTTTGAAACAGTATGCAGCCTGTATGTCCAAGGATACAGCGGAGACGACATAGCAGCGTCTCCAATGGCTAAAAAAATAAACAAGCCTAAGCTGTATAGCTACATGGGCAAATCAATGACACTTCCAAGATGGGCTAAGAAGTTTGGCCTTAACATATCGACCGTAAGAGACAAGCTAAAGAAGTTTTCTTTCACATTTTTGTGCGATATGTATCTAAATAAGAAAAGCTAAATTAGAAGCATTTTAGCGTCATAATTAGGTGATCCGCGCGTTTTAACCATGGCTTTCGCCATGGCGTGACGGACATCTTAAAGGAGAAATGACATGCTACCTGCAGTGCATGATCATGATTTTACGATTGGATGTTTCGAAGAGAGCGTGTGCTCTCTTGGCGTCCAAGGGAGAGAGAAACTCTTCCTAATCGGGAAGAGGAAAAATTGGGGTAAATATACCTCAAGCTCGGATTTTCTATTCGCCGAGCTCGGCGGCAAGAAGTGGCGTAAGACCACGGTAGATTTTTACCGGGGTCAAACTGACTCTCTCATCATGCTTTTAAGTGATGAAGAGTTACAAGGTTGGGAAAAGACGATAAAGGTCGCCTGCAGTATTCTGCAGGAGGGCCTTTTAGAGATCAAGACGTTCGCCCAGTTCAGGCGAATAGTTTTGGTAAGATCTGCAAAAGATGTGGTTAAATAATTTTTACTTTAAGAAAGGATAAAACATGAATGCTTTGTTACTTTCGGTAGTCCTTGCGCTTGGTGTCGAAGTCGACACCAAGCCAGCCTTGGAGGGCGTTACTCCAAGGCCAGTTATGACGGTAATGGATATGCCAGCTGATAAGCTGGCTGCAGGCGAGGTTTACGGTAACTTCTCCGAGGCCTATAGAAGAGCCTACAAGAAGAGGTTCAACATAGTCTCGTTAGGCGATGACGTTGTCACGCCTAATGAAACCATGCTGAGAGAAGTTAGCCAGGAAGCTTACAGAGTAGTCGTCTGTGAGCTATTCGGAGAGATGTCATTTTCTGACTACAAGAAAATGACAGAAAACTCCAAAGACCTCAGGTGGCTGGCTATAGACTCCCCGACGCCCAAAATAGGGTTGAAGGTGGATAGGGCAGTCACCGCCCTTGTGTCCAGAAACCTGGACAGGTACTTTGATAAGGTTAGATAAATTTAATCAGCCGTAGCTTATGCGCTACGGCTGATTTTTTTATCTATCAAGAATATCGTAGATCGATGTTCCTTATATAGTCAGGATACTTTACAAGTTCGTTGCCAGTTTTTTGAAACTTAGATCCAGATACAAACCATTTATATAGGTCCACGTCGCCGCTTATATAGTTATGCTCGCCTATTCTTTCGTTGATGTCTTTTTCTGACCAATTTCTTCTAGAAGACTCAGCATGCTTCTGCAGGCATAAATAATAGTCCATCTTGTGTAGATGTAATAATAAAACATTACGATCCGGTGTATGAGAGTTTTCTTTGCCTTCAATCCAGTGAAATCCTATATGCCAATCGCAAGGTTGATTTGATATTAGAGGCTTATCAAACATAAAGGTTCTGCGCCACCTGGATCTTTGGGCTAATATTGGCCTTGAAAGATTTAACGGTGGCTCCTGTGTTACAACATGATCAACGCAGTACCCCGTGCAGCGTATTGTGTTTTTAACGCCGTCTTTGAAGAATTCTGAAATATATTCTGATAGGCTTAGGTTTGTTTTACTTGGGTCTATTACTATATATTCGTCGGCCTCGGCAAATATTACCACTTCATAGGATTCTAATAGCTTCTTTTGATAATCTTTGACAGTGTCTCTGAGCCATTCATGATCAAAGCTGACGCTGTTGTTTATATCTATGACGTTAACGCCCTCTAGTTTAAAGTCCTCAAGGTGCTTCATGGCTTTTTCAGTTGAAGTATTATGATTAAGTATGAACATATCTGATGTAGGAACTAGCTTAGAGTAGTGATTAACCCATATCCTAGAAAATATATCTTCGTTTTGCATGATGCTAAATACGGCGATTTTTTTAGATGGCATGGTGGCTCCTTTCACCAATAGTCTATTACTATTGCCTATTAAATCAAGACGGCAATATTAATTTAACAGTTGTAAAATATTAACTCGTTGGTACTATTCTTAGTCCCGGCTCTCGATTGTGGGAGCCCATTTGACAGGAGGTTTTTATGTTTTCATTTGTGGCGCTAGGATTGGCGGCTATTTTAGGAAACGACGGTTATAAGTTTATTACGCCTGAGAGGCACGAGATACTGTCCTCTCATATACCGGACAGTAAAGACGGAGTTCTAGATAGAATCCGTAAAGATAGCAGGCTTCTTATATATACGGAAAAGGAAATGCCTAAAGCTTATCAAGATTTTGCTGGAGCCCTTCCAGGCATTCACTCTCCCTCGTATAACATATCTGCCGACAAGCCAAGGGAGTTGTACGGCAACCCTAATGTAGAGTTTCCATGGGGGTCTCCAGCTGGAACAGAAAGTGTTCCAGACGATAATTTCTCTACCTTTAAATTCTTGCTGCTGCCTAAGGATAAGCCTATTGTTGTCAGCAAGAAGTTTCTGCCAGGCGATAGAAGATCCTCTTACGTATGGGCGTACCCAGAGGGCGCTGTAGTAGGTGAAGTTCTTCAAATCTACTACAAAGAGAAATACTACACCTTTGAGGTCAGGCTCAGAAGCAAATCAAGCGATGGCTGGAAGATGACATCGTACAGGCCATTTGCAACTCTTAAAGAGTTTCAGAGATTCTGCAGCTTTAACGGCGAAGAGTTGTCTGTCACAGATAAGAGAGTCTACCAGTCGCATCAGATATTCAAAGGCGATGTGACTACAACTTCACTAGGCAAGCTGTCTGATGGCTTGATTAAGAAAGCCCTTAGCCAGAAGTTTGTAAACGCCTTAGGGCAAGAGTGGAATAAAGATGCATTTGCTCCAACAACTGAGGAAGCGTTTCATATTGTTCCCAAAGGCTTTAAGGCGGCTACTATAGCTGTGGATACTAAGTCATGTACTAGGTGCCATGAGTCTACTCTTAAGCACGCTAGCGACTTCGACTTTAATCGAGACTGGTATGGCCGTGTAAGGGGAAGCGACGGTATATTCAGTTTCCATCCATTTAGTCCTGGCGTAATCTCTTACTCTGGCATATACCAGGGTGAATCTTTACGGCAAGAACTGATAGATGCTGGCATAGTTAAGTTTGAATAAAACTATTAACAAATAAAAATCCACTGTAGCCCGTAAGCTACAGTGGATTTTTTTAGCTATTGGGTATTACAGCTCGCAAGAGCCGCTAGTGCAAGCGTAGGTCTGAGCTGACTCAGTGTGGTCTGTCTTCTCGTACCTAGAAAGCTTAGCCCAATCAACTTGTGGAAACGTCTCCACTCTTCGCTTGTACTCGGCTTCATCGATCTCTTCGTAAGGTGTTCCTGTATAAGTTCCGTTGTCCCTAGGCAAGAAGCTTATACCAGAGATCTCATCAAAGTTTTTATAAACCCAGGTGCCAGCGTCTAGCCATTCATCCTGTTCCATATAGACAGTAGCAGACACAGAATGCTCAGCCCAGTGGCGCTTCCAATCAAGCCAATTATCAAGCTGATCAATAGCGGTCTGCTGAGTCTTGATAATAGCGCCCTTAGGTGAAGCGCAGGGAAACTCAAAAGCAACAAGCGAAGCATCTTCTGGAGCCACAATCCAAGGCACACCAGCGTCAATAAGCATATGTGCAATTGGGCTGTCTGCTCGCTCACGAACGCGTCTTATGTAGTACTGGGCGAACCTGGCGTGAATACCCGAAGAGCATCCGAACATAACAGCGCTATCACCTGACGGCTTAACGCATGTGTCGGCTGCTGACTTGGGAATACCGAACTTCTTTGCGTACTCTTCGTTGGTCTTGTTGACGATACCTCTAAGCTTCTCAAGCAGCTCAGCCCTTCCCTTGGCGCCAGGCCTAAGTATAGGGCAGTCCATTTGACCAGTAATGTCCACGCCAAGAAGTCTTTCTTCCTCACAGTTGTCTTTCCATTCTTTACGAATGTACTTGAAGTTTGTCAGGCAAGACTGCATGGTTCCAAAGATAGTTGCGATACGAACCTTTTTAGCAAGGCTTTCAGGCGTGTCGTTTTCCCTGGCAACTACAATGGAAAGGTTGCAAAACTGGTAAGGTCTCAAAATTATTTCGGCGCAGGGATTTGTTCCGAAAGTCCAAGGCTTCCTTCTTTCAGGAAGGGCCTTATTAACACCTTCCCTATTAAAGATACCTCGTTCGCCTGAACCGCTTTTAGCCAGCGCAAGCCACTCCTCCACGAACTCAATAGTTCCCGGCTTCTTTGTATACACGGCAGAGTTATTAGCCATCGTCCTCTGCAGGTTATTCGTCCACCAGGAACCAGCCTTGGCGTTACGCATTTCCACAGAGTTTAGATCACTTAAAGAGATCTCACTGGCACGCCTTACACCTCCCACCTGTACTATCTTGCCTACCTTGCAAGCAAGATCATGGCAGTCGATGTCAGTAAGGGACTGGCCCTGTCTAGACAGGATAAGGTTACGAGCGAATGACATAAGCTCCATAAGTGGACCAGGCCCACTAGCCCTGCCGCCTTTGGTTTTGAGCCTTGTTCCAGCTGGTCGAATTTTTGAGTAATCAAACTCAATGTCTTCGCCATTGAACCAGGCATCAATACCAGCGGTCAGGGCGTCACACCATCCCTCAGTGTCGTCAATAATAGTCAGCTTCTTTGGAGCCTTGCCAGTTTGCCGCCTGACAGGAGGAAGCTGATTAACGTATTGACGCTCGACTGAAAAGCCTGCACCAGTACCTTGCATTAGGATATAAAGCAGTTCGCTGAATGACTTGGTGTCAGAGATGGTAAGATAGCTGCAGTTATAAACACCTACGTTACACCTGTCCAAGGCTGGTCCTGCCATTTGAATGACGCGCATGGCTGGAGTCGCATCCATTCTATGAAGGTATTCTTTAAGGTCTTTCTTGTCTTGCTCTGATAGCTTTTTGTAAAAGTTGTTCTTGGCAAAGAAATCCATGACCCTATCAACACACTCGCCCCACGTTTCACGCCTGCCAAGCTCTTCGTTCCATTTGGCAAACTTACTTAAAAACTGGTAATACTGAAGGGCTGATGGAAAGTATTTATTGTCGTCATCGACCATTTTTCTAAGCTCGGGATCTACCGGAGTCTCTAGTCGCTCATTGCGCCTTTTTTCTTTAAACAAAGTGTATTGAGTGGCTGCGTCGTCGTATCCTCTGGCCCATAACTGCTGAATTATTACCTTTTGGATGTCCTCGACTTCGTAATTAGAGTCAGTTTTTTTGCTGAGAATGTTGACAACTGACTTGGTTACCTTGGCAGTAGCCGTGGCAGCGTCGTCGTCTGACCAACCTAGCCCGTTTTTAAAGCATCTCTCGATTGCAGATGCTATCTTGTTTTCGTTGAACTCGTCTATTCTGCCGTCTCTCTTTTTTACTTTTTGAGTTGCCACGGCACTTGACTTCTTTGAACTCGACATTGAAACTACCCTCCTAAAGGTAAAATTGTTAAACCTAAACTATAGATTGGACCCTCAAGAATTGGTACTATTTGTGTTGGAGGATACTATGCAGGCAGAACTACCGTTACCACCGTCTACCCCGCCAGTACCCACGGCGCCACCTAAGCCTGAGGAACCTCCTCTTCCCGTAACACAACAAGAACCTCCGCCAGAACCACTAGATCCACCAAAACCAGTCAGCCAACCAGGCACTGAGCAACAGACTGAGCAACAGCCGTTACCTGAGCCTGCCTCTGAGGAATCTAAAAAAAGAGACCCCAAATCAGCACTTAATATTTTGCTTAAGGCAAAAAAGTTTTCTGATGAGAAAAACTACGAGGAAAAGAACAAGATACTAAGGGGTATGATGGAACAGTACCCTGATGAGTTTGTAATTGATTCAGTATTGAATAACAAATATGTTGGCATAACTCACGTACCTACGTCTTTTAAAATTCATGTACCTAGGAATATTATTCCGCCTTCCGTAAAGTGGCAAGTACCAACAATGAAATCTGCAAATAATTTAACTTGGGATGATGTACCAGACCAGGTTTTGGTGTATGCCAATGCTGTAAGAGACACCTACTATAAAGTCGCAAATGCTTTGCTGCCAGGGACATACGCCTGGATTAATCCGTTCGATAGCAGGGTAGTCGTAGAGAAAAGTGGACACGTCTCCACTTGTCTTGAGAAAGAAGCCATAGCTCACGATATTTGTCAGCCTGAAGACAGTCTTACTGAAGGCCCACCATGGATCATGGTCAAGAGCGCCAGAGACTTGTTAATGTCAGACGTATTTGGCCCGGCTGCCAAAATGCTTATGCTTAAGCCGTCTAGGTTCTCAAACGCCATAGGAGGACCTACCCCACTAGCTGCTATGCTAGCAGGCGGACTTTTATCCGCAGGAGTAGGATATGGAGCAGGCACTATAGCCGAATCCTTAGCTCCAGGCGTGTTTGAAAAGAACAAATCAAGAAAGAGGCTGGCTATGCTGGCTGGCGCTCTTGGAACTCTACCTGGAGCCGGGCTAGGCGCTTTAGGCGTCTCTACCTGGGATAGTAAATATAATCCCGAAAGGGACAAAGGAAGCTGGAGAGCGTTTATACGACCTAACGTTATATACGGCAATCCAGTTAATGCCCAAGGCAATTCATTTATAAACAAAGCAAGTGCCTGCCTAAAAGCTATTCAGCCTGAGATATCAGAAGAGATGCAAAAAGCGGCCGACATGTTTGGTGGAGGCTTCGGCGGCGGGTTTGGCGCGCCTTCAATAAGCCTTGAGCCCATTCCTGTAGACGCGTTTAATAGGCTAGTTTTAAACGACCCATTTATAGCACCTCCAATGCAGGCGGCTACACTTGGAGTTGTAAACGCTGCCAGCAATATAGGCGGTCCGTCTAGATACGTAAGTCCTATGGACATAGCCAGAATAGGTCTTGGAATGGGCGCAGGATACGTACAGGCTACGATTGGCGGAAAAGTCTTGGGGGCTCTAGCCGGGCTCACTCCAGAAGCTCAAAAAACGTTACAAACAGCTGGAGTTATAGCCGGGGCTGTTAAATCAGTTGTTCCGGGCTTGTTCGGCCAGTAGCAAACATTATAATGCTTAGTCAAAAGATCAGATGACAGCGTGGCTGCATTATATTAATATTGTTAGTATTAACCTGGAAGGACCGTCATGGAAGCGCCGCAGATTCATACGAAGAAGATTTACAAGTACAACCAGATTGAATTCTGGGCAGAAGATGGGTTTGTGCAGATATATGACGGAAGGGATGGCTCACAAAAAGCAGAGCTTACCTCTGTTATGAGGCCTAGGGCCAAAGCCTTGTTTGAAGAGGCTTCAAGGGCCACCTACCAGGATGAGAAGAAGAAGCTTATTGAAGCAGCCAGAGACATCATGCTCTGCATTCAAGAAGCTAAAGAACAAGGCGATCCTACTGACCCAAAGGTGGCCGAGCAGCTTGCACACGATAACCGTAAAATATGGTCATCAGGCGCTGTAAAAGGTGTCACTAAGTCAGGTATTATTCTGGGGTAATCATGCCACAACCAGGCCCGTACGAATCAATTAATATATCTCCTGGAGTTAGGAATACTAACCCGGTAGGCAGCTGGAACCAGCTTCATCCAAGCACCCAAAAGTACTTGGTAGAGAACTTTGGAGTCGACCAAAAAGGCACCAATTGGATGCAGCAGCCAGCTAACCTAAGGGAAGCTGTTAACAGGTATCCTTTGCCGGCAGTAAAGCAAATGGCTGCACAAGGAAGGCTTAAGCCTACCGTAGACCCTAGAGCCACAACGGCCTCAACTAATGTCGGCAGCTTTGTAGGAAATATGTTAGGAGCTTCTACTGGAGGCCTGTCTGGTCTTCCTTTGACATCTATGTCAGGCGCACAGATCAAGCCTGTTCAAGGCGGAGCAACTGTTGATTTGAACAAGGGTACTATAACCAGGACTGGCGGGCAGCCTCAAATGGGCACGACTACAGCTCAGCCTGGGCTTTCTCGTAAGCAGGGGAGTGCTATGGACGAAAAACAAATGTTTAAAGCAGCCTTTTTAGCTAAGTGTGTTGAAGACGGCCTTAGCATAGACCAGATTTCTGAGAGAGTTAAAACAGCCCTTCATACTGCAAAAGTTAAAGCTTCTTTTGAAAAGAAAGCTCTTACAGACTTAATAGGGTTTGGAGCTGACGTTTTAAAGACTCTTGGAAAGGCGTACGGTCTTTTCGGGCTAGGCGCTATAGCTCTCCCTACCGCCGCTGGCTACTACGGACTAGGCCCCATGATCCATAATGTAACTAAGCCCAACCTGCCAAACAGGGATGAAATACTAAAAGAAGAGCTGACTAGAGAGTATGAAAGACAAGCTGACATGCTCAAAAAGAACACGGAACTAGCTAAAAGAAGAAAAGAAAGATCTAAGAATATATCCGGCATAACCAGATATTAGAAAGACGCTAAAACATGAGGGAATTAGGAATACTTAACCAATTTGGCCTGGGCGGAGTTGGAGTTAAGTACAGGCAGAAAACAGGAACTACATCCCAGGGGTATCCTATATTAGGCGGACCTATGGCGCCTAATACGACGCAAGAGGAGTATGAAAATATTCCGTTGCAGTTGGACGTTAAGGTAAGGATATTTGATTTAACTAAGAAAGAGGACCTTGACGAGTATACTAAGGTTAGGGACCTCATAGCCAATAAGGCCTGTATTCAGCTTGATAGAACCAAGCTAATATCAGAGGATAATAAAACGATATCCGTTCATATGGAATGGGCAGAAGTTAAGGGTCAAATTGTTAATAGGAAATAGGTGATCTAATGTCTGACATGTATACGCCGCAGCAGTGGGATTATCTTAAAAAGCTTGGCCTTATATCTCTTGGAGTAGGGTCTAGTATACCTGCTATTAAGCATTTACTGCGCGGGTCCACCCCAGCTGTTTTACCGGAATCTTTAGGGTATTCTGCGTATCTTCCTGTTGTTGGAATGGATTCTGAGCCAGAAGGAGTCGACCTTTCCAAAGAAATGGGGAGAAAACCAGACAAAAGATCTGATAAATTAAGAGACTTTAGTCCAGGGGAAGACTACGAAGTTAAACCTAAAAATGAAAAGAAGGCAGGAGACACTGCATCTGCTCCAGTCTCTAACTTATACGACTGGAAGAATCTTACTAATCCATATTTTTTACCTGGCGTCGTCACTGCTATGGGCGGACCAGGACTACTTAGCTACTTGACCTTAAGCCAACTTTTAAAAAATAAACGAAAAAAAGACGTACAAGATGACCAAGACATAGCTAGAGAGGCGTTTAATAAGACTCTAGTGGAGACTAGTGCCAGTAAGTTAAATAATCCAGTTGAGGCCGTTCGAGCAAAAGCTGCTTCCGTCTCTGAAGAGATAATTAATGATTTAGACGAACTATCAGAATTGTACATAGAGAAAGCTGCTGGCGGTAAAGGGGTCGTAGATGTGTCTAATGACCCTTTAGCAGGCGCTCCTACGCTTGAACGGTGGGCTGGGCGGCTCGGCCTAGCCGGAAAGAGCCAGCAAGAAATAGATGATATAGCGAGAAATGGAATGTCGCCATGGGACCTAGCTAGCACAGGCCTGTCTAAAGGGATTAAGGCTCTTATGGACGTAGCTGGCAGAACTAATAACTTTCTTCTAGGTACTCAACAAGGAAGAGCCGCTTTAGGCTTGACTGGGGCATTAGGGCTCATTGGTGGTGGAATAGGCACATACCATGGTCTAAGAAGAGCTAAAGCAGAAGATACAGAGCCGTACGAATCTAATAGGTATTTAGCTGAGTTTCTGCAAAGGCAGCAGGAGCAAGGGTCTCCTATTTACGTCACTCCTACGCCTATTCCTAGTGCTAAAAAACAAGAAAATAATAATCCTATCGCACATCTAGGGAGATAAGCATGGCCGGCGTACTTCCCGATCAGCCAGATAGCAGCGGCCTCATTCCTAAGCCGGCCAATAAAATGGTCGGCTTAGTTCCTTCTATGCAAGCCCCTTCCATGAGAGGGTTTGATGACATAAAGGCTACTAGAGCTGCAATATTTAACGGAGTTCAGACAGCAGCCTCGTCGTTACAGCCTCTCAGTAACCAGAGACACACTCTATCAATTACAGATGTAGGCTGGGGCGACCCTGAAGAGGTAAAGCCTATAAAGACTCAAAAAGAAGCCATATTAAAAGGCGAAACTCTCAGTCGCGGCCTCAAAGGTACAATAAATCTAATCGATAATAGTACGGGCAAGGTGCTTGAAAGCAAGAGGACAACTATAGCTAAGATTCCCTACCTAACAGATAGAGGAACTTATATAGTAAACGGCACTGAGTATACCTTGGCTAACCAGATGAGGCTAAGGCCGGGTGTATTTACAAGAATAACAAATAGCGGCGACGTTGAAAGCCACGTAAACGTAATGCCTGGCAAGGGGCTATCTCATAGATACTCTTTAAGCCCAGAAAAGGGCGTGTTTAATATTTCATTTGGCCAGTCTAATGTGCCTCTTATGCCAGTTCTTAAAGCTATGGGCGCTAGCGATAAGCAGATTAGGGAAGCGTGGGGAAATGAGATATACGCTTCAAACGCAGTTAAAAATGATCCTCAATACCTAGACAAGATCTTCAAAAAGATAGGAAGACTACAGCCTGGCGAGGCCATGACCGAAGAAAGTAAAGCTAAAGCCGTAGCAGCTGCCATGACAAAAATGGAGCTTGATCCAGAAGTTACGGCTGCAACTTTAGGTAAAGGCTTCTCTAACTTGTCAGTTGATTCAGTGTTGGCAGCCACAAAAAGAATATTAGCTGTGCATAGAAAAGAGGCAGATCCAGACGACAGAGACGCCATGGCCTATCAGAATCTGTATGGCCCTGAAGATTTATTTACTGAAAGAATTAGGGCTGCTTATAAAGTTATGCGCCCTCTGCTGTGGAAGGCCAGCTTTAAACAAAACTTATCGCCATTTGCTCCTGGATTTTTATCTTCACAGGTTAATTCCGCTATTATGAAAAGCGGCTTGGGCCAGCCTCTTGAAGAAGTAAATCCAGCTGATTTATTAAATCAAATCACCAGAGTAAGTCGTCTCGGCGAAGGCGGCATTCCTTCCTTGCAAGCTGTTCCAGAAGAAGCTAGAAACGTTCAGCCATCTCACTTTGGCTACATAGATCCTCTGCTTACGCCAGAGTCACTTAAGGTGGGTATTGATAGCAGAATAGCTACAAACGCCCGCAAAGGCGTAGACGGAAAAGTTTATTCTAAGTTTAGAGATGTAAGAACAGGTGATGAAGTTTGGAAAACTCCGCAAGAGATGGCCCAGTCAGTAATAGCGTTTCCAAACCAGCTCATAGATAAATCAAAGACTAAAGTAGCCGCTATGGCCGGCGGTAAGATTAAATATGTTGATAGACAAGATGTTGACTTCGAACTGCCTAGAATGGACAGCGCCTTTAATCACCTTGCCAACATGGTTCCGCTTAAGAGCGCTACATTTGGCCAAAGAGTAGTGATGGGTTCAAGAATGCTTACCCAGGCTCTGCCTCTGAAAAATCCAGAGGCCCCACTTGTGCAGTCCGGTAAGCTTGGCGAAGAGGATAAATCATATGAAGAGGAATACGGCAAGCATATGGGCGCAGCCTACTCTGATGTTGATGGCCAAGTAATTTATGCCGACAACGACGAGGTTAGAATTAGAGGAACAGACGGAAAGCTTTACAAGCAAGAGATATACAACAATTTACCTTTTAATAGAAAAACCTTTTTACACAACACTCCAACTGTAAAAGTTGGCGATATGGTAAAAAAAGGCGGGCTGTTAGCAAGGTCAAACTATACCGATGAAAAAGGTACAGCTGCTCTGGGCATTAATCTTAGAACCGCCTACATTCCTTATAAAGGCTATAACTTTGAAGACGCTGTAGTTATATCTGAAAGCGCCGCTAAAAAATTAACGTCAGAGCACATGTATCAGCACCAAGCTGAATTTGGCAAGGAAACTAAAGAAGGCAAAAGAGGATTTCTAACATTATTTCCTTCAGACTATTCTAGACAGGTAGTTGACTCTCTGGACGATGACGGCGCCATAAAGCCAGGCACTGTAGTAAGAAAGGGAGACCCTTTATTTTTACAGGCCAAAATTCTTTCAAGGTCACACAATCAACAGATAGGCAGGTCAAAGACTGGGTTTAGTAATGCATCTATTACCTGGGACCACGAAAACGATGGCGTAGTTACAGATGTTACCAAGACAAATAAGGGAGTATCAGTAACTGTAAAAAGCCTTAGCAGTTCAAAAGAAGGCGACAAGCTGTCAGGTAGATATGGCGATAAGGGAGTTATATCCGCCGTTATTCCAGATTCAAAAATGCCTAGAGATTCAGAGGGCAATCCTTTTGACATTCTTCTTAATCCCCTTGGCGTTATATCTAGAACAAACCCAAGTCAGATGATTGAGGCTGCTCTAGGAAAGATAGCTGCAAAGACTGGAAAAAGGTACGCGGTAAAAGATTTTGAAAACATCCAGGATCTTACCGAGTTTGCTCTTAATGAACTTAAAAAAAATAACATGAGCGACAAGGAAGATATTGAAGACCCGGAGACTGGAAGAAAAATAAAAGGCATATTCACAGGAAACAGGTTCTTTTTAAAGCTACACCATACCTCGGAGTCTAAAGGCCAGGGTAGAGGTATAGGCAGCGGCGGATATACCTCTGAAGAGACTCCGGCCAAGGGCGGTGAAGAAGGAAGCAAGCGCGTATCATTAATGGACGTTAACGCTTTATTGTCACACGGCGCTCACGAAGTACTTAGGGATGCCGGCGCTATAAGGGGCCAGAAGAACGAAGATTACTGGGCGTCCTTTATGACAGGCGGACCTCTTCCAATACCTAGAGTCCCACTGACTTACAGAAAGTTCATGGCTCAGCTCCAGGCGTCTGGAATAAACCCTGTAAGAAGTGGAACTAAGACACAACTTATGGCCCTTACTGACAAGGATATAGATTCCCTGTCAGGAAATAGGGAAATCAAAAAATCAGATACAGTAGACTGGGGCAAAGGTCTTGAGCCTGCTGGTGGCGGTCTATTTGACGTATCTCTTACAGGCGGGCATGGCGGCAACATGTGGAGCCATATAAAGCTTCACGAGGCAATGCCTAACCCTGTTATGGAAGACCCTATAAGAAGAGTTCTAGGTCTAACTGAGAATAAATTTAGAGACGTACTAGCTGGAAAAGAGCAGCTTGGAGGTGCCTCTGGGCCCTCAGCCATAGCTAATGCGCTCAAATCCATGAACGTGGATCAAGAAATAGCCAAAGCCAGAGCTATAATTGCGTCCGGTAAAAAGTCGTACAGGGACGACGCTGTAAGAAAGCTTAGTTATCTTAAGAGCGCTAAGAACCTTAAGATACACCCATCAGAATGGATGCTTACAAAAGTACCCGTTTTGCCTCCAGTGTTTAGACCTGTAAGTATAATGTCTAACAACGGTCTACCGATGGTCGGAGATGCTAACTACCTATACAAGGAACTTATCGACGTTAATAATGAGTTCAGAGAAGCTTCAAAGTCATTTTCTGACTTGTCTCAACACAGACTAGCTCTTTATGACTCATTTAAGGCTATAACTGGCCTTGGAGATTCTGTTAATCCAAAGCTTGAAAAGAAAAACGTAAAAGGAATATTAAAGCAAGTATTCGGAGATAATCCTAAGTTTGGCGTTGTTCAAAGAAAACTTTTAGGCTCTCAAGTTGATATGGTAGGAAGGGCGGCAATTACTCCTAACCCTGATCTGGACATGGACGAAGTAGGCCTTCCAGAGGATAGAGCCTGGTCAGTATATAAACCGTTTATAATGAGGCGTCTTATTCGTAGAGGCGTTGATAGGTTTAAAGCTGCCGACATGATTGATAAGAAAGACAACATGGCCAGAGACGCCATGGTTGCCGAGATGGACGCAAGGCCCGTAATAGTGACAAGGGCGCCTATTCTTCACAGATATGGTGTAATGGCGTTTAAGCCTAAGCTGGTAAAAGGTAGCACGCTACAGGTGTCTCCAATAATAGTAAAAGGTTTTAATGCCGACTTTGATGGCGATGCCATGAACTATCACGTTCCAAGCACGGACGAGGCTGTAAAAGACGCGATGGAAAAGATGTTGCCAAGTCGTAACCTTATGGCAGCTAAGTCATTTAAAGTTCATCAGCTTCCAGCTAACGAGTATCAGGGCGGGCTATACGCTGCATCCGCTGCTCCTTCAAAAAGACCAGAGAAATACTTTAAGACCAAAGCTGACGCTATAAGAGCTTACAGATCTGGCGACATAGATATTAACGATAGAGTCGTGATAATGGAGACAGGAAAGTGAGTAGTGTCGACGTCTCCACAATTTGTAAGCAGGCCGACTTAGCTCAAGGCGTAAATCTACAGCCGCATCAGCAGGCCGTTGTAGACAAGGTTCAAGAACAGATAGATAAAAAAGATAGAGCTAGAATGCTGCTCTATCATAGTCTTGGGTCGGGCAAGACTTTAAGCGGTCTGGCGGCCGCTGATGCTACTAAAATTCCTTACACGGCCATAGTGCCGGCAGCTCTTAGAACTAATCTTAAAAAAGAGCAGGAAAAATTTATAGATCCTGCAACTGCTACCCCGTCATCAATAATGAGCCATACGGGACTGGCTATGGGCAAGCCTATAGAGCATCCCGAATCTTTATTAGTAGACGAGGCTCATAGATTTAGAAATATGGAGTCAGCCCAGACTAAGAATCTCTTAGAGGCAGCAAGGAAGGCTAGACAAGCTGTTCTTCTTACTGGAACCCCCATAGTTAATAGCCCAGCCGACTTTGCCGTACCTTATAACGTACTTACCGATAGCGAAATGACGCCTGAGGCCTTCTCTGAAAGGTACGTAAGCAAACCAGAAAAGGCCCCATGGTATAAGCTGCTTCTAAATGTAAAAGCCCACGACCCAGAATTAAAAAACGTGGAAGAGCTAAAAAAATCATTAAAAGGTAAGGTAGATTACTTTGCTCCTTTAAAACCAAGAGCTGACATTAACAGAGAAGACGTAATAGTAGAGATGAGCAGAGACCAGACAGATTTATATAATCAATTGTTTGGAAAGCTGCCGACTCTTCTTAAATGGAAGCTACAACTTAACTACCCTCTCACAGATGAGGAGTCAAAAAAGTTAGTAAGCTTTTTAACAGGACCAAGACAAGTAGGCTTATCCACTCTTCCATTTATGAAAGATAATGCCGACCCTATGAAGGCGTTCAAAGAGTCTCCAAAACTAAACGAGGCGTTTAATAGGCTTAATACCCTTCTTAAGACAGACCCAAGAGGCAAGGCGTTAGTATTTTCTAATTTTGTTGACGCCGGCTTGTCTCCTTACCTGGCTGCATTAAATAAAGCTGGTATACCTGCCGCCTCCTTTACAGGGGCGTTAAGCGACAAGGAAAGGAAAAAACTAGTAGATGATTTTAATGCTGATAAGTTAAAGGTGGCTCTGCTAGGCCCAGCCGGAACAGAGGGGCTATCGTTTAAAGGCACAAAGCTAGTGCAGCTACTGGACCCGCACTGGAATACCAGCAGAGGGTCGCAAAGCGAAGGAAGAGCTTTAAGGTTTGACAGCCATGAGCACCTTCCACCTGAAGAGAGAAAAGTAAAAATAGAAAGATATCTGGCGAGAACGGCTCCAAGTAGGCTAAAATCGCTGCTAGGACTAATAGGGTTTAAACCTGAAGGCGATCCTGCCACTGACGAATACTTGATGGCAGCAGCACAAAAGAAGCAAGAACTTAATGAAAAGTTCTTGAATTTGCTTAAAGAGATAGGCTCTAAGCGTTAGTATCTATAGATCCAGTTGAAAGCCTAGGGCCCGTTTTAGCACTTTCCTGGGACTAATCATCACTCGAAGCGGAAGTGCGACAGAGTAGATGAAGGCTTTTAACTGGTTTTAAAAGGAGTTAAAAATGGCAGATAAGTCTAAGCCGGGGTTGTGGGCTAATATTCACGCTAAAAAAGAGAGAGGCGAGGCTCCAGCCAAGCCAGGCGATAAAGACTATCCAGATGCAAAAAACTGGAAGAAAGTAACATCAATATCAGAGAAAAAAGGCACAGCCGCCTGGCAAAAAGCCGAAGGTAAGAATCCAGAAGGCGGATTAAACGAAAAAGGCAGGGCTAGCTTAAAGGCGCAAGGGCATGATATAAAGAGGCCTCAGCCGGAAGGCGGGGCGCGCAAAGATAGCTTCTGCGCCAGAATGAAAGGCATGAAGTCAAAACTTACTTCATCTGAGACGGCTAATGACCCGGACAGCAGGATTAACAAGTCTTTAAGAAAATGGAAATGCGGAAGCGCAGATACTTTAGGAGTTGAAGAAATGAGCATAAAAGAATCAGGCTTTAATAACGCTAATCATGTTCTCAGAGCCTTTAATAAAAGTGCTGCGGTATCTGATATTATGTCGGCTTATGGACAATTAGACCCAAGAGTTCAAAAAGCTATTATGGGTTCTCTAATTGGAGCCGGTGTAGGCGGCGTAGGAAACTTAGCTTTAGGCAGCAAAAGAAAAGGGATGTTAAACAGATTTGCAACAGGCGCGCTGGGCGGCGGTGTAATAGGTGCAGGAGCTGGAAGTTTAAGCTCTATTTTAGGCAAAATGTTAGCAGAAAGAGAAGCAGCTAAAAACTCTGCTCCTCTTATACCTGTAAGGCCTAATCCTTATACTGGTAAGTTTCCAGGTTCTACTGGATTGCACGATCCATATAAACAACTTGTGCAACCTGACTTTAGTCATACTTCTGATAATATTGGAGATAGCCCAATACTATTCGACAAAATGCATACTGACGATTCTGGAAAAATATAAACACGCGATGCATATACTGGGGCTTAAAACGGAGATAAAATACAATGGCAGTTAATAGATTCCTGCTTCAATCAGCAAAAAATAGCATTAAAAGTGCTTTTGTTCCTACCCAAGGCGGCGACCCAGCAGCTATGGGCGGTATGCCTCCGGGCGGAGCGCCTCCTATGGATCCATCTATGATGGGGGGCATGCCTCCAGGTGGAGCCCCTATGGACCCCTCCATGATGGGCGGCATGCCTCCAGGCGGCGCACCTCCTATGGACCCCTCCATGATGGGCGGAGCGCCTCCTATGGACCCAGCTATGATGGGCGGAGCGCCTCCTATGGATCCAGCTGCGGCCGGAGCATCCCCTCCAGCTGATCCTACTGAGCAAATTAGAACTGTGGTACAGGAAGAGCTTCAAAAAGCTTTAGCCGGGGCCAAAGGCACCGGTAAAGCCTCAAAGAAAAACGATAATGGGCAAGTTGAGCTGTACATGCATAGAATACAGAAGCTTTTGACACACCTGTATTCATCGTTAGGGCTTAACCTTCCTCATGACATTCTAGATGACGTATCGTCGCCAGCTAAAGATGGTGAAGATGCTACGAGCGCTTCTTCGCAAGACACCTCTCCAATTAAGTCGGCTAAAATCTCTGTAGCTGAGAAAGCCGCTGGAATGATGTACTTGCTTAGAAAGAAAAAATAATGTTATTGGATTATCATAATAATCTTTTAAATCATAGGCTGTCGCCCGCTACCAGGCTGGTGGTTTACGACAATATGAATAATCCTATAGCTGTTTTTATTGAGAATGATAAAAACATCATCGTCTGCGCCACTGCAGGCGATGATGATTTTTTAAAAGTTCTAGAAGATCACGGGCTGGATAAACCAGTTATCAGGAAGATTAATTTATAGGAGAGTACCATGTTAAAGACCACTATAGGTCAAATCATGGTTAATGACGCGCTTCCTGACGAGCTTAAGGACTACTCTAGAGTTCTAGATACCAAAGCAGTTCAAGGTATTCTTCAGACGGTAGCAGAAAATCACCCAGACAAATACAGACAGATAGCCAAAGGGCTTATGGACGTCGGTAGAGACGTGTCATATAACTCTGGTGGCTTCTCTTTTGGTCTTAGCGATCTTAGGGAATCAAAATTTTATCACGACAGAAAACTAAAACTTAAAGCAGCTATAGACTCAATTATTTCAAATAGACAGCTCACTGATGACGATAAGAATAAACAAATTGTAGCTATCTTAGCTAATTCTCAAAAAGATCTAGAAAAAGGTATATTTGATGAAGCTAGCGCTGAAGGAAATCAGTTAGCTAGGCAAATTCAGTCCGGGTCCAGAGGTAAGCCTAAAAACCTCAAAAGCCTTAGAGGCGGCGACATTTTATATACCGATCATCACGATAGAGAAATACCAATACCAGTATTTAACTCTTATTCAAAAGGACTAACTCCGTCTGAATACTTCGCAGGGAGCTTTGGTACACGAAAAGGTATCACAGATACCAAGTTCTCAGTTATGGACGCAGGCTTCTTTTCCAAGCAATTAAATCAAATCGGCCACAGGATGATAGTTACTGGCGAAGATGCTGACGACCCTAAATCAATAGAGAACAGGGGGATGCCGGTAGACACGGATGACGAGGAAAACGAAGGCGCACTATTAGGAATGCCTGCCGGAGGTTACGGAAGAAACACTGTGCTCACGCCTAGAGTTCTTAAAGATTTAAAATCAAAGAACATAGACAGAATAGTCATCAGGAGCCCAATAGCGTCGGGAGCTGCCGGTGGAGGGCTATATGCAAGGGACCTAGGAATTAGAGAAAGATCAGGTCTTGCACCTATAGGAGATGCTGTTGGAATTGCTGCTATGCAGGCTTTATCAGAGCCCATTTCTCAAGGGCAGCTAAACTCTAAACACACTGGCGGTATCGCAGGAGCGTCCGCGTCTGTGTCTGGTTTTAGGCACCTCAATCAATTAGTGCAAATCCCTAAGCAGTCTCCATTCTGGGCTACTCATGCACAAAAGGACGGTAGAGTATCAAATATTAAACCTGCGCCTACTGGTGGTGTATTTGTAACTATAGACGGCGTAGAACATTACGTCAGCCCTGAGGCTTCCGCTTCAGTAAAGGTAGGCGATACTGTAGAAGCCGGAGATGTCATATCCTCTGGTATTCCCAACCCTGCTCAATTTACTAAGTTTAGGGGAATAGGCGAGGGCCGTCGCCAATTCGTTAATTCTTTTAGGACTGCAATGAAAGAGGCCGGCATGTACGGCCATCGCAGAAATATAGAGGTAATGTCCAAAGGCCTTATCAACCATGTCATCATGAATGACGAATATAATCAGTTTAACCCTGACGACGTCATACCTTATGACTCAGTTGAAAGCGTATGGGAGCCTAGACAAGACAGTAGAACGGTTAAGCCTAATCAAGGAGTAGGAAGCTATTTGGAAAAACCTGTTCTTCACTATACGATAGGCACGCCTATAAGGCCGTCTATGGTTAGAGAGTTTGAAAAATTTGGCATAAAAGATATTACAGTCCACAAAGAACCTCCACCGTTTGAGCCCCATTTTGTCAGAGGTCTAGAAAATCTTCAGCATGACCCTGACTGGATGACTAGAATGCTGGGGAGCAATCTAAGAAAATCTACCTTACAAGCTGTGCATAGAGGCGCCATAAGCGACGAAGCTGGCACATCATATGTGCCATCATTGGCAAAAGCTGTTGATTTTGGTCGTAAAGGTAAGGTAAAAGGATTTGACGTTAATGAGCTTGGCAAAGTGCCTGAACAGAGCAAGGGCGTACTATAATGCAAACCTTTTTAGAAAAGTGGGCTACCTGGAAGCAGGCCGACAAGTCTTTAAAACTTGAAGGGTCCCAGTCTAAAACAGAAAAAGAAACACTAAAACCTTTGCAAGTAAACGAGGCCACTAAGGGTAAGCCGCCTTCTGAAGTGGCTGTAAAGTCAGTAGATACTAGCCCTAATATACAGCCTAGAGTACAGAGTCAGCCTATAGTGACGACCCAATCTAATAATCCCCAGCCAGTCATTCAGCCTCCTTCTCCTGTACAACAAATTAATCGTGGAGATGTCTCCACTATTAATTCACAAACTAATTATGCTAAGATGGCTGAAATTAGGAATCTTCAAAACTTCCTAAATTTTATAAAGAGCGGAGTAGCGGCTAGAAGCCTGCTAAATGTAAATATTACGGATTATGACTCTTAAAGTCGCCGTAATCGTTGCGCAATTGAAAAATTAAGAGCATAATAGCTCTATAACATTTTCCAAACCACGGAAGGTTGCGAATATGAGCCAGAACACTGATAAGTTTTTAGTAGAGCTTCCTCCAATTAATGGATTCGTAAAAAAAGCGGGCGGAAGTGATTTAGGTAATGATACGCAATTTGAACAATCGTTTAGCAATCTGGCTCACGCTTATCTAAAAGATAAAGCGCCAGGCCTTTTAGATTACGAAGTTGGATTTGAACTTCTCGAAAGAAACGAAGATAACACCAAGGCTGTAGGCATATTTGGGTTTAAGGTAGGATCACAGTGGCTGTATGCTCCTGTCTTCTTTTCTAATGGTGACCTTAAAGGCCATGAGCTTTTATATCTTAAAGACCAAGATCAGTTTGTCCCCCTCAAAGAAAACTGGCTCAATTATATTCTGCGAAGAAAACCAGCCAGCCTAGGCAAGAAAACCGATCAGAATATGGCTCGACTTGGATTTCTTTCCCCAGATCTCCAGGCATTTAGCCGTCCTCCGGCCAAGTTTGCGTCTGTTAATGACGATTTAAAAGAAATGAGAGAAGGCCTTAGGCAGCTTGCAAAACACGCCTGCTCTAACCCTGAACACGACGCCAAGTATAAAAACCTTACTACTTTAGATTCTTTCTTTAAGAAAGAGGCTAATAGAGGCAAAGAAGGCTATAAAAAAGCGGTAACCGCCCTTATCGAAACATGCCAGCAGTTTCCTAAAATTGCAGAGGCTATTGATAAGTTCTATGGAAAAGACTTCCTTAAGAAAGCGGTAGATACGTTTAAGTCACTTAAGAACCCAGGCGTATTAGACGGCGCAGCATCTGTAGGCCATGTAGAAAAGAAAGCCCTTACGATCGTAGTAAGAAGTTTTTCGGCCTCCTCAGACGGCGTAATGGACTCTCCAGAAGCTGATAAGCAAAAGCTTTTGACTGATGGAGTAATTTTTCAAGACGCTAGAACAAAAGACGACACCGCTATAGCTTATAGAGTTCAGGCGCCTACCAGCCTTGAAAACCCTCCAACTACTGGCGTATACGATCTTCTTATTTCGCCTTTCTCTATGCTCAAAACAGTAATATTCCTAATGCCGCACGGCCCAACAGGCAGACAGGAATTTGCCACTGTTGTAAGCTACGAAGGCGAAAAGAACTGGATAAACAGTCACCCAGGTAACCTTTTTACCCGTCCTCCAAGGGATAAGGGGCAAGATGCTCCAGAGAGTAAGACTAGCGGCCAAAGCTATGAAAAGTTCTTTGAAGGCCTGTCTGAAATCAAATCTATGACCAAAGGCAACGTATACATGGCAGTAAGCGAAAGCGGCGATGCCTCAGTGCCTTTTGAAGTTCTAAAAGTCGAAGGAAACTCTGACGGAACAAACAATTTTAGAGTTAAGTATTATGACTGGGCTTCTCAGTCAAAACCTAGCTATTTGCCGCATGTGATTCGAAAAGGGTCCTACGGCGACTTTAATATGGATAACCTTAGCGTTATTGGCGGCGGCAAAAAGCTTTACGTTACCGATAAGCCCGGAGTAAGAATTAAAGCTATAAAGGGCGAACTCTATATTCCAGGTAATTTTAAGGTAATTAAACTTAACGACGATGATTGCTGCGGCAACGGCTCTATAACTCCAGGAAGTCTCACAGACCTTCAGCACGCTATTTATCAAAAAACAGCGTCCTTGAACGTCAGACATACTGGGTCAGAAGTAAACGTTAACGGCAGGGTATTAGATCCTCAAAGCGCTCTAATTCACCTAGTCAGAGACGTATCGTTAACAGAAAAACAAGCCAGGATTATTTTGGACGAAGCTAAGGCTAATAAAGTAGCCGAATACAGAGTACATAAACCGATCAAAGAGGATGCTGGTGACCTTATTAAGTCAGCAGCGCCGGGTGACAATATCGATCCTAGTATGATCGGCGGAACCGCTTCCCCGGCATTCCCAGTAGAACCTACTGGCATGGAGCAGACCTTGCTTGGCAGCGTTAAGTCAACTTATCCTCTGCAGCAAGCTCTTCCAGCCATGTCCAGCCAGTCTTTACAGGCTAACTCGGCGGTGTATGACCCTAAAATTCCTGATCCTAAGACTATGGCTATCGGATACAACGCGGCCACAGCAGGCCAGAAAGATGTATTTGATACCTCTATGATCGGATCTTTAGTAAAGTCTGTAAGAGACGATTCGATGGTAGATAATCATCTTGGCGATCTTATGAAAGGTCTTGATAAAATAGGCCGTATACTGTTTAGTTTCTACTGGCATAAAGACAAGTTTGAAGACAGATACGGAAAGAAAGACCTTCCAGAGCTAGAAGACAGCCTAAGAAATTCATTTGAGCAGCTAGGCGACCTTATGTTGTTCTTAAAACAAAAAACTATCGATGCCTATCCTGATGAAGGCATCAGCTTGGAAGCAGACTAACAAATAGGGGTAAATCATGCGTATATATGAAAAAACCTATAGAAGTATTCCTGCCCGGTTGGGAGAATCTACCGACTTAGAGCTTGGATTCTTTTCAGAAGGATTCATAAAAAAGATAGTAGTAAAGCAAGTAGGCGGAGATAGCCTTCAAAACTTTACACTAAACGTATTTAATTCTAAGAAGGCCTTTCTAGCAGCCTCGTCTTCTGGCGGCCTTGACACAGAAGGCAATTACTCGGCTGACCCGGAATCCTATAAAGTTTTTAATAGTGTTGCAGGCACCGCAGGCGAGTATTTAACTCTTATAGACGAGTTCGGCCGAGCCTATAAGAATCAGGACGGCCCGCTATCTGATAGAAAAAGAAAGATTTATCTATCTATTGCGCCAGAAGGTAGCGGAGAAGCTACTTGGGATATAACTCTGTCAGGCTGGAGCGACGTTGGTTAATGGAAGTAGTAGTAGCTGAACTTGGTAACTATAGGAAGTCTAGCCCGTTAAGGCCGGTAGATTGGCGCTGGCGGCGCGCTTCAGCAATTATAGAAGCCGGTAGAACTCCAGACAGGTTTTCAGAAGATAAGCTGGTTGCTGCAGCCTGGAAGTTTATTCACCTAATGAATGACGTCGATAGCCCATGGGAATATGTTACAAAATGCATATTTAATCAGAGCCTTGCCGACGCCTACGCCATTTATTCCCAACCAGACGGTAGATTAACAAGATGGGAATTAGAGGCCCGCATTCTTGCCAGAGAAGATATAGCTACCATAAGCAGGCATATGTCTTTATCCAAGAAAGTTATAAAGTGGTTTGAGAGTTTATTCTTTAATGTTTCTGATAGACTGGACAATGCGTCATGGATTGTACACCACGCCATGGGCAAGGCGGCGTTTATAGGTGCTACTGAAAGAGATTTGGATATTATTTGGAAGCTATGCGGATACTTTCACGGCTCTGAAAAGTTAGATTGGCTGCTACACTCTAAAGATAGTGACGAAGCCATAGCCTGGGCCGAAAAGGAAATTGATGTGAACATGCTTAGAAAAGCACTGCAAAGCTCTAAAATTGTTTCCACTAATAGCTGGAACCAAGTTCAGATATTGCAGTTACATCAAAAAAATAAAGAGATTACACTCACTGCGCCTTCTATTAGCTCAAAAGCTTCTAACGCTAATATCCTTGGAAGCTTTATGGACGCTATATCGTCAGTGGTTACTACTGGATCTCAGGTTAAAGAGAACTCTGCGATTGACTGGATTGCTAATGACAGCAATGCCGCAGAACCGAGAGCTAGCGAAGCACTAATGATCGCTAACGGAAACGAAGAGGTTTTGGATAAATTAGTTGGCATTAAATTACCGGAGGCCAAGGCCGATGGCAACATCTAGGCTCAGCAAGGAAGCGGAAGTTAAAATTACCAACTCATTAAGTGAGGTAGCCGAGCTTGTAAACTCTGGCGAAAACCCTAATGAGGCAATAGCCAAAACAGCTTCGGCAAACGGAATTCCCGTGGGCCACGTGGAGCTCATGGTTAGGGCTTTTAACGTTGGAAGAAGCGAGGCCCAAAGGCAATCTGGCGCCGAGCCGCATGAAAAGCTAGCTGAATTTGAGCTAGCCGATCCAAAGACCGTTATGGATATCATGTATCCTTCCAAAATCAAATCTGCTGCAGAGGCTTTAAAAGATAAATCTGTATCAGATGCGTACAGCAGGCCGCCAGAAAAAACAGCAAGCCATACTCTTCCTAACTTACCTCCATTGGTAAAAGAAGCGGCCAAAAAAGAAATTCAAGCAGACGAAGTTAACATCAGAACAATTAATTCATTAATAGAAAAGCTTGGAAGCGCGGCAGATAAGATGAGATCTGAGTCTGCCAGGGAAAGAGACAAGATAATGGAGGGCATATCCAAGCTTGCCAGTTATTTTAGATCATTTGGATCTAAGCCATTTCTAGTGGTAAAAGATAACAGCCAAAGGCTATTTGGAAAGAAAGCTTCGTCCTTGCTTGATATTATTGAGTCGTCTAATAGGCATCTAAAAAAGCAAGCAGGCACAGTTAATGATATTATGGCTCCTGTAAACATTGACGAAGAGCCATATAAATCAATTAAGAACTGCATAGAAACCGCTGATGTTTATGTAAATAAAAAAGCCTCATCAGAGTTTTTAAACGGATTGGCTAAATCTGCCCTTACCGAGGGGTATAAAGACTCTTTGCCTGACCTTGATAGCAATGGGTCCGTATTAGACGGAATTAATAAAGAAGCCAGACGACGACCACGAGAACGAACATGGTGGGAATACGGCACCGAAAATAGGAAAATTTATCCAGAACTTACTGACACGTTTGGTAGTGAAAGTAAGTATAATAGAGGCCTTAACAAGATATATGGCGGTGCCTTTAAAGGCCTGACAGGTATGACTTCTAAACTAGACAGCAATTCCGGTAAAGATGCAGACGATTATAAGTTCGATGTTGATCAGCTTATGCAAAACCAGGCCCTTAAAAATATTAGGGCGACCTCAGCATTAGCAGATCTTCTTACAAACGATGAAATCATATCGTCTCATCATCCAGAAGATGTTACTTTTCATTTTAATGAAATAGGCAAAATAATGCCTGAGTCGATCCATAACACTGCTATTATGCGCCCCCTTCTTAGAAAAAGACTAGAAGGCGGAACTGCCGCTATTGATCCATTTGATGTAAGCCAGATGTTAGAGATGGAGTCTTACAAGAGACCGGAAAGAGAAGCGGCCTACCCAGTAAGAACTATTAGACCCAAGTTCAGAAGATAGAACTACAAGTTCTAATTTATTTAACGGAGACTGACATGAGCCTGGTTGACAAGATTGTCGATAAAACTCCTGAAGAGGCTATTAGGATTATTAATGAGGCTTACGCTGAGAAGCAAGCTCTAGACCTTTCTATTCTAAGCAATCCAGATCTTAAGGCTGCCTTAGTTGGCGCTTTGCTAGGGTCAGGCGCTGGAGGAATTGGGGGCGCCATTTCTGCAGCAAAGAACCGTAACAAAGTTACAATTAATGATATATTAAAAGGGGCCTTATTGGGCGCAGTTCCAGGCGCTACAGCTGGATACATGTCTAAGTCTTTATTCAATATTGACCCAGGCTCAGAAATTACTTCTGGGTTTAGTAAACTAAGAGAAAAAGCAAAAGAATTAAAGAAGTCATTGTTCGAGAAAAAGGAACCAGAAGAAACACCTCCTCCAAAGAAATTTGACACTAATGAGAAAATGCAGGAAGAAGCTGAGAAAATACGAAAAGAAACTCAAAAACAAGAAATTAGTGATAAATACAAAAATTTACCAGAAGGCAATCCGTCTAGAGGTAAATTACTAGGTCAAAACCCAGACACTGCTGATCCTTTTACAGCCGACGATTTGCCTCCAAATAAACTCGGTCGTCGAGGCAATAATATGCTTCCGCCAGTAATTAAAAAAAATAATAAGTTGGTCGCGCCTCCTGAACCTATAGACATTACTAAGCCAAGTAAACGAAACCCTGGCATAGATTTTATAGGACTTCCTTACTAATTAAATAGGTATCAAAAGGAGACACCGCCATGATGATCAAGGTTATAACGCCTCATTCACAAGACTTTGGTGACTCTGTAAGCTCGTTGATAAAAGTATCATCAAAAGGTTTGGTAGGAACAGACTTGTCCAGCTTTGTAAAAAGAGCCGGAGCAGAAGCCGCCCACATGCTTAAAGGTATAGAGTTTAAGCCAGGCGAACAGCCTATTCATATGATCGCCATCGGTGCTACAGAGGCCTACGGCCCTAATCGTAATGGCGACGGGTTCAAAGAAGCTACCTGCCGTAAATACCACGACACTTTTGTAAAGCACGCCAGGTGGTATAGAAACCATAAGAATAAAGACCCTAAAACAAGTTATGGCTTAGTTAAAGCCTCGATGTTCAACGATAAGATGAAAAGAGTTGAGCTGATAGTTGCTTTAAACGCCACAAAAGAAGCGGCAGCTAGAAATGGTGGCTTATTAGCAGATAAAGAAATGCAGAAGATTGCCTCAGGTGATGATAACTGGGGCGTAAGTATGGCTTGTAAAGTAGCCTACGACGTATGTTCAGGCTGTGGAAACAAGGCGAGAAATAGGGATGAGTACTGTACTGAAGATAATTGCGATTATGGTGGTTGCAGGATTAACCTCACAAAAGTCGCCGAAGACGGTCATGTACTGCATGTCGACAACCCTAACCCTACTTGGTTTGATATCAGCGATGTTTATAGGCCTGCTGATAGAATCGCTTGGGTTGTTGGTCATTATAAGGCAGCTTCTGGGTTATATGTAGCTGGCGGAGCTGAGCTGGCCGAAATGGCTGGAATAGAAGCTCCTGATGGAGTTTGGGCAAGTGATCTTACCGGCGAATCAATAAAACTAGCCAGCCTGTCAAGAAAGCTCGCTGAGCTTGAAAAGAAGTGCATGGAAGGTCATTCGGCCTTTTACAGCGCCATCAAAGACAGAATTAAGCCTATAACTTTCTGGAAACAAGCCTCAGCAAGCGTTTCCTACCCCTGGGCTGCTTGTGCCTCGAACGGTATTATGATTTCCTTAGAGGACTGGCTGCTAGCTAAAGGACACGAAAAAGTAGCGTCTGAAGTTAAAAAATATCTTCCTAATATTTTTAGCAAGCTTATTGGAGACGTCTCCACTATTGAGAAGGCGGCTTCGGACAGGAGATCTAACCCATATAATCTTATTTCCAGTGAAAGGCAGCAATTAGAAGCCGCTAAGGCATCTAATTCTCTTTCTATAAAGACAGCAGCCCTGTCAGCCGGTATATCTAAACTGATATTGTCGGGAACTTCAGCTCCAAAGGCTAACACAGGTTTAGAAAAAGAAGCTGAATACTCTGAGAAATACGCTGAATTAGCCAAGGCATACGCTATTAATCAGCTACAATGGATCAAAGCCGCAGCTAAATCCGAAGACCAAGAATTAGGTTTCGGAAGGGCTGTCGTGGCTTACAATAATATGCAATAGCATCAAAAGCACCAAAAAAAGTGCAAGATGGTCTTGCACACTTTTGAAGTACTGTACACAATTTGAAAAGGCGTGACATTACAGTACTAGCAATAAGTTAAGGGAACCCTTAACGTTAGGTCATGCCGGCGACGATATAGGAGTAAATTTAACATGCCTCAGCTATTCGATCAGCTGCGAGATTTTTTAGCAGAAGTTGAAAATGAAAAACAAGCTTCTGTTAAGAAACGTGCAGAGGCCAACACCGAGACAACCGCTCAAGGCGGACCTACTACTCATCCTAGCAAAAGCCAGGACGACGGTACCCTTCCAGCCTCGGAAGGAAAAAGGTCACAAGAAAATACTGGTGACGTTAAGGACACCATTCCTGCAGGCGGAGTAGACTCTGCTGCAGACAAGGCTCCTGCCCAAGCAGACCAGCAGCACAATGTTGGTATTACCAGCACCGCTACTGGTGAAGATCCTTCTAACGAAGATAACTATAAAGAAAAGAAAGATGACCCAGGCACTGATCATGCTGCCAAGGCTGGCGAAGGCGAAAAATATAGCTCGCTTAGCTACGGTCAACTTCGAAAATTAGCCGCAGATAAGGCCAACAACATTCTTGCTGATATCATCAAGAGCGCTGAAGAATCTGCTGCAGAAGAAAAGGCAGAAGAAAAAAAAGAGCTTAAAGGCGATCAGCCCAAGCTCGACGTGAATAATAACGGCAAAATCGAAGGTTCTGACCTTGCTGCACTCAGGGCAGGCAAGAAGAAAGAAGAACCTAAGATGGCAGCTGCTAGAGCTGGCCAGGCCGCCGCTTCTTTGACAGAACAAGATCAAGCTGAGCTAGTTAAAGCTGCTCATGCCGCTGTATCTGGTTCTTTAGAGTCGACTATCGCTGATGGGCTTGAAAAGGCTGCAATGGTAGGAGCATACCTCCAGTCTTTTTACAAAGCCGCCGCTGAGGGCGAGGCAGCCGGTGGCTCTAGCGAAGAGACCCATGAATCGCCAGAACAAGAAAGCTCTGAAAGCCCAGAAGAAGAAGCCGCTGAGCACGCTTCTGAAGAAGGCGGCATGGACATTGATCCAGCGCTACTTTCTCAGATGGCCGGCGAAGAAGCCGCTCCTGGCGGTATGCCTGAAGGCGCTCCAGAAGGAGACGCTGTTCAAGAACTTCTTATGGCTCTTCAGGAACAAGGCGTCGACCCTGCCCAGTTGCTTCAAATGGTTGAAGGCGGTGCAGGCGGGCCAGAAGCAGGCGCAGACGCCGCAGCAATGCCTAAAATGGGATCAGCTAAAAAATCTGACCCCGAAACAGTTGGGCTTATTAAGTTAATTAAGCAAGCCAAGTCTGTTAGGGACAACCAGATTAAAGCTGGTAAGTTTAGGGTTACAGAAGCCAAGACTGCTCAGCAGAGGGCTCTCCGTGACCAGATTAAATCATGCATTCGTGACATAATTGGTTAATAGGAGGCCACTTTAATGTCTAACTTGTACGAAAAGACAATTGACTACGTTCAATGTGTCGAGGCAGCCTTGGCTGCTGCTGATAAGCAGTTGAATGAAAAGCAAGCCAGCGACGCTAAAGTCAACGACTTGCTTCCTAAAGCTGTAGACGCTCTTATCCAATTCGATAGGATCGACCCAGCCGACAGGGAAAAGGCTGCTGAAGCCCTTACAAATCATGCTAAAGCCTTGGAGATCCTTATCAAGGCAGCTGACGTTAACCGCACTGTGAGGCCGAAAGCTATCGGCAAAACTGAGAAATCAGCCAGTGCATCAGACTCTATGAATGATCCTTATGTAGGACGACGGACTACTTCCGAGCGCGAGTCCGATCGTCGTTTCCGCCAACATCTTGGTTTGGCATAACTCGCGCTAGGTTGATAGTTTAAAAGACACGGAGGTCTTTAAGAATGGCAACTACACGCCAAATGTTTGACCATACCCTAGACGCAATCAAGGGTTGGTTCCACATGGCAGCTCTGGACTTTACCGCCAAGCTGTCAAGCAACGTTACTGTTGACGTTGTGTACGCAGGCCGCTGCGTTCATCTCAACTCTAGCGGTGAGTTCGAGCTCGGCTGCACTGGTTCCCAGATGCCGATCTTCTTGCTGCAGAACAGTGACGACAACGACGTCTCCAATTCTGGGGGCACTCGTTGGTATCCAATCGGGCCTGCTGGTAATATTACCGGTTTGGTCGCTAAAGGTGCCTATGAACTCGAAACTACCGAGTTCGACTCTGCCAATACCTATGCTCCTAACGAATATCTTCGTTGCAAGAGCAGCTCGAACAGCAGCACAGACGGCGGTCTCCTGACCAACGCCAGCGTTTCTGTCCTCGAAGATGGTGGCTCTAACCCCACCGCTATCGTAGGCGTAGTTTCCAGAGGCGTCCGTAAGCGCCAGTCAGATCGCAACAACGTGTTGGCGTTCTGGCCTATTTACAAACCAGGTAAGACCGGATACTAATAGGCATAAGGAGGCCATACAAAATGTCTTACGACAACGACACTAAGCTGATGAACGAAACATTCCTCAGCTACCTTGAAACCCCTGGAATGGAAAAGCGAGCACTCGACGCAGTGGTCGACTACACCAGGTACAGGATGCGTGAAGAAGGATTCTATCGACGAATTCTTCCTCCAATCCAGGTAAGCAACGACGATCTCGATCAACAGGTAGATACCGATAAGCCTGTTAAGATCATCGAAAGGGAACCTGATAGCCCAGCTGCTATCTCCATTCCCTTCGCTACTCTGCCTATGAACCTCTATGTTCGTGGCCAGAAGTATCGCGTTACCTTTGACCGAATCGTGACCCCACGATTCACGAAGGACGTTGATGAACTTCGCACTTATCGTATGGACATCAGGCAGATCCTGTCTGATAACGCCATAAAGGACATGTTAGCGGAAGAAGATCGCAAGTTCATCGCCGCTTGCAACGCAGCTATGGGCAGCGCAGCTAACACTACTGTATCCCAGTCCGGTTTGGTACAGTGGGAAACCATCTACGGCGGTATCACTCGTGATACCCTTCAAGATGCTTTCAAGATTCTGCCTCGCACCATCAGCCGCCTTGAAGTAGGCACCTGCTTGATCAACAACCTTACTATTCGCGAACTGATGAAATTCGGTCGTGAAGAAATGGGCGGTGACTTCAGCCAGGACGTATTCAAGAACGGTTGGACCGAACAGAACTTCATGAATGCTCGTTGGATTATCTCCATCAAGCAGGATTTGGTTCCTACGGACAGCATCTTTATGTTCGCTGACCCTAAATTTGTAGGCAAAAGTTTCATTTTAGAGGATACCACGCTTTATATCGATCGTAAGGCGTATATGCTCGAATTTTTCGCCTATGAAACCCTCGGCGGTGCAATTGGTAACACCAACGCAATCGCTAGAGCTGACTTTGCGTAATGGGCATGGGGCCTCTAACGAGGCCCCAATTTCAATAGGCTTCGGAGGCTATCATGGCTAATTTGACGCACGACGAGCTTAATCAGGCTCAAGCTGCACATGCAACTCTTATTCGGGAAGTCTTTGTTCCCGTTTTCTTGGAAAAGCTCGCAAGCGACTACGGCATCGTTCCACAAAATGATGAAGAAGTCGGCAGCCTCCTTGAAATTGCTGCCCGTCTTGGCGAAGCCCATGCACAGGAGCAAGTAAAGAGCGCCTCCACTCAAACCAACTTCCTTAAGGCTGCAAATCAGCAATTGGGTAATTTGGTAGGTGGACCTGCGGGAGATGTACACTTGCAGCAGACTATTAAGCAAGCATCTAACGAGCTTGCCAATAGGGAAGACTTGATTAATGCCGTCCTCACATATCACGGCGCTATCGCTAAGCAGATGGCTGCTGAATAACGGAGGTTTAATTTAAAATGGCTAACACTACTTGTTTGGAAACCAAAGTTCGTAACATGACTGGAGCAACTGCCACTTTTGGTTTTTTGCCTCCTCATGGTAAGACTTTGACTGCTGGTCAAGAATACACCTTCTTCGGTAGCCTACCAGCTCTGCTGCAGGCTATTACTTCCAAAAGGAAGCGAACTGCGTTTCAAAACGCTCTTCAGAATGGTGATATTGTTGTAGTTAGCAGCCCAACGCCCTTCCTGTATGACGCTACCCTTGACGTCACGAAAACCGTGGCTATCGACAATGGCAGCGTAACTGTCGCAGATCCTTGCGGCGTAACATACTCAAGCTCAATCTAAGCTTGGCTTGTACTAAAAAGCCCCGGAGCAGTCCGGGGCTTTTTTATTTCTACACTAGAAACTTTTTTTCAATATAGTTATCCTTACTTCGTTGTTATTGTCTAACACAGAAAGAAGGAAAATATGTCGATAAAGTTTAGCGTATTCACGCCAACAAATGACCCAACTTGGATTCTTGAAACATATAAAAGCTTATTAAAACAAACCTATAAAGACTGGGAGTGGGTAATAGTCCCAAACGGGGCGGAAAGCCTCCAGATGCCGGCTGAAATAGTTAACGACCCTAGGGTTTTAATCAGACCGGTATCTAGCGATAAAATAGGTTATCTAAAAAACTATGCATGTAACCAAGCAACCGGTGACATTTATGTAGAGCTAGACCATGATGATATGCTGGTGCCTACAGCCCTGGAAAAGATCTACGACAAGCATCAAGAGATAGGACCAGCCTTTCATTATTCTGACTTTGCTAGCTTTTTTCCAAACGGGTCTCCAGAGCTTTACAATCACCAGCATGGCTGGAAGACTTATGACTTTACTTTAGACGACAAGAAATACGCCGCTCACAGGGCATTCGCTGCTACTCCTAGGGCTCTGGGCGAGATATGGTACGCGCCTAACCACGTAAGGGCCTGGCACAGAGATGTCTATTACGCTGCAGGCGGGCATGATGCTACTTTGGAAGTTGGAGATGATCATGATCTTGTATGCCGTACTTATTTGGCCGGGTGCAAGTTTGTGCATCACCCAGAGTGCCTATACTTGTACCGAAGGATATTAGACCCCAAAAAGAGCAACTCGTTTGTTAAAAAGAGAGAACTAATAGCCAAGACTCAAAACAATACCTTCAATAGATTCTTACATAGAATGTGCGAAGAATGGAGCCGAAGAGAAAAGCTTTTAATGATAGACCTTGGAGGAGGCTTTAATTCTCCAAAGCAGTACAAAAGCCTGGATATTAGAAACGCTGAGATTATTCACAGAGTAGGAGAATCTCCTCTACCGTTTGACGATAATTCCGTCGGTATATTAAGGGCGTTTGATTTCTTTGAGCATCTTCCAAGAGAAAAATTTGTCCAGTGCATGAATGACTTTTATAGGGTACTAGCCCCTGGTGGTTGGATACTTTCTGGGACTCCAAGTTCTGACGGCAGAGGAGCTTACCAAGATCCAACACATATTAACTTTATCAATCAAAACTCTTTCTGGTACTATACAGACAGGAACTACTCAAAGTTTGTGCCTGAGATAGAGTGTAGGTTCCAGGATGTAAGAGTTTGGACTTCTCATCCATCGGAATTTCATAGGGCTCACAACATTTTGTATGTTTACGCAGACCTATGTGCTTTGAAAGGACAGCACCAACCAGGTATATGTAAAATATAGGAGCCGGCATGGACCCCTCAATAATAGAATGCTCTGACCAGCTGGTAGTAAGGCCTGCGGTAACGACAGTAGACAACAGACCTATTTTGGCCAAAGTACCGGCTGTAGCCATACCTCAGGGCACTGCCCCAGTAGTAGAACTAGTATTGCGGGACGATCGCGGCAGGCCTATAAACTTTGAAACCTGTGGGTTTTCTAGCATAACGTCAAGCTCATTGAGCTCGTCGTCTGGGTCTCCAAGCGGAAAGGTATTATTAAAGGGCAGAGAAGCCTTAGACACGTCTAACGGTATCTACATTGTAGACACCGAGGCTGCGTTTATTGACGCAGCGGCAGGAGTTGTAAGGGCAAAGATTCCAGCCACTGCCACAAGTCTTCATCAGATACTTGAACTAAATTGTGGAGTTGTCTCCACTATTGGCGAACTTATTCATGTATCAAGGCTTTACGTCTTGGTTGACAAGAGCCAATTTGGTTCAGTTACAGCTATATCAGGTAAAGCATCCGGCGTGCCTCAGATATCCGCAATAAGAATAGCACTTAGAGATAATGCTCCAGAAGATAATCCATTGTTAAATACCTTTGAGTTTGATGACTCAGAAATAATCTTATGTATGCTCAAATGCGTAGAGCATTGGAATACTATGCAGCCTACAGTTAGAAGATTCTTTAACACCAACAACTTCTTCAATCCAACCGCCCTAATTAACGGTGTAATAGGCGAGCTTTACCTTATAGCGGCTAAGCATTACAGACGAAACCAGTTGACCTACAGTGCTGGTGGATTATCTGTTGATGATAAGAACAAGGCCCAAGAATATGAAGTAACAGGCGATAGAATGTTACAGGACTACCTTAAATGGTGTAAGATGACCAAAGTGGCCATCAACAAAGAAGCCTGGGACGGCTCTTTTGGATCTACCTACGATGGTTTTGGAAGATACAGATAAGACTAAACCATTAAAGAGGCTACCATGTTTAAGATGTTCGCCTGGATATTAAGTGACAGATCCAGCAGATGGCCTAAATTTAGAAAAGAATTTTTAGAAAAGAACCCTACTTGCTGCGCCTGTGGTACAAAGAAAAAACTTACAGTACACCATATAATACCGGTAAGTGTCGATAGTACTAAAGAGCTTGAAGAGACCAACTGCATGACTTTGTGTGGAACTTGTCATTTTGTATTTGGTCACCTTCATTCCTATGTATCCTGGAACGATAACGTTAGAAAGGATTGTGAAGAGCACCTGAAAAAGGTCAGGAGCAGACCATGCCATACGGTATAGAGCCGTTTGAGAAGCTGACTGCATCATACTCCCCGCTAGGAGTTAGCAAGGTAGAATGGGATCTTAATCCTTTATTTACTGATAAAGGTCCATACATATTCACACTACAAGGGTCAAACCATCCGGTAGAGACGGCAAGTTTTGTAGACATAGGGCCGCCGGTAATTAATGCTTATTTTCTTATAGATGACGAGACCAGATTATTTGGAAAAGAGCTGGACTGGTTTTATAGAATAAAACTACAGACTGGTATTCGCACATACTATTCCCCATCAATAACGCTTGATTCAAAAGTAGATTACAGGACTTGGAGAATAGCCAGGGAGATTCTTAGAAAAGAGAAACTTAGGCTTTCAAAGTACGTAGGAGTACCAGAGGCCTATTTATTTAAAAGAAAAAGATTTGGGCCTAAATGCACAAGATGTGCCGACCCATTACTAGATGAGCCTATCGATGGAAGGTGCCCTGTATGCCTGGGCACAGGTAAAGTTAACGGCTATTTTAGCGCTATCCCCTTACTAGTAGAGTTTCCTATTTCAAATGAAATAGAGAAAATAAACGTGGATTACGCTGGAATGACTAGCCAAGGGACCACTCAAAACTGTAGAGTTATAGGTGACCCAGTTGTAAGCCAGGATGTCATCTGGGACAAAGGTAGCGGCAGAAGGTACATAGTTCACGAGACATCAGAAGTAGTTACTGTAAGAAGCTTCAATATAGTAACTAATGTTAATATAAGACTGGCACCTTTTTCTGACGCTGTATACCTTATACCGGAGAATGGCATATGATGGAAAAAAGAGCCCCGTCACCAGTGTTTATGGAAAAAATGTCTTTAAGAGACCACGTTCCAACTTTTGACAAGATAGCTAACCACGTAAAAGAATTACATGGTGGAGACGTCTCCAAAAAGAAAGACACTAACATAAATCAAAACCCCGTAGAGCCTCCTAAGCCATATAAAATGCATGACGGGCAGGAGCCTATGGAGCCGCTTAAACCTTATAAAATGCACAAATTTAAATAAGGGCATATTTAATGTCAGATCCGCAACCAGCATTTGAAGAATGCAATAACCTTAATGCATTAGGGATAATGCCTCATTTGGTTACTGGATTTTTAAGAGATTGGTTGACAAACAGGTTCTCCGATGAAAACAATATAGAGAACGAGAAGTTTAGAGGGTTGATCTGGAAGGCTACTCAACCTACCGGAATTCTTATAGAGTCAATTACCAGATGGAAGCCTGAAACAACCGAGACTAGGCCGGCAATAATAATTAAAAGAGGAAACTGGACTTCAAGCAGATTGGTGCTTAACGACTTCTCAAATACTGACAATGAATTCCTAGGGTCAAAGAAGTTTGGCAGGTTAATGACGGGTTCTCATACTTTGTTCTGCATAGCAAATTCAGGCATACAGGCCGAGGTATTAGCCGGCGAAGTTTTCAAGGACTTAAATACTTATGGATTGGTTATTGCAAATATTCTAAATTTAGTTAAATTTGAAGCAGTGGAGCTAGGTGCTATTTTTCAGGTTGAAGAAGGAAAAGAGAACTATGCAGCACCCATAGTTGTACAGTACACTGGACAGGAAGTTTGGACTATAGCGCAACAAGGACCGGTTCTCAAGAGGATTAACTTATCTTCTTACCTACCCTAAAGGGTAACTAACAAAGGCATGGAGGCCAACTATCATGGCGTATGTTCTGCCACAAGTTAAAGTTTTTCAAGAATTCAGAATTGCACCAGTAGCTACTGCTGGCGTGCTTAACGCTCATATTAGCGGCGGCCATGCCGAACTTTTCCGCTACTCAGACGCAACTGAGAAGCAGTCGATTCTTATCGGCTCTTATGACTACTTAAATGACACGTCTTTCAGCTGGCCTGGTAATCCTACTGGCGGCTTGGTAGACCTTGATTACGTTAAGCTTTATGGAGAAGACGTAAAGCTTAAATATTATCAAAACGACGCCGGTGTCGGCGGAGTTGTAGAGCCAGTGTCCGGTCATACTAATCGAGTAAGAGCTAGCGGAGTTGCCTTCACAAGCAACGGCTCCAGCTACCCTAAGTCAGCTGCGTTTAAAGACAGGGGAGCAAAGATTGGTGACGGAGTTTACATTCGTGGCGTAAGTGGCGGTACCACTTATGAGTTGAACACCAAGATTTCTGGATTCATAGGAGACTCAGTTGCTGCTACAGTAGACTCTGCTTCTGCTGCATCAACTAATAAGGCCTCTCAATCTTTTGCTATAAGCGTAGATGACCTTGGTTCGGTTAAAAATACCATAACTGTCACAGCAGACGCCACTGACTATGACGGCAGGGAAGACGGAGCAATCGACGAGTACTATACCGTCGAAGTAATTCAGAGCTCAAGAGATGGCGACCTTACTACTGGTAAGCTTCGCGTTACCACTAGCTCTGGTCTTGATAACGTTGCATCTGTGACTCCAGCCGGCGCAGGTGGCTACACCTTGATTGGGACAAGAGGTCTTAAAGTTGAGTTCGATATCAACGCTACAGCCTCCGCTTCGTCCGCAGCCAGCCTTGGCGATGTTAGCGCTAATGACTTGGTTGTAGGTCAAAAGTGGAGAATTCACGTAGTACAACTGTTCTCTCCATCAACCGCTACTTCTGGCGGAACTTATACGGGAACCAAAAACACCACCTATATCGTAGAAGTATCAAAAGGTGGCGCTTTTGCCGCTTCACCTGAGATTACTGTTTCTTCGACTAACGGTGTAGACTTTGCAGCCCCGCTGGTGGTAAACGCTGCTAGCACTGCTTTTAACGTCGGCAACGAAGGAGTTACCGTAAGTTTTAGCGGAACAGGCTTGTGCAAAGGCGACAAGTACTACATCACTGTTACTGCTGTAGCTGAAGGGTATATCAGAACTTTGGTTCTTGCCGATGACCTTCCTACCGAGATTCAGTCTGCCGCTGACCTTGATATCAAGCTATTTATCATTAGGAACTTGGAAATTCCACGATATCGTGAAGAAAGCGCTCCTAATGTTAACTATGTGGCAAGCACCACTGAGTTCATAACTAAAGAAAATGCCACAGCGTTTGATTCTGAGTGGACTGATGGCGGAGTAAAAGTAGCTCTGCCAATCGAATCAGCGACTCTTTATCTTAACTACAGAACCTGGTTGCAGACCTACGTTGGCGATTTTGGCAGTATCAATGACACCGCCGACATCCCATCTACCCTTGGAACCTTGCATCCTGACAATCCTTTAGCTTGGGGCGTTTACATGGCGCTTCAAAATTCAAATGGTCAGGACGTCAAGTTTACTGCCATATCTAACCCTAATGACCCAGACGCTTGGCTAGTAGCGCTTGATGTTGTCGCTGATCGTGAAGATCTGTACAACCTTGTGCCCCTTACTTTCAACCAGACTGTTTTGGATGCATATAAAGCCCATGCTGAAGATCAGTCAGGCGAAGAAGTAGGTCGATGGCGAGCAGTTGTTTTTGGCGTAAGAGTAGCACGGGACATCGCCGTAATCGACGCATCTACTTCAACCGATAAAGAAGAAGTTTTGGCGACTATTTCCGATGATCCTTTAACAAGCGGCACCCAGTACACAAGACTTAGCGTTCCAGCCAATAACGCTAGATTTGTGACCAACGCTGTAAGGGCTGGCGATAAAGTAAGATACTTCTACACCACTGACGGTTTTAGCCGAGTAACTTACACTGAATACACAGTCGACGCTGTTATTTCAGAAAACTCTATTAGGCTTAAATCGGGCCCAGCTATCCCAGTGGCTGTCGCACAAAAAGTCGAAATTTGGAGAAGCCAGAATAACACTGAGTACTCCAACCTTATCGGCGAAAAGTGCGGTAAGTATAGCTCAAGGCGAGTTGTAGCTGTAGCAAACGACTACTTAACTCTGAGCGCGTATACCAGCCAGCCAAGCTACTACGCTGCTGCAGCCGTAGCAGGCCTAAGGTCCGGTGTTAATCCTCACCAAGGCCTCACCAGTGTCTCATTGTCTGGTATCGACTATGTAGGCGACGCAGTCAACGGCTTCAACGTATCCCAGCTTAACTCTATCGCTGGAGATGGCGGCTGGATTATTATGAAGGCTGAAGACGGTAGCTTTATTAACAGGCACGCTGTAACGACCGACAACACTGACCTTAATCGTCGTGAAGAACAGGTCCGCAGCAACGTTGATAACATGAGCTACGCTTTCCGTCGAGGTCTCGTGCCTTATATCGGAAGAAGCAACGTAACCCCTACAACTTTGACTAACATCGAAATTACCCTCAGGGGAATTGGCGATGGGTTTAAGACAGATGTTGCTACCAATAGCATTGGGCCTCAGCTGCTTGAATACGAAATCGTAGAACTCAGGCAGCACGCTGTTCTTAAGGACCACGTTGTTGCTATCGTTAACCTTACTATTCCTTATCCTCTTAATAACATTGAACTTAAGTTGGTTGTATAACCCAATCGGAGGTTAATTATGGCTTCTATTTTTGGCGACGCAACAAGAGGTGATTATCAAGGTGCCTTCCGTTCAACGGCAGGCACCGCACTTAGGTTTGCAGGCAAGGACGTTACCCTTGTCCAAAACCTTCAGGTATCGCACTCTCAGCCTGTTCAGCCTCTCTTCGAAGTAGGTTCACAGAAGAGGTTTTATGTGGTAGGCAAAGCTGGTGGTACTTTTACCATTGGCCAAATCCTCGGCTTCGGCAACGAAACCTTGAGCGGCGTAACTGACTTGGCTAATCCATGCCAAGGCGACAGGCAGCTCAATCTTGTTATCCCTAATTCATTCTGTAAATTAGGTGGCTCTAACGGCGGTACTTTAAGTCTTTCCCTTAAGGGCACCCTTCTGCAGCAGGTCGGATTCAGCGTTGCAGCTCAGGATAACCTTATTAATTCTAATCTTTCAGGCGTAATGGTCGACCTTGAATACTCCACAGTCGCCTTTAAGTAAGAGAGGTGATAAATGGCAGCTATTTTTGGTCAAAATACGGCTGATTACCAGGGCACTTTTAGAACAGTCGCAGGTAAAGGCGTAACCTTTAATGGGCAGCAAGATGGGGTATCGCTCATTCAAAATCTGCAGGTATCTCATCAGCAGCCTATTCAGAACTTGTTTGAAGTAGGCTCAAATAAAAGATACTATGTTTTAGGCAAACCAAGTGGAACCTTTTCTATAGCCCAAATACTTGGATTTGGTAAGCAAGTATTGTCTCAAGTAACTACGCTAGCTGATCCGTGTACTGGCGACAGAACTATGGTAGTTACTTTTCCAAATTCTTTCTGTAGAAAAGGCGGCGGCGGGGGAGAAAGCTTAAGCCTTACTCTTAAGGGCGTACTATTGCAGAGCGTAGGATTTACAGTAGCGTCTCAGGACAATCTTATTAATTCACAAGTTCAGGGCATGATGACTGAACTGGAATACACCTAAAATATAAGTATTAGTAATACTTAGCCTATTAATGTATTGAATTAATCTGCCGTACAGCGCAAAATACTGTGCGGCAGATTTTTTGTTTTATACATGATTGGAGACATGATGTCGCATTCCCCAGACGAGTTTAATTTTGGTGACATAGTTAATTCGTTTTTTCCAAAAGTAAACGAGGCCGTAAGAAACGTAGCTTCCATTATTTCACGCGATAATCCTATTAGGCCTACAAAGTCTAACTCAGACCCTTATTCGTCTACTGCTGTAAGCTATCAAGATCTGTCTAACTCAAATAACGTATATCTCGGTATAGTTGCCGAGGTGCTTCCGTTTTATGGATGGTATAAGGTTATATCTTTTAATGGTGGCCATGCCGTCGTATGTAACCTAATGTCGGATTGCTCAAATACTCCTATTGGCGCCAGAAGAATAGGTAGTATTCAGCCGCATACAAAAGTGCATTACATTAAGCCATATAGCGGCACTACTGGAACCATAATAGGCGTAGAGCCAGACGCCATGCCCTACATGGGCGATGTTATTCCAGAAGTGATATCGATGGCCACTAATTTTTTCACAACGGCTGAAGGCACCAATAATAGTCTTACTTTATTTGACAAAGAATGCTTGGGAGATTTCTCCAGAGGTTCCCCTGTAGATTCTACCTTAGTTGGAGAAAGAGGTTGGGTATGTGAAACTGGCACAGCTATATTCATAGACCCGTTTATGTCATTTATAAAGTCAGACGAGAATTGCGGCTTCTGGGCCTTTCACTTTGACCAAGTAGCCAGAATGCAAGGCCACAACATACAGATAAGGTCGTGCGCCCATGAGCAAGAGTTCTTTAATGACACTTCTGAGTGCGTTGGATACGTAGGGTATGCTACATACCCGTGGGAAGGACTTGGTGCTCTGGAAAGCGGTACAAGGACCGCCCAGTTAAAAGATGACGGATATACGGATGCGGCTAAAGACATAGGCCTAGAAACCCAAGTGCCATATCACAGGCTGCAATCATTTACAGGATACCTAGGCCAAGGGTTTAGGCAGTTTTTGAGGCTACCTCCTGAGGGCGGCGGCATTAATGAGCTAGGTAAAAGAGGCGGAGATATAGCCTGGGAGCAGCACCTTGCGCTTGACGGCAATTACCATATAAGGTCCTCCCAAGGAATCACCATAGCTCACTCGCCTCTATACAAATCTCCAGCTAGAGTTAGAAGAATGGAGGACGAGGAAAGCGGAGATACCAAGGATAATTATAAGTTTTCTGGTTCGGTAGGCGGCGGCGAGGATCACAAGATTACCGACACTCCAATAGACGCCCAAGAATTTCCAGCAAGAGTATTAATAGCCGATGACGATGTTGCGTACTCTTTTGCATGGAGAAACGAACATCCGTTTGTCTACCATCAAAATGACTTTATAACCTATGAAGACCCTGAGACAGAAGACTCACCGGCTTACGGCCAGCTTTCAGGGCAATGGTATATAACTCCTCCCACTGGAACCACTAAGAAAGTGGATCACAGATACGACGCTAAATACAATAATCTGCTGTCTTATTTTAAGATTATGCCTGACGGAGCCATAGTAATAGCTGGCCCGCATGGCGAAGAAATAAGAATGGTGGGCGGATCTATAGAGATAAGCTGCCCAGGCGACATTCAACTTAGACCAGGAAGAAATCTTATATCCCTAGCCGGTAGGTCTACGGCCATAAGATCCAAAGAAGATATAGACGTAAGCTCTACAGACGCCGATGTCAGGTTAAAAGCTGAAAAGAATACTATGATACTGGCCGGTAATGGAGAATCTGAAGGCAACCTTATAATTGAAAATAAAAGCAGGGTAGAAAAGGGCATAGTGCTGAGGTCCGCTGGGGGCATCAATCTCTTATCAGTTGAAGACCTTTATTTAAGATCAGGCGCCGACGGCTCAGCTAGAAATGTAATTATAGATGCTGGTAGTGAAGGAAGTGGCGACGTGTGCATATCCTCAGAAAGAATGGGGGTATTTGTTAACCAAGGCAGATATGACTTCTTTGGATCTCCTGGGGCGGCCACCTCGTCTAACTCTTTTACAGGGACAACTACTGTTACCGGTTCTCCAATATACGCAGACGGAGATATTGGTGGGCTTGGAAACCTTATATGTAAACGGTACGTAATAGCTGTAGAAGGCCACATAGCCACAGGCCAGGCCAAGACCTTCAACTATTTTGTCGGCGAACTTAGCGACGAAGTAGATGACTCTGGAACTTCGGCCAAACAAAAGGCTCAGGACTCTCTTGAGAAGATAAAAGAGTATGTTGAGAACATTAATAAGCTTGGAGATGATCTATATGAGGCCTTTATAAAAAATCCATTTACAGAAGGTGGTCAAATAGGAGACGCTGATACGTCTGGTGGATGGGGTAAAAACGCCTTTAAATTTAAATCTACAGAAGAGTACAAGGCGACTGCATTCAAACTATACGAAAGCAGGTGGCAACAAAGAGATAGGCTGTTTGGCGGAGGAGGGTCCGCATGGACGGAAAATCCTGTTGTGTATTTAAGCGAAGATACTTATCCTTATCCTGGTAGGCAGGCCTGGACGGAAGATCCTTCTATGAAAGAAGTTGATTTAATGTTTTATGACTTAAAACCTTCTCAAAGAATAGAAGATCAAAAAAACCCTGGGTCTGAAAACGGTACGCCTCCTGATGGTAATTATAAAATCATAGGATAAAAGAAAAGAGGATACGATGGCTGATAACGAAAAGGACCCACCATTGGCTGATAAGCCTAAGGTGTCGTCCTTGACCGACTTTGAAATAAAAGCCTTAAAACTTCAAAAAGAAGGAAAAGGCGACGAAGTCCAAAAAGAAATAGAGCGTAGAGGTCTTATAAAAGAAGTTAAAGAAGAAGAGCCGCCAGCCCAGGTCGGAATGACCGAAGAGGAAATGCGGTCATACGAGCAAATTAGGCAGTCCATCAGTAACCCTATACCTATGGACCAAGTGCCGCCCAAATATAGGGCCGAGATAGAAGAGGGAATCAGCCTTCTTAAGTCCATACTGGATGATAAAGAAAAGCTAGAAGAATTAAGAAAAGTACACATGGCTGCGTTTGAAAAGTCTGAAGGGGCTTCTGTTATAAAAAAGCCTGTGTTGCCCCCTGAACTTATGATGCCAGATGCCGAAGAGAAAAGTGGAGACGTCCCCATAATTGTTAAAAAAGAAGAAGCAAAGCCAAAACCTATTGAGGCTCCGGCAGCCCCTCAAAAACCTAACACAGAGAATCCTGCCGATAAGCTTACGTTCATAAATGATATATCGTCTCCTGCTAAGGAAGCTATGAAACCAAAAGAAGAGCCGGTAAACCAGCAGCAAAGCTTTGCTTATGATCCTATGCCTAACCCGCCCGATCCAACGCAAACCATAAGCATATTAGATAATTGCCCTCATTGCGGATGGGATCTAAAGAAGACAGACCTGACCGAGCCTTCTGATGACGATAAATACGACTTTGTTCAATCAATACTAGGCAACATAAGATTTAAAAAATCCTACGACATGTTTAACGGTAAGTATAAGATCGTATTTAGGGCACTTACGTCTAAAGAATCAGACATGGCTTTTAGGCAAATAGTTTTAGACGGGCAAAAAGACTTTCAAGACAGAGCCTTGGCTGGTACAGATTTTTACTGGAGAAATCTCCAGGCTTACAGAATGGTAATGTCTTTAGAAAGCATAACTTCTGTAGAGTACGGTACTCTTGAAATTCCTACCTTGGCAGAGGCCGAGTTAGATGGCGTCTCGGGAAAAGATGCTCAAGCCAGGCTTATTCCATTCCTCAATTATGTTTTAGATACATTTTTACCGCTAGAAAGTACAAGGTCCGTAATAGGACATGCGTACTTTGAGTTCCAATCATTGTGTGATAAGCTTCAAGTTATGGCGGAGTCGCCAAATTTTTGGAAAGCGATCGCGTAGCCGCTCTACTTGTTGAGCTATCAGCCAATGGCGTTGTAGACTTTAAAAACGCCAATTTACTCGATCGCAAGTGGCAGCTTAGATTAAAATGGCTGGCAAAATCTTACATGGCGCGTAAGAACGCTGATGTGGTTAAGCTGGCAATCTTAAGGTATACTGGAGCCCTGGGCTACGGTACCGCAGAAATGTTTAATGAGGCTTGGGACGGCATGACAGGTCTTTTTGAAAACTATATGGAATCGGCCCTACCTTGGCGAGAAAAAGACAGCTAATAACTAGCCAGGAGGGCTGAAAGTTGTCAGCATTAACATTTCCTAGACCTATGACGTTTGGTGAATTTTCACCATTCCCTAATTCATTTGCCAACGCCATAGCGCAGCCCCCTTTAGCTGGAGGATACCCACTTCAGCAAGGTATGCAGTACGGGGTTGCCAATATTTCAGGATTAGTAGGTATAAGTGATCCTGGAACAAAGATGATCATAGATATGGTTATGGGCGGCGTGCTTCAAAGCATGGTAGGTAATAATTTCGTTCCTGCCAACTTCACGCCAGGCGTAAATATGCATAACCAGATGAGGGCAAGGGAAGCCTTAGGCGGGTTTCGTAAGTCAGTAGGGGATGCTTCTAAGGCCGACAGTCGAACCATATATGAGATGATTCGCGGCTCAGCTAGGATGACAGGCTCCGAGTTTGGGCCTAGACAACAAGAAGCTGCCAGAGCTTTTGCTTCATCGGCTAGTGGATTTTTACCTTTTATAGCCGCTACCAACCCAGACTTAGTGGACAGGCTCGGAGGATCTACAGGGTCTGCTACTGTCATGGCTCAGAACATGTACATGGGCGGCAGATACGCTACCGACCCTTTAACTGGTAGACGAGGTCTTACGCCAGAGTCAACCTCGGCCATAACAACAAGAGTATTTGAAAACTTGTACGGGCCTGGTAAAGATATTTCGCAAATGGGCGGATTAAGGGCCGGCGAGGCTGGGGCTCTGTACGACGATATGCAAAGACGCGGCTTAATGGGCGGAGCTAGACCTAGGTCAGAAGCAATACAAAAGATAGCGAAGGATATGAATATAACTGTGGCAGAGGCTACTGCCTTGCCAGAAGTGGATACAAAGATACGAGAAATAGACGCCGACAGAATATCTGGTCGACTTAAGGACATGTCCAAGGCAGTCTCTGCCATGAAAGAGATATTTGGAGAGATGGGCCAGCCAGACGCCCCAATACAGGAATTAGTGGGAGCTATAGAGTCTCTAACCCAGGCTAATATACCTTCTATGGAGCCCGCAAAACTAGAAAGGATGATACGTAATACCTCTAATACAGCTAAAGCTGTAGGCATAGACATGCCTACTACGTTTAAGTTGATGGGCGCAACTGCGGCTATGACCGATAGAGCCGGCGTAGATAGAATATTTGCCCCAGAAATTACCATGCAGGCAATGAGAGAAAACGAGGCATCTAAGCGCATGTTTGGAGGGGCTAGAGCTTTTGGCCTGGCCTCGCACGATAAGTTAATGAATATACAACAACAGCTTGGCGTGGATTCTGTAAAAGATTTTAGAACCCAGCAACTTGGGGCTATAGCCAGACTGGTTGATCAGTATAAGTTTCAGCCTAAGCAAGGGTCTGAGCTTTCCAAGGTATACGACGTTATAACTGGTAAAAAGCCGGCCACTGAAGCTGATACAAAAATGATAATGGGCATCCATATGAGACCAGGCGGAATGGCCGCGTTTCTAAAGGACCAGGGCGTATCAGGCGCCGTAATACAGGACTTGGCGGCTAATCAGTCAGCTAACGCTGAATTTATAAGTAAATACGATATAGGCAACAAAATAGGCAGAAACTTACAGGCTGAAAGGGCTGTGGTTGAAATGACTGGGTTTGGAAGAAACGTCGTAGGAAGATACGCCAAGGACGCCGGAGACGCGTCCGCTGGGTTGAAAAAAGAGATGGAAGAAAACTCTGGAAAGCTAAGCGAGATATCGGCCAGAGCCCTTATGAATGCAAGTAAGGAAGAGCTTAATAACCCTGAGGACGTTGTAAAGAAGTCTCTGGAAGCCCACTTCAAATCAAAAGGCCTTGTTCTTAGCGATAAGGATAAGCAGCTAGTTAATAGCATGTCGGCAGGCCTGGCAGACAACGCCAAGAGCTATGCTAACCGAGCCGGGTTCCAATACTTATCAAATATGCAAGCCACGCTAAGTCCTAGGATATTAAAAGAAGCCGCTGTAACCGGGGCACAAGTTGAGCAGGAAAGTCAATTCCAAGAAACTCTAAGAGGAGTAGCTAAGACAGATGTTACTCAAAGATTAGTAGATTTTATTAAGACAGCCGGGCCCAATACTGAATTCAAAGAAGGGGCTGCCGCCATACTTGGATTCCAAAATAAAGATGAAATGCTAGGGTTATTAGGGCCAGAGATAGAGGCTATGGGAGAGGCTTCTAGAATATTCTCATCATTTGATGCAAGAAAAGTAAAAGAAGCTTACATAAGAAACGCTGCCGTAGAAAACAAGTTGGATTCTGAGCAGCAGAATCTTACTGAAGACCAGAAGAAACAAAACCAGGAAAATAAGGAAAATATAAAAACTCAAATAGTTCAGGCTGGATTAGCAAAGGATATGGATGACGCTGAAAAGAGATTTTCAGAATTCGCCGACTACAGTAAGTACAAGGAAGAATACAAGGGCGTTGGAACCAAAGAAGAAGCCAGAACCAGATCAAAAGAAATATTGCAAGATTTTCAAAAGAGACACGGGGTTACTGCCAAGCAGGCCAGAGACCTTGATCTTAACGATTTAACTACAGCTGGAAGAGCTAATGCTTTAGACACTTTACGTAAAGCAGCGTCAAGTAGCGGGTTTGAGGTTCTTGATAAGTTTGGTAAAACTGCTCAAGGTGGGTCAAGATTTAAAGAGCTAAACGAGGCTTATAACCAGCTAACTTCGACTGAAAGCCAAGACACTCAGTATGGTATAGAGGCCCTTAGAAGATTTACAGATATCTACGGCTCGTCAAAACAAATGATAGAAACAGGCGGCGTAGAAGGCGCTCGCGCTATGAACCAGGCAAGGGGAATAACCGATGTGTTATACAACCTTGCGGGAGCTACGGGTTCAAGTATAACCGATTTAATGTCCGGGAAAACTCCTGAGACTATGGTAGGGGTAGATACTGAGTATCTAAAAGGCGTTAAAAAGGGCGACATAGGCCTTATAAACGATCTTTTAAATGAAAAAGATACTATAGACGTAGACGTACCAGACCCTAACGACCCCAAGAAAACTATAAGCGTAAAGAAGTCTAGGGCTCAGGTAGCCAGAGAAAACATAGAAAACGTATCTATAAAAAATTTAGAAGAAGAAATAAAAACTAAGCCAGCGTTAAAGGCAAGAAATGAGCAAAGGATATCGGAATTAAAATCAATATCCGGCATGTCAAAGGATCAGCTTAAGACAAAGAGAGAAGGCACAGAAAAAACTTTAAAAGAACTTGAAAGCGGAGTAATAGACTCGGCTGTTAAAGAATTTACTGATAGCCTGGATACCCAAAAGAAAGCTGATACTCAGTTAGACTCTTTGATTAAGAATATATCAAAGACTACTGGTATCACTGATATTGCCGGCAATATTAATATGTTCACCCAGGAGCATAAGCTAACTGCGGATGAAAGGGCTGAAACTAAGCGGTTACTTAAATCAGAAGAGTCCATAAAATCAAAAGCTGGGGCTGAATACGGTCAGCTCCAAGAGCTTAATAAATCATTTACTAAGCTATCAGAAGACGAGGCTAAAGAACTTAAGGGAATAAAAGGTGATCGTTCTAAGCAAGCTAGGGCCCAAGAACTTATTAGTAAGTCAGGTGCCAGCTCAGCCGAGGACTATGAGCTTAAGAGCAAACAGTTTGATGAAGGTATCAAGACAATAGTCGATAAGTCTAAGCAGTCAGAGGCTGACGTTAGAAAAACTTTTGAGCTTACAAAGAAAGCCGGGCAGACGTCACTGGATGCCGCTAATAGGCATGAAGACGCGGTATCGACACAAGAAAAAAGGATTGGTGCCGATAACGCTAAGAAGCTGATAGACGCCAAAAAAGAATCAGATAAAGCTGCTGTTAGAGTCTCGGGGTCAATTGCTGCATTAGATAAATACGACCCAACTAACCTTTTATCAAAAATGGGAGAAGGCGGGTTTAAACAACTAATTGAAGCAAGCAAGAAAAGCATGATTGACCTTACCGGCAAACTATCAGGCGCTCTTACCTCTCCTTCAGGCGCTAAGTTGAGTGATGAAGAAAAAGAAAAGTTATTTATTAGGAACAATACCGGCGGAATAGGTACGGCTTACTTAAGAAACATAGGCGTCGACCAGAGCAAATTTACCCAAGGTGACCAGCCGGCTTTAATGAAAGTGGCTAGCGATATCAATGCTGCCGCCAACCAAGCCGCTAAGTTAGGCAAGTTAGACGCTAAGGCTTCAGACGAAGATAAGCTTAAACAACTTAGAACTGTTCTAAGCAAAGAAGATAGCAAGCTAACGGCAGAAGAAAAGGCGTTTAAACAAGGTTTAGAGAAGGAAGGGATAACAGATAAGATATTTGCCGGAAGCGGTGGATTTAGCACTACAGGCCTTAAAAATCTAGTGTCTGAAGCACAGAAGGGAATGCCTAAGTCGGCGTCTTTGACAGGAAAGCCAGGTGATCCTTCGCAACCTGGACAGCCAAAAGAAATAGTCGCCGTGCTTCCTAAGAATACTAAATTTGAAATAACAGGAAAGCTGGCATTCTCAGGAAAAGTTGACGGGTCAATGACTACCGACGTTCCTAACAAGGCTACCACGTAGCCAAGAGAAACCATGAAACTACTAGAATCATCACAAGGAACAGTAAGTATTATAAATCCAGCTGGAAATGCTCCGGTTCCGTTTGCAATTAGCGTGGATAACGCAGCTTTAAATAATGAAACTATAAAAGGAATAGTTACTGGTGTGACATTTGGTCAAGAGACTAATGTTCAGTTTATGCATACCCTTAGGGACACTATCTACATAAATGTATTTGGTAACAGAATAGGGCAGATGACATTGTCTGGAATAATTTTTTTAGGCGACGTTTGTATTGCCGGCGGCGGAAAGCAGGATGGTGGTTTGGATAAATTTTATAACTACTTTACTCAGAAAAATGCAGTTGGTAATCCTAATCCAGTCGTTGTACAGATTGGAAAAAGCATAACACTTAAAACATTCATACTTGGATTTAACTTTGGTATAGCGGATGCTCAAACATCTCTTGGGCAGTTTACTATGACTTTGGCTGTTGTCCCTAAGACTACGGTGTAAAATGATAAATCACTACAGAACAGCCTTGTTAAACATAAGCGGATCTAACTGGCCTGGTCTTGAATTTCCAGGAGAAGAGCTAGTTGACCCGCTCTATGCGACTAGGACGCTGCCGTCCCACCTAAACACAGTAAGAAGACTTATTTTTGGCGAGCAGCCTGACAGAGCCTACATTAACTATAGACTGCGCCAGATTACAACTCTATGGCACGATAGCCTACTTAACGAGGTAGCAACCGATCAGGATACTAGATTAACCTATTGGCCTAACCAATATGCCGCTGATATGTCTAAGTTTGGCTCTCTTACAGTAGAAGCTCTAAACAATTCAGCTGTTCCAGACTACTCGTATTTAAAGACACCAGTAGCTGATGATTCACTCGGAAGGTCTCAGTTTATATATGAGTTGGCTGTTTCTAACGGAACCTGCACACTGGTTGACGAAGCTACAAAGAAATCAAAGATAATTAATATAAGCGGAAGCTACTACGACCTTGGAAACGATATAAGGCTAGTTATAGGAAATGGCAGCTGGAGGTTAGTTGCTTACGGAAGACCGCAAAAAGATCTTGGACAGATTGCTGTAGATTGCGACCTTATAAAAGACTCTGATGTTGAGCTGTTACTATTTGCGGATAACAAAGATTTAAGAGAGTTGTGGAGAACATCTGATTTTCTTCCCGAAAAGCTAGGGGCTATAAGCCTGGTGCTGGCAAAAGAGATTCTTAAAACGCCAGTTATAAGGAAGGTATCATAGTGCTTAGAGATCAATCGTTTTCTAAAAGGCTGGTTAAATGCTATGCCGTTATAGACGGCAGTAGCGACGTCCTTGACGTCGTTAATATTAATGCTGAGTTTACTCTTAATGGAATACCAGCGGCTACGGCTACGTTGGCTTTAGGCAGGGACGTAAACTCAAATAAAGCCGTGGCGGCCGCCATAAATGATAAATTTTTATTTAGAAAAGGTATAAAAATATATGCCGCTTACAAAGAGCAGAGCACTTCGGGCGTAACTAACCCAATACCTCAATTTGATAGCAAACTAATATTTGACGGGTATATAGCTGGGTTTGGTTTTCAAAGAACAGCAGGAGCGGCTGTTTTAACCATATCAATGGAGCACTGGCTTTCAGACTTATCGGCTTCCACGATGTTAAGCACTGGCACGCACTACGCTACTCCAGCTGATCTTCAAAGGGCCGCCCTTTTTAAAAATGGTCCTTCAGCAGAATTCACTCAAGGAGGTAAGCCTGCGTTTTTAGCGGCAAGCTGGATGATAAATGCTGCTGACGGTGTTGGAGGTTTGTGTGATGATTTTTGGGAAAGTGGTCTTAAAAAAATATTAAACACAGCAGCCACCACAGATAATCTGGCTGATCTAAATAGGCAAACTCTAGGGTCTTGTACCGAGGCCGATATACTTAACAAAGCGGCCAGCAGCGCTCTTAAAAAAATAACTAGTACGGGCGCCCCGCTTAAAATAACCTTACTAGATGCCCAGGCATCTGACGTTGGCAGATCAATAGTAAATGACATATCTAATGTTTACTTGGAAAATCTAGCAGGCCAGACATTGTGGGACTGTCTTATAGCCTGCAGCGGTAACTATATGTTTGCGGTCATACCGCACGTCGAATCGGCGGAGGTGGTGCCATTTTGCCCAGTTGCGGTCGGTAAAAACAAAAAACCATTTAAAACAATAACAGCTGACCAAGCTGACTCAATATCTGTGTCGGGAGATTGTCCCAGGACACTAAGAGGCGTAGCCATAGTATTCCCTCAGAATGTGCAGCCGTTTGCTGGTCCGCATGAGCAGCCCCTTCCTCCTGATCTTACTATGGGCGGCGTGTATATAAATCAGGCTCTAGGATGTAAAGGCACTATGTTGTTTAAGCACCCTCCTAGCTGGCTAAGTATCGACTACTCATACTTTGCTGGCAGCGCTGATAAAAACAGCTTGGGCGGGGCGCCTAATCCTCAAAAGTTACAGCCCCCATCAAAAAAATCAGTTGGGGAGATGATAAAAGAATACAAAGGAATTAGAGATGCTTATGCCAAATGCGTATATGGCCTGGAAGTCATAAAAGGAAGACAGGGCACCATATCCGGGCCTCTTAGGTTCGACATAGGGGTAGGCAGTCAAATAAAATTTGAAATACCAGAGGATTACCACCTGCCTGACGCGGGCGACAATAAGTATTTTTACGGAGTAGTTGTTAGAGTATCATATTCAATAGATGCTAACTCTTCGGTTGCAAGCACGGTATATAACGTGGCCCACATAAGAACGCACGCTGAGGAAGCTAATTCGTCATTTACATTAGCTGAGCATCCATTATATGACAATGTATGGATAGGGTCTGAACTAGATAAAAAGTAATGGTGATTTATGAGTAGTATGGGTAGGAAAAATTTTGGAGACGTCCCCACTATGTTTTCTTTGGGGCAAAAAAATCAGGCCAACAAGCCTAAATCGTTGTTGGACTCATCAGACGATAACAATAATTCTGTCCTAAGCGATACTGCTATTACAGGCACCTCTAGCGAGCCTGAAGCCCCTAAAAACACCGCCCCTATGTTCGGTCAGCCGCCGGCGCAGCCTCAACAGCCTCCATTGATGGCTCCAGCCCAACCTCAAGACGGTACAAGCAAGCCAGCTAGCCCGTATGGCTCAAAAGCAAATGAGCCATTTAATATGAAGCCATCATCCCAGCTCAAAATAGAGCCTGAATATGAGGAGTCTTTTAATAACTGGAAGAAGAATCAAACTCCAGAAAGCAACGATATGATGTTGCAAAAAATTCAGCCTATAATTGAAGCTGCTTTGAAAAGCTATGTCGGTCAAGATGTCCCACCAAGTGTAAGGTTGCATGCCAATAGGATGGCTTTAGAGGCTTTAAATACATACGATCCTGCTCAAGCTAAGCTAAAGACTCATCTTATGGCCCACCTTCAAGGCCTTAGGAGGGTTTACGCTAAATCTAACCAAATTTTAAACGTCCCAGAGAGAGTGCAGATAGACAGTTACCATTTAAACCAGGCCATGAATGAGCTCACGGATAAGCTTGGCAGAGAGCCTACAGACCAAGAGCTGTCCGACCACACTGGCATGTCTCTAAAAAGAATAGAAACCATAAGGTCATTTAAGCCAGGCATATCAGAAGGAGCCGCAACTGAGGCTATGTTTTCTGGTGATGACGAGTATGTTAATGACCCAGCTGTAAACATTCCTGGGACGTCTGACAGCGGAGACGCTTGGAGAAGGTTCGTATACGACGGGCTTGACCCAAGATCTCAAATGGTCATGGAGCATACGTTTGGTATGAACGGAAAAGAAGTACTAGACAACGAGGCTTTAGCTAGGAAGCTGGGCATATCCCCGGCTAGAGTAAGTCAAATAAGAGCGGAAATTCAAAAGAAACTTGATAGCAGAGAAAAGGTAGGGGTGCTATGAGCTCAATATATTACGGAAAGTCTGTAGTAAGCGGCCCTGACATAACTTTTGAAGACAACATAAAAAAGCTGTCAGAGCAGTCGGACTCTATGCACAAATATATGGTTCAGGGAGGAGAGTCTAGGGACTGGAATCAGGCGTTACTTTTTACAAACAAAAAGAATCCTTACAACACTGCTAATACTAAAGAAGAATTCTCAAGATTAAAAAAAATAGACAGGGACTACGGGCTAATATTTAACGTTGAGTCTCCAGGAACTGACGGAGACGTAAAAGCTCTTAAGCTTCAGGCCGCTTATTTACAGGCAATGGAAAGGGCGATGAATTTAAGATACACTGGACTGGCCAAAAGTGAAGCCCTGGCAGCAGGAAGAAGAAAAGGGCAAGGGGATGGAAAAGGACCTTTTATAGGTCCAAGCGGCGTATTAGGTTACGTCCAAAAAATAATTGAAAAGTCGCAAAGATAGTGAGGGCGAGTTATGGCATCTACCGCTAAAACTACTGACTATACAAATAGAAAGGTGGATGTTCTTGCCCTAGACGGAACGTTTTCGGACAAGCTATTTGAACTCGACCAGCACTTGTACGGCAAAAATAATACGTCAGGAAAAGTATGCTCAGGTGTACAGAAGCTAGTGCAAAGATGGCTTATTGAGTTTTTAACTCCAAAAGGATCGCTACTGTATCTTCCAGACAGGGGATCATCGTTTTTAAGCCTAGTTAGATCAGGAAGGGTAAGAACAGAGTTCGACGCCGCAATAATATTTAACTCAGCTAAAGCTGAAGTTGAATTTAACCTGCTGCAGGAGGATCTAAATACTACTTATCAAGACGATGAGAAGTATGGAAGCGTAGACCTTTTGGGAGTTCAAGTAGTAGCAGGATCAAAGTTAACTATATCTCTTCGTATTAATAGTCTGGCCGGAGCTTCAAGAGTATTTGTTGTACCGGTATCAGTAGTGCCCTCGAGGTAATAATTATGGCCATAAGTTTTCCGTCACTTACTAATCTCGACGTGGCAAGTGTAACTGCCGCTAGGGCTTTGCTTATTCAAAGGCTGCAGGAGAAAAGCCCGACGGCGGACTTCAGGCGAGGCGTTTTACATGACCTGCTTTTATACCTAGAGAGCGTAGTTCATGCGGCTCAGGAGACGTACGCAGACAAGTTTAGAAAAGCTGGGTCTATAAGCGCCATTGAAGCAGATCCAACTATTGCTGACGACGCTCTTGTCGACGCCGTATTGAGCAATTTTCTTATAACTAGAAAGGAAGGATCAAAATCAAACGGTGAAATAACCATAGTTGTTTCTGAGTTTAAAAGCGTATCGATAGCCGAAGGGGCTGTGTTTACGTCTTTTGGAAAGTCATATGCTTCTACGGCCACGTACTCGGCTAAATTGAGCTCACAATCCCTAGTAATACCTACCGATAGACTTATGTTTTCTTTGGGAGATGGGACTTACGGATTTAATATAAATGTTGAGGCAGTCAATACGGGCGAAGATACAGCCCTAAAACAGGGCGATAGACTTGAGATGAGTAATCCAATACCCGGATTCCTGTATGCATCTGTTAATGTAGATTTTGCGGAAGGCACTAGTCCTGAGACAAACTTGGAGCTTATAAACAGGCTCAAAGAAGGAATAGCCGGTAAAAACTTTTCTAATAAATACGCACTAGAATCTCTTATAAAGACATACTACTCCTCAGTTCATGACGTGTCGTGCATAGGCTACGGCGACCCAGAACAGGTCAGGTATCATGGGCTGTTTCCTGTAGCTCACGGTGGAAGAGTTGATGCCTACATTAGAAACACAGGGCTGCCGTCAAAAATAAATGCTGATGTTGTGGCTACACTTGTAGAGCAGGGCATAGCGGGCGGCACGTGGCAGGTGTCTCTTCCTAGAACCGTAGCACCTGGATTTTACGAGGCAACCAGGGTAGTTAGAGAGGCCGATAAAGACAATCTATCTATAGTAAACGGTTACGAGGTAACAAGTATTATCAGGGCTTACGATCTTACTGACAACGGTACCGGGTTTTCTCCAGAAATAGAGAAGGGCGTTGAAGCTGCTTTTTCACCTTATCAAACAGCCGTAGTCAAATTTTTAGATACAGACACTGATGCGGCTGTAGCGTTAGGCGCAAAGGCTAACTATAGACTTACGCTAAGGTATCAAAAGAATTTACCAGACCTTCAAATTTTTCTTGGTGGAAGGGGTGTTAGGCCGTCAGGCTCTGACATTCTTGTAAAGGCGGCCATACCATTTGACGTAGCCGTATCAATAACTATAGACAATAGAAATAAAGATTACACAGTGTTAACTGACACAATACGCGATAACATATATAATTATGTTAGCAACCTAGGATTTGGTGCTAGTCTTTATGAGTCTAATATCATAGCCGTAATTCAAAACACCCTAACTAATGATCAGTCAATTCACTCAATTGATCTGCGAGGAAGAATAATATATCCAAGTGGCCGTATAAGGTTTATTAATGGGAAGACGAGACTTGATATACCTGACGAGCCTGCAAGCATGGTTACCCCTAACACAGTCTGCTACTTTTTAGACAAGGCTGATATTGAAATAACCGTAAGAAGTGTATAAAAGATTACCTGGCAAAGTACTTACATAAGGAGAAATAAAATGAGTACAGCTAAGACTGAGTTGAGCCTGGAAAAGGTTCAAAAATCTATCGATCTTATTGTTAAGATCTCAGAATCTATGACTAAGGTTATTCCTGGCGATCTGGATGACAAGATCGTGGCAATTTTAAAACAGTTCGCAGAGCAGCCCTGGTTTGCTGAACTTGTTTTAACACTTATCGACGCCTTCTCTCCAGAAAAGCCGATCAGTAAAGATGACGCCATTAAGCTGGTGTCAGCAGCGTTGAATAAGTAACAGACACATAACCCGGAGGTATTGATAATGCTTATTAGAATTTTAGCTACTATTGCGGTCACGATTACAATCTGCGCAAACTCTTTGTTTGGAGCTGACTTTATCGTTCCGCAGCAAAAAATTGTAGGAGCAGAGACGCCAATACCTCTTGGTGAACTCGTAGATTTATCGGTTTCACCTATCAAAGACCCGCCAAAGCATTTTGTGTCTTATAGTCTAGCGTGGAAGGTCTTTGATGGTGATAAAGAAAAAAGGGTAAGAGAATATCAAGACGGCATATTCTTTGGAGCCGGCGTCGTTAATAAAAAGATGACCGCTCTTGTAGCTATTACCTACCTGTACGTAGTTAAAGAAGGCGACAAAATAAGCGAGGTAGGCACCAAGACAGTTCTTTTGTCGACTCCTGTTGTAATAGGAGCCGACACACCTGAGCCAGGGCCTGACCCAACACCTGTAGACCCTGAGCCTACTTTTCCTGAATCTAGGTACAATTTAAATTCAAAAGCCTATAAAGCCGCTATGTCAAAAGTAACTAGCCAGGCTAGAAAATCTGGGGCTAAAAATATAGCCAAGTCATTTGAGTCTATAGCTTCAGCCGTTTCGGCCGGGGCGCTTAATCAAGTAGACGATATTCTTAAGAAGACGACTGAGGCTAATAGAGCAGCTGTCGGTAACTACAGGGCTGATTGGGAGCCTTTTTTTAAGTATATGCAGGACGTGCTGTATACCCTTTACGAAGAAAAACAAATGGTAAACGCTAACGATTTTGCCGAGGCTTGGAGAGAAGTGGCAACAGGTCTTAAGTCAGTAAAATAGGAGATGACATGAGCGAAATAGCAAAAGCTTACCAAGACAAAAATATTAATGGCTGGCTCGGTACAAACAACCCGGAGCTGGTAGAAGAGCAGTTTAACCTTATCAAGGGTTCGTTTCTTGACTTTTCTATTAGGAGCAAGACCAGGGATTCTAAAGGTAAAAAAATGATGCTTTACGATGTTACTCGTAAAGTTCTAGGCAAGGACACAGATAATTATCCTCAAGAAATTGGCGACTGCGTTAGCTTTGGAGCGAAGAATGCCGTCGAGTACCTTATGGCGGCAGAAAGAGTTATGAAAGGCGACAGAGAAAAGTGGGCGCCAGTATTCCCTCCTTACTTATACGGAACCGGTAGAGTACTAATTGGCCGAGGCCAGTTCGATGGCGACGACGGCTCGCTTGGAAGTTGGATGGCAGACGCGGTCATTAAATACGGCGTCCTTAGGGCCGACTTTGACGGCGTTCCTAAATATTCAGGTAGAGTGGCAAAAAAATGGGGGGACACTCCAGGCCCTGAAAAGAAGTTTGTAGACGAGGGTAAAACCCATCCAGTAAAATCAGCGGCCCTTATTAAGAGCTGGGACGACTTAGTTGATGCCGTAGTAAATGGCTATCCATGTACAACAGCCAGTGACATAGGTTATAATATGGAACCCAGCAGCGATGGTTTCCACAGGCAGACAACTAGCTGGGGGCATCAAATGTGTGTTATCGGCGTAGATGACGGCTACAAAAACGGCAGCGATCCATACGCCATAATTCTAAATAGCTGGGGAGATTCGCACGGCCACCTTAAGGACTTTGATACCAACGACGATTTGCCTGTTGGCGTTCTTAGAGTTCGAAGAAAAGATATGGAGAAGCACATCAGACAACAAGAAACATTCGCTTACTCTAACTTTGATGGATTCCCTGAGCAGCTTATAGATAAGGCCCTATTTATGTTGGTGTAAAATGCTATCTTTAATTTTGTATATCTGTATGCCCTGTCAGGACGTAAAGCTTGACAGGGCTTCGTTTTACCTTATAAGCTCTTCGCCACAGATGATAATAAGCTCATCTAAGCCAGCAGAGGTAAGAGAACAAACCTCTGAGGGAGCCAGGCCGACAAGAGCAAGGTATTCTATAAGATCCAGTAATTGCTGAAGATAATAACATGTCGGCGGTCGCCGACGAGGTTAAAACGGTGAAAAAAATGATTTACGAGCTAGGCACCTGCGCCATATGCATGATTATGGGATTTGTAATGGGCGTAGGATATTTTATGGGGCGCATAGATAAGTGCGTAGATAGGAGTTGCGGAACTGACCCATTCGATGTAAGTTGCTGTGGCAAGTGCAGTTGTGATAAGTGTAAATGCAGCCACTGCAAATTTAAACAAAGTGGAGACGCCTCCAATGACTGATATTGAAAAAATAGCTCAAAAGATAGCCCCAAAACTTCAAGAAGACCTTAACGGCAAAGGCTTTATAGTGCCTACTATAGTAGTCATATCGGCCTTGGTATCCATAATAGTTAATCTAGTAAAGCTTTCAAAAATGTGTAAGTATGACTCTGAACAGGCTTTGGAGCACATTAAGTCTCCAAATGTTCTTGATAAGATAAAAATTAGAAAGGCTATAAGGGCGAGTCTAAAGGAAAATAAAATAACACTTCCCAGGACAAAGGCAGCCGACGAAGGTCTTGTGCTTATAGAGAAAGCTATTAGCTCAGCCGCATCAAAGTTATCAAAGAAAGACGTAAACTTAATTATAGATGGAGTGGAAGAGTAACATGGCATCTAAGAATACAAAAACTTTTAAAGTTACCGCTATAGGTTTTCCTACGGCATCAGCCACATTATTAATAGGCATGATTAGGGGCAAAATTCCATTTGATAAGTGGAAAGCGGCTCATGCTGCCTTGGAGCTGATAACATACATGATGAGCTATGCTGCTGACAGCTATAGTCTTAAAGCGGTAAGAGCTCCTAAAGCCTCAAAAAAACTTGTAGCAGATACTCTTGAGAGCGTAATAAATCAAAACAGTAGCGGAATTAAAGCGTCAAGTTTTACAATTCCTGTATGGCTGCTGCCCATCCTTATAAAATTACTTTTAAAGTGGATTGAAAATAACTATCCTGCCGAGGGAAATAAAGATGAAAAGAAAGGATAAGCTTCCCTATAAACTGCCTCCTTTTAATGTTGAAAGCCTAAGCGTAGCCTGTTCAGAAACAATAGACTGGGGACTTACTGCGTTTAACATACCTGAGGCCTGGAGGACGACCTCTGGAAAAAACATAAAAGTTGCGGTATTAGACACAGGGGCTTCCCTTAATCATCCAGACCTTATTGGGCAGATATTTACAGCTAAAGATTTTACAGGCTCTTCCTCTGGTCCGCATGACAATAACGGGCACGGTACACACTGCGCCGGTATTGTTTCTGGCAATAAAAACGACAGTGGCATAATAGGGGTGGCCCCTGAGTGTAAGTTGTTGGTAGGTAAAGTTTTAAACGACGAAGGTGCCGGAAGTGCGTCATGGATATCAGAAGGAATTAAATGGGCCGCTAACAGCGGCGCTGACATTATATCTATGAGCTTTGGCTCTAGCTCCGCAGACAAAGCAATAATGGCGGCGATAAAATACGCTTACTCAAAAGGTTGTTATTTAGTAGCGGCCGCCGGTAATGAAGGACCTGGAGAAAACACAACTGACTATCCTGCTAATATGAAGGAGTGCATTTCAGTTGCAGCCGTAGATAGGTCTAACTTAGCGGCTAAGTTTTCTAGTAGAGGAAAAGTTAATATAGCGGCCCCAGGAGTTGACGTTACTTCTTGCTGGCCCCCCAAAGGATATGCCAAACTGTCAGGAACCTCCATGGCGACGCCATTTGTAGCAGGGGTTCTAGCCCTTGTTTTGTCAGCTTTAAAGGCAGAAAACATAAAGTACAAGGCGCTTGTTGGCAAGATTACTGATACTTTTTATAAAACAGCAGTAGATGCCGGAAAATCTGGAATAGACACGACTTATGGCTGGGGTTTAATAGAACCCAACAGCGCGCTAAGGGAAGCAAAGAAGCTATTAAATAAGACCAGTTCTAAATCAAAATTCGGCCCCGGCTCAAGTATCACTCTAAGCCCGGCTGACTTTACCAAGAACGGCCTTGAGAAGCTCATTTCTTTTGTTAAAAAATTATGCGATAATCAAAATCCCTAAGGAGAGGGAGTCGCATGTTTAAGTTTCCAAAAGATGATCTAGATGTTCCATCGAAAACTACTTCGTTGGTTGGTGGCTATTGGAACGAAGTTTACGAGGGAAAAGACCAAGTTTCAGACCTAGTATCGGCCAGGAATACTTTATGGCAGCAGATAAGAGATTACTGGGAAGAGATCTATAGAACTAAAAGCAGGCAGCTAATAAACCCGCTTAGCACTAAAAGCTGGTTGTATTTCCCTATACTAAAATCAAACGGAACGTCGACAAAAGATAATTATGGCGGTTACAGGCACTACGGCGATTCCGCTTTCTTATATGGTAAATCTGTAGGATACGCCTGGGATTTACCATCAGGGGTAGCCTCCGTAAGTCAAATATATAATAGGGTTGCCGATCCTTCGTTATCCCTAATAGAAGGAATAGATTTTGTAATAGACAGTAAGCTAAATAAAATAGTGTTTAATTCAGATCCATTCTTAAACGAATCTCTGGCTAAGACGAACGTAAATAATAAAGACGGAACAAGCGACTTTCAGCTATCCATGTGGATGTTCAGGCCTAAAATAGATAAAAGGTCAATTCAAGACATATATGGCATACCGGTTGGCGTAGACGGCGATTCTAACGACTCATACAAAGCGTTTATAAACAACGTCTACGATTCAATAATGATAGGAATGTCGTCTGGTAGGCTAGGGCACATACTTGGAACCTCTCTTGGATTACCTGTGGCTGCCGGCACAGAAACGGTGGAGAGAGTTCACGGCTCGATAAGAAAAGTAATAGTAACCAATAAAAATGTGTATTTTGTGCCGCCTACAGCGACAGCTGCTGTAACTACAGACGAGGTCGTTATAGAAGGGCAGTCGCTAACTGATGCTCTTGTTTTAAAAGAACTTAAAAGAAACAGCGACATATCCAGCATAAATGCCATAAACCTGACTAAAGGGTTTATAAGCAATGATTTTATGTACGATCTAGGCTTTGTTAATAAAAGCGTAGATCTACAAGTAAAAGAAACAGAGGGGCAAAAGACGGAGGCTAAGTTTTACGTTGGAGGCCACCCTCTTGATGTTGATATGTTCTGGGAACTTATAAACAATAACAGTGAATCATACGGCAAAACTTTAGCAGAAGGGCTTGATAAAAGAGTAGAAAAGATTGGGCAGCCTTCTAAGGTTGATCTGCCTTATCAGATAAATCCATTAAGATTTCTTGTAGATGAAATGATACCTGGTGGCTTTACCCTAGTAACAATAAAAGTTTCTGCAATTACCACAACCCTGCCAAGAATAAGCCTTATTCCAGACTTAGTTGCGCTCGGGGACGGAGTGTTCTTCATTTTTGAAGCTCCACTCGCAATTGACAGCGCATTTAATGTACAATCATCTAGCGAAGACCAATATACTGCCGCTGAAACCTTTGAAGGTTTTGACGCCATTTATTTTTTAAATTCGGCTATAAGTGTAAAGTCCATAAGCAGCTCATGTGCGTGAGGTAACAATGATCACAGGCTTTAATGGAAATGTAGAGGGGTTTATAAAAACCTACGAGGTGTCAGAGAGCGGGCTATGGACGCCTAAGTGCTCTTTCCACAATCAAATTCAATGGGGATGGGGGGAAATAGCATGTAAGCTATTTGGAGAGGGGCTGACTGAGTACAAGGTGTCGGGAATGTACATAGAGTTTGAAAACCTAGCCTCCTCAGGAGACACAGTTACTCCGCCGTCTTTTGATAGGTCAGAGGGTATTGAGTACTACTCGGGTTTGTCAGCTAGCGCTAGCAGGGATTTTTTGAGAGTACAGCTTATATCATCTCCGAAAGCTTCGCTTATAAGCGGTTACGAGGGGTCGTCAACGCTAACAAACCAGCTTACTTTTTTTGCACAAACCAGCGGCAGCATAGGAGTGCATGGCAAGACGTTTTCTGTAGCCGCCAACAGTAAAGTATTTGGGCTGGCTTTAGTGGCTATGCCTAAGTGGGAAGACAGGACAAAAGATCTTATATTCGCCAGAGAATATTACCCGACAGCGAACCAGGTCTTAAAGCAGGCTTCTAGCCAGATTGGAGTAAGCTGGACAGAGCAGTTTAAATAATACTGAGGTGAATAGTAATGGCATCATCTTGGACAAATAAGGTCGAGCACGTTAAGGACGGAGAAGCAGTAGAATCAAAAGTAGACAGCCGTCCTACTAGGGCTCTGGAAAACCAGTCCCGTTATCTTAAAGATAGAATAGACGGAATAGAAAGCAAGGAAGCCCTTGTACAATTTGAAGCTCCAATCGAATCAGAAGCAACCATAGGAATGGCCGTTTACTGGAACTCTGCCGCCTCAAGGTTTGAGAGGGCTCTAGCGGAATTTAAATTTAATAGAGAAAATGGGGCTTTGGAGACGTCTCCACTTTCTGATGTCGTAGGTATAGTTAGTTATAAGCATACAGCCACTATAGCCGACGTAGTGTTATTTGGCAGATACGCTGTCGACATAGCATCTGTAATAGATGATTCTCTACCTCTAACGGCAGGCAGATATTTTCTTTCTGGAAAAGTTAAAGGCAAGTTATCAAGAAAGCCGGCTATAGCCGACGTGGCTGTCCTTCACGCTGACGAAAGCGGTAACGTATATGTCCAGCCCCAACTTAGAGACGGGCCGTTCAATCATGTACACTATGAGTTTGAATTAGATCTAGACCCTGCTGGAGAATCTCCTAGCCCTGGGCCTGGCGGTACACATTCAGTAATCAACGCAGACGATAATTTAAGGGGATGGCTGCCTGCCAGTCATTCTACCTTTAATGGATTAGCGCCTACAGGGGCCGTATTTGGGTATAACATAAAAGAGCATCTAGCTCTTTATAATGTATTCCCGCCTATGCCGACAGAGTCAGCCAGCCTTACTCTATTTAAAAGCGAGTCAGACGGTAACGGAGTCGAGCTTCCATTAGGTAAAACTGGCCTGGTTGTGGTTGATGTCAACGGCATATGGTGGATGTCAGACTGCTATGAGGATGTGCCGTGGGCTAATTATCTGGGATCATCGTCGATGTCCCAAAGCGCGACACCAGAATGCCCCAGGAGTATTACAAGAAAACTAATTCTGAGATTTGCTAAAGCCTCTTACGGCCTTGAAAAAACAGTTGTCACCAGTCTAGATCCTATTGAAGGATCTGGCTTAACTGTGGTTGGGTGCTATGACAATAAGCCAGCCAATACTGGACCTCTTAAGATAGGCCTAGATCTTGGACTAGCCATAGACAACGATACAACTTTGGGGTCTCTTGTTTTTAAAGAAGTTGAAACAAGCAAATTTAAAAGAGGCCGTGTTCTTGAAGGGCTGGTGGCGGCCGACAACAGCGTCACTATGACGGCTACTCACACTCGTCTTTTAGACCCGTCCGATGTTAATTCGGATACTGTCTACCAAGGCATAGTTACAATATCTGCCGGGTCAGAGACATCCCAAAGACTTCTTCAACCTCAAGTTGTAAGACTAAGCGACGCCAAAGAAAGATATTATCAAGATGTTATGTACCTGGCCCTTCCACCGTCCCAAGCAAGCTCGCTAAGACTTAAAGTACTTGTACCGCACGCTGATACTTTGTCGGCTACGCCTACACTTAAGTTAAGACTTAGAGTGCTGGGAAGGACGTCTGGTACTTTGCCGTCCCTTACTCTTTCGTATAGAGTTGTACCAAAGCCTAACGGAAATACAGCCGAATCATTACCTACAACAGATTCTAGTCTAAGTATAACGACTGCTTACTCGATAAGCGCCGACGAGTATATTAGCAGAGACAGCGGACCTGTCTCTGTTGACGGAGAGGATATAGTATTTTTTACGATATCAAGGGCCAGCGGAGACGGTTATGCCGGAGAAGTTGGACTTTTGGAAATCGTAGGCGTATTAACATAAACGACATGGAGGTCGTTCTGAATGCCACTAGGTATTTGGAATCTTGAGTGGTTAAACGCTAACAGCCAAAGAAGCTACCCTTTGGCTGAGTTTTCCACCAAGGTTGACACTACTGGAACGTTTACAATTCCTGACAGCCTTATATTAGGCCTGTATCTTCCTATACATTCAGGAATAGTAGCTTATCCAGAAAACTTTTACGTTAAATCTATATCGGTATTTGCCACCGGTCTTAATGTGGAAATAGGATATTGGGACGGGGCTACTGGTATAACGGTGGCGTCGTCGACAATAGCTTTCTCAGCGCATTCGGAATACAAAACTTACTCGCTGGCAGGCGAAGGCACCTTCATAGATTGTTTTGGTAAAATAGTTTTTGGTAAGCTTGATGAACTAAACTCAATACCGGCCGGGTCCTACAACTTTTCATTTTCAGCCGGGCAGCTTGATACAGACGCCATAAGGCCAATGATTAGAGGGGTTAGCAGTGTTACGTTAGTTAATGGCGCTGCAACTTCAAAAAGACTGCAAGGTGATATAAGTTTTGTGGCCGGGGCCAATATGTCTATCACCGCCGCAGGCTCAGCCGGAAACTACAGCATAACGTTTAACGCTATAAGTGGAGCTGGACTTACGGTTGACTGCAACTGTATAGACGACGATGACTTAGCTGCCTGCATAAGGACTATAAACGGTATAAAACCTGACGGTAGCGGAAACTTTACACTTGTTGGCGACGACTGCATAACATTAGATAATATTGACAGTGGGTTAAAACTAAACGACGTATGCTCTAAGCCGTGCTGTGGGTGTAGTGAGTTGCAGGCCGTTACTAGCGATCTTGCCAGATTTGGGGATGCCGCAACCAGCCTTACAAACTTTTTAAACAGGCTTGAAGGCTCAGTAAACCGAATGAACCTTACTGTACTAGGAAGCAGGCTGGGTGACAGCCCACAATCATGCTCAGGCTAATAATTTTAAACTGGTGTCTAAATGGCTGTATCAGCAAACTACGGATCGGGAGTATTTCCAAATGGATCTGATTTTCCATTCGCATCTCCGTCTTCCGACGTAAAAGGATTGTTTGAAGACTTATTTTTCTCGTTTGATGACAGAGAAACATATACTTATCCATTAAAAATAAGCGCAGTAACCGGCTTTCAGTATGCGTCTTACGCTACAGGCGACATAGTAATCTCTGACAGCGATAATAATGTTGTATTTGATTCCTCTACGGCTACATCTACCGACCAAAGATCGTGGGGGGCTGATAGAGTTATCTATGTATGGGAAAAAGACGAAAAGTACCTTACAGCTGTAAAGTATTATGGCGGCGGTAGCTCCTACGACAAAAGCCCGTCATTTTCACCGGTTAATGGGTATCTTGACGCCAGGGCTTATCAAAAAGAAACCTACAAGGTTAATAGTTTTAAACTAGGAGCAACAAAGTACCAAGGCAATATATCACTTGTTTCTGGATATAACATGGTCTTGTCAGTGTTACCTACTGAGGACGTTGAAGGTACTAGAAAAACAAATAGAGTTCAGATAAGCGTCGTGCCCGGAGCCGGGCAAGGAGTGTACCCAGAGTGCCCGGTAGACTGCATATCAGACGCCATTCTATCTATAAACGCGGTAAAGCCTGCTTACAACGGCGATTTCTTATTAGCGGCTACAGATTGTTACTGGTTTGGAATTGACGGCGAAAGCGACTCGACGAGATACGAGCCGTTTCAGGACAGTACTCTTTATTTAAAAAATAACTGCCTCCCATGCTGCGAGTGTGATGATTACGTCTACACCTATAGGGCTATTCAGAACCTATACACTAGCTTTAAAGATCTAGGCGATAGGGCTATGAAAGTAAGGACTCAGCACTACGCCAATACTCAAAGATGGCTAGACGGAAAAACTTGCAGACAAAATGCTGCTGTAAGGATATTCGCCCTTCCAGCAAGCGCAGGAACAGCATCTGCCTTAGTTACGTTTTGTAACGTTTCAAATTCAAGCATAGGACCTGTGAGGATAGACGTTAGTTTAAGCGCCGGTGCAAAGACCGGCGTTCTATTAGATAACTCAACTATCTGGTATCCATCAAACGGAGCAAGCCCTTTGTCTATAGAGGCTGAAGGCTCCTGGCCTAACTATGTATTTAAATGGGACAATATAAATCCAGGCAGGTCTGCGAAAGTTAAGTTCTTTGTAAGTATTGACGGCGGAGATAGTTCAGACTATTTAGCGATATCCGCAAGCGCTTCAATCGATATATCTGGAGGAGACTTGCTAGGAACGGCCGACCCGTACTCGATAGGGCTTAGAGACTAATGGCAATTATCAATAATAACTGGTTTAATCTAAACTCGACCAGACGCTACCCTGTTGATGATTTTGCCACTGGGGAGTCTGACGAAGGGTTTGATCTTCCTAATGACATTATCACAGATATAAGACTTAGATTTCCAAGATCTTTGGGAAGCTTCGCATCAATTAGCAGCATAAATTGCACAGACAAAATAGTAACGGTTACAATCGTAGGACACGACAATCACCCAAGTGTAAGTAATGTGTCCGGCTCCATGGAAAACTTCCAACCCTTAGCCGTCATATCAGCCGCTAAGCCGCTGACAGCTAATACTCCTTATAAGTTAAAGGCATTATCCAGCGGAGTATTTGGGTGGATAGTTTTTGGAGAAGGGGTAGAAAAAAGATTCTCAGGCAGGTTCAGCAACTCTGATCAGGCTCTTATCTCTCCAAGGCTAGCGTATTCGTACGGGTCTTATCCTGTTACTTCACTGTCTACTATTGATAACAGCATAAAACTTATAGGTGACGTATCATTAAGAGGTATAGGAGACCTTAGGGTAGCAGTCGAGCAGAGAAGCATAAGAGGATTAGGAACAGTTAATGCTCTGGTTTTCCAGCTATTTAGCCCGTCTGACGACGCTAACCTTTATAAAAAGTACCTAGGCAAGTGCCAAGGCAGGCCAGAAAGCGACTCGTGTAAAAAGATAAGCGTAGAGTACATAAACAACATTCAGCCAGATTGTTATGGAAACATAGACATAAACTTTACTCAAAATGGAATTAAGCAAAAAGAACTAGTTTACACCTCAATGACAGGCATAGCTCTGGAAATGCCACTAGGACTGGCAGAGGCCTGTACAAGGGACGATTATCTTCCAGACCAATATGGAAATCTGCCTAATCAATATGCCGATGTCTGTGCTGACGTAGCTGCAGCTGAAGGAGATCCTGACGCAATAGCCGGTACCAATAATGATGTATACGCGGACCAAGGCATATCAAGCGAGATAGCGACCACGTCAGCTCTTCCTTATTTAGATACACTAGCCTATGCGCCGGCCTCTCCGCCTCCGTTTAGTTTTCAATTCTTAAAAGGTTCTTACGTTTACGAAAACAGCAACTACAGCAGGCAGTTTCCATCAGGTTTTTCATCTAACGCCTTATTGGTTAAAAATCCTGGATCAAGGTTTTTGGCAATATGGAATGACTACGCAAACTATGACCACTCCTACCCTAAAGACAATGATCAAGTTTCAATAGGAGTAAGAGTATCAGCTACTATAGCTTTTAAACCACTATCTACACAGGGAGCAGCTGGAGTTGTTATAGACTTCACTACAGCCTACGTTGCCAGCTGCGATAAGTACGTTAACACTTATATGATGGGTACTATAGACTTTGCCTCAAAGCGTTTAAAGATATTATACTGGGATGGCTTTAAGTTTTTAACCATAGCAACAAGCGGCGTTATAAGCGGCATAGGACCTGGAGACTGGTTGTCTTTAGACTTTCAAAAAGATACGTTGGATGTGTCCGGC